AAGCCACGTTGAAGTGGATAGCGGCCGGCGCGTGGGAAAACCTTGCTGACGGCGCTGGAATTGATTGCGGGCGCATTCAAGACGCAGCTTCGATGATTGACGATTGGGGCACGCTAACGGACGGCACGCCGGTTGCGGTTATCGACCTCGGCGGCCTAGACGATCCGAACGGCCTAGTGGCGTGCGTGCGACCGAGCGCTGAACTCGCCAACGGCGCGTCGCTGGATTGCGGTATGATTTCAGAGAAAGTCACCGCTTGGGACGATTGGGGCGCGATCAAGCTCTATGAGCCGATGACGTTTGCCGATCTTGGGAATTTCGGGGTTTCGACCACCCCGTTTACCGCTCTCTCTGGCGCGGGTGTGTTCATGCGCGGCAGGCTTGGCGGCTTGATTATGTCGAACGATCCGACGACGCCGAGTACGGTTATCGATATAGCGGCGGGCTGCTCATGCGACGACCAACAAACCTTCCTCATGGCATCGTCGGCTTTTACCAAGACGACAGGTCTTTGGGCGTCAGGTAGCGGCCACGGCGGGTTGGACGTTGGCACCGTTGCTTCGAACCTTTGGTATCACGTTTTCCAGATCATTCGACCCGACACGCTACAAGTCGATTTCCTTCTTTCGCTCTCTTGCGACCTCGTTATGCCCGGAGTTACTGGTCTGGGTTTGCCGTGCGTGTTCACTACGCCGACTGTTCATGGGTTGCAGGCCGGTCAGAAGGTTGTTTTGTCGAACCTCGGTCTTTCCGCGAACGGCACTGGCGTATCGGTAGCAACCACCTATTACGTTTCGGCCCTCGGGCTGACCACTTTCGAGCTTTCGCTTACGCAAGGTGGAGCGGCGATCAATCTGTCTGTCGGTAGCCTGACCTGCACGATCACCAGTTCGCCAAATCTGCCCGCCAACTATACGAATTATCGTCGCATAGGCTCGTTTAGGACCGATGGAAGCCTGAACATTTTGGCTTTCACGCAATGGTATGACGAATTCATCTTTGCCGTGCCAATCCTCGATTTGAACACGGCGGTCTTGGGCACTACCGCTGTTTTGACACAAGTTAGCGTGCCGCGTGGGGTGGTGGTCAAGGCACACATGCGAGGATTTGCTTCCAACTCTACGGTGGGAGCTAACGTAACGTTTTCGTCGCCGGCCGAGACTTCGGCGGCTGGTAGCACTGACAGCACTTTCAAGGTGCAAGTCTCCGCTCAGGCCGTGATTGGTCATGTAGACGTTCAGACTGATATAGCTGGTGAGGTCAGAACTATTGCCACCTTAGCCAGCACTACGGTTATGATTTACACGTACGGTTGGACCGACCCGCGAGGGCAGTAAGAGATTGGCATAAGCCAAGGTCCGTGCTAGAGAATAATTCAGAGGATTGAACCAATGTCCGTTCAAATCAAACACCGCCGCGATACCGCCGCGAACAATGCCACCTTCACGGGTGCCCTTGGCGAGATCGTCATGGATACCACGAACAATATCGCGCGCCTGCACGACGGGACCACTCAGAACGGTTGGCCCCTGTCTATATCGACGCGTACGGCGGTTGCCGACGCGGCCTATTCGGCCTTGGTCACCGATCGCATCATCGCCTACACGTCGATCACCGTATCTCGCGCCGTGGCGTTGCCCGCTGCATCGCTCTATCCGGCCGGCGCAGAAATTACGGTTGTGGACGAAAGCGGCTCGGTCACGTCCGCCATTACGATCACGATCAACCGCGCCGGGTCCGACACGATCAGCGGCTTGACCTCGCTGGTCCTCAATACGCCGTATGGAGCCGTCACGCTGGAAAGCGACGGCGTGAGCAAGTGGACGGTCGTGAGCGTGCAGCAACCGAAGCTGGTAGCCGGCTACGCTGGCGGCCTCACGGCGGTTACGGCCATCGCTGCCACCACCACCCCGACCACGGGCGGCGTGACCCTCTTAAATCAAATCCTAGCCGCTGGCGGCGTATGGAGAGTCCGCGCGCACGGCTCGTTTAACCCGGCTTCGTCCGCGACGGCGCGCACCTTCGTTCTTGCTTGCTATTGGGGCGGCACCCTCTTGGTCGCCATCACTACGGCCGTAGTTTTGGTTTCGAGCGCTCAGGTGACGAATTGGGAGTGCGAGTTCGAGATAAACGCGTCGAGCGCGTCGGCCGCGTGGATCGTCGGCATTCTGTTTCATCACGTCGTTACGGCCGTGGCGTCCGCAGAACCTACCAGCCCGCAAATCGCGACTGCGGCCAGCGTCACCGGCCTACCTACCGGCGCGCAGACCTTGGACTTCCGCTTGAACAATGGCACGTCCGCCGTGGACGCCATCAATGTTCACAAAGTCACGATGGAACGCTTACAGTGAGGGGTCGAGCCATGACGCACTACACACGCATTATAAAGCGAGACTTCAGCGGCAAGCAGCGCGCCAAGCTCGCGGACAGTGGCGCGGCTATGCCGGGCGGGCGCTTTCCTATCGAGAACGCGGGCGACTTGAAAAATGCCATCAGTTTATCAGGAATGGCAGATGACAAAGACGCCGTAAAGGCGCATATCAAGGCCCGTGCAAAGGCGATCGGGGCTGAAGGCAGCCTGCCCGCCGATTGGAAATAAGGAGTCCGCTCAATGGATATGGTCACACTCGCTATCGGCGCTGCCGGTGGCTTCGTTGGAGGCGTCATTGCCTCTTCGGTCTTCGGCTTCACTTGGTCGAAGATGCTCGGGATTTTCGCGAAGAAAGTTCCCGCCTCTGCGCCCGCTATTGCGGTCGTGGAAAAGGTTGTTGCCGCTCCCGCGCCGGCTCCCAAGGTCTGAGAAAGGGACGGTCATGTGGGTTCTCTTCGTCTTCACGTTGGGCGCTTGCGTGGCCGTTACTCTTGTCTGCAAAGCCTACAATATGGGCTGGTTGGACTCAGACTTTGCTCATTGGGAAAAGTGGCTTTTGCAGATGAAGATTGCCGACCTCGAAGCTCGCCTTGCTGTCTATGAAGGCCCGGCTCAGCGGCACATGTCTCAGTAAAATTTGCAACTAGTTGCACAGAATTCCTTAACCATCGCAGCGATTGCCCCTTGCAAGAGAAAAGCAAGGTGCTATGTTGAAAGTATGGAAACGGCCTTTCCTGTTTCCCCTTCCGGAGCGAGGCCCGCCCGGTGGCCTTCGGGCCAGCAAGCAAGTTGGAAAGATATACTACAGCCTGCCGCTCGGCTCTCGAATAGACCGGCACCAATTTTCTACTAGACGACGCTTCCTTGGACCGTAGCTCAAATCGGGAGCCCGGCAAACCTCTGGAACCCCCGCGATTGCAAGCGCGACGTTTTGGAGCGGAGATCGAGGATGACGAACCGCCCTCGCGGTCCAAGCAAGCGCCGTCACGAGCTACCCTAGTAGCAAAGCACGACAAGCGTGTTAGGAGCCACCTCATGAACGGCCCCGTTGCGAACCGGAACAACCCCCGTCAAGTCGCCCATACGAAGGCGGCCTCTGGCGGGGAATTTGTAATGACCAGCAAGCGCCGCAGAAACAGGAGGTTTCGTTGTCGGACGGTTTCTGCTCTCAATCCGATCAGGACGCCATCAAGCGCGTGACTGACAAGATGTACGTCGCGGCACTTGCGCGCTCTGCGCGCCGTTCCGGAAGCTACCCGTACATGAACATAGCGGAAGACTATAAGCTGCCCTATTGGGCGGTTTTGTCATACGCCGACTTGACCAAGAGGGCGCTCATGATACGTTGGTCTGGCATTAACAAAGCGAAATTCGATGCCCCGACCGTGACTGAACTTGCGGCCGAGCGTATGGTACGCGAGTACCTTCCTGACTCGGAAGAGTTCTTGCGCTTCGCACATAGGGTCTGCAACACGATGCGCGATTTTCTCACGCTTAGGGGTGACATATGAGCTTGAACGATTGGGAGCCCGAGCTTGACAAGAAGCCCGGATGCGCTGAGATTTTGATCCTCGGAACAGTCGCGATCTTGCTGGTCATATGGCTGGCGTTTCTTATGGTCGGGGCCGGGCGCGACGTGTACGGTGCATTCCTGCACATGATCCAATAGCGGTTTCCACTATTGGATCGAAAATTCCTCTCGACAGTGGAAAACCAAGGGGTTTCAAATGGGTAAGGTAAGAGCACACATTCTCAGCGACGCCGAAGGGCTCGCCCAATGGATGGGACGCAAGCTGAACAATCACGATCCTATGAGCGTCCGCGACCATGAGGCGGGATCGAAGGAAGCGAAGATTGTCGCCGGCCAGCGTAGCTCACGCTCGCCAGTCACCATGCGAGTTGGCATTGTCGCGGATGACAAATGCGAGGTCGTCTATCAGCTTCGCAACGGCAAGCGCTTCGTGTTCCGGGTCGAAGAGATCGAGGAAGACGTTGAAGTGCCGGCCTTGGTGGCGTGCGGTGGCTAGGCCAAAACACCCGTCCGCTGATTTGCTTCAACGCGAGCGCGTCAAGTCCTTGATGGATGATGGCAGCGCGTGGTCGCTGGCCGAACTATCCGAACTGACGGGCGACCCGCAGGCGTCTATTTCAGCGCGGATACGCGACTTGCGTAAAGAGGAATTCGGCTCCCATGTGGTCCTCAGATTGGCTTGCGGCCGAGTCCGCTATCGCTACAAGCTAATGAGGTAGACATGATTGTCGGTTGGGCAGTCCGCTGGACGCAAACGAACAAGTTGGACGGGCACCGCGAGTACTTCATCGGTGACCAGTTCGGGTTCGGGGCTTACAAGCTTGCGCTGTTCGAGACGCGCAGCCAAGCGCGCGCCTACATCAAAGATAGATACAGCTACATCGCCACGCGGCCGGACTTGCGCGCGGAGCCTCATTGCTGGCGCGTTCCGAAAGCTGTCTGCGTAAGCGTGATCCTGCAAGAGTTCGACGCTTACGAGCGCGACGCAACGAACAAGCGTCTGCCGTCAGCATGAGTATTCGTTAAGCATATCAAGGCTTTGCTCTTGCATATGTCCGAAAAATGCGACATGCTTTGGACAATAGTTTCCGACGCGCGGCGGCACCCGCGCTATCGCAGAAGGAAAAATCCATGTTGAAGCGACTTCTACTTGGCGTCACGCTGGCAGCCCTTGTGACGGCTCCCGCGTTCGCGCACGATCGATACTACCCCGGCCTCATTCCCGGCTTGCTGGGTGGCATCTTTGGCGGCTACGTGCCCTATCATGATTACGAGCCGGCTCCGGTCATCGTGGTCCCGGCTCCGGTTTACATCGCGCCCATCGAAGTTGTCCCGGTCGATCCCGGTCCGCAAGTGCTATATGCGACGCCGCCGTTGCAGCAAATGCTTTTGCGGAATTGGACGAGCCACGTCATCGTGCAGGTTGTGGTCAACGGCGCGGTGTGGAACGGCTTCGTGACGCCCGGAAACATCGTCAATCCGTGGGGCGTCCCGTACGACGGCGTGCATTGCAATCAGACACTTTATGCCAGAAGCGGCGACGGCTCGACGTGGGGTCCGATCGTCTACAATAGTTGCGAACTGAACGGCCAGACGTTCACTTGGACCATTCACGACTGAGTAGTCCCTAGGCCGCATGCGTACTTTCCGAACCTTGCTAGTGGAACCATTCTGATACCACTAGAGTTACACGGTCGCCCGTCCCCTTGGGGTGGGCGTGATCGTCAACTCGAAACCAAGGATGGGGAAATATGCAGATCAGACACGTCAAGTCTTTCGCGGACTACGCTGCCTACGTGGCGGCATTGTCGGCGGAAACAAAGCTTCCCGTGTTCGCTTCGGAGCGCCGGGGTCGCCCCCAAATCTCTCAACAGGCACTCGGTCAGGATAAGCGTGTCAGCGCTTTCCGACCGGGCCATGGGGCGCGTCAACTGAACTAATCTGCCTTCTATAAAAAAGGCCGCCAGGCTCACGTCGGACGGCCACCTTCATGTCTGCTTGACCGTCAAGAGCCAGCGGCAGGAGCCGGGGCGGGAGCGGGCGCAGGAGCAGGCGCAGCCGCAGGGGCCGCAGCGGCGGGCGGAGGCACAAGAGCCGTGAGAGTGCTATCCATTGCCTTGAGGGCAACGTCGGCAGCTTTCGCGGCGGTGTCAACCGTAGCCAGATTGGCAACGGCGGCTTCGATGGCAACCGAATTGCCCGCAGCGATGGCAGCCTGTAGGGCGGCGACAGCGGCGGAGAGGTCGGTCGATACTTGCGTCACGTCGGCGGAAACCGCCGACATGTCGGTTGCGAGCGTCGTAATGCCGGCGTTGAGATCGTCGATGGCAGCCATGATTTGGTCGATCCTTCGGTTGATCTGTCCATTGTGGACTTCAAGCCGTGCATCTAAACGCTTGAACATCCGTTCGAGGTCGGACATGGAAACCCCCTTTCGACCCGGCTCACATAAATCATGATCCCAAAAAGCGCAAGGCTGAATTTGGTTGACAGAGAGAGGGCGTGTCGCCATTGTTGGACAACGCTCAGCACGGAGGCTGTCGAAATGAGTAGTCTACCAATTGCTTTGTCCGAAGACTTCAAGCTGCGCGACCGCTTGCGACGTGGCGTGCGCGCCGTAACCTACGTGACCGCTGCGCCGGGTTTCTTGATCTATGCGCGGGAAATTCGCTATGCCACGCGCGCTATGTTCGGTGCGTCGATCGTGGCCGCTATAGCTTGGGGGATTTTGCATTTTGGCTGAGATAGAAACCGGTCCCGCGTGGGCAGATTACGGCCTTGACCAGATCGTGGTCGAGAAATGGGTGCGCCGCGCTTGGGGCGACAAGGTTTTCGACAGCATCGAAGAGCGCGTGCTTCGCCTAAGCGAAGAGGCTCTTGAACTTGCCCAAGCGGAGACGCATGACAAGACGCTCATGCGCGCCAAGCTACACAAGCTTGTCGATCGCGTGTTCGACCGCAAACCCGGCGACCCGCCGCAAGAGCTTGGCGGTGTCGGCGTCTGCTTGCTCGCTTATTGCGCGGCGAAAGAAGTCCGCCTCGATAACGCAGTACGCACGGAGATTGATCGCGTGCTCGGTTTCGATCGCGAGCACTTTATCAAACGGCAGCTTGAGAAAGCAGAGGCCGGCCTTGGCGAGAGCCCACAATGATGCTCGAAAATTGGCTGGCGCTGGCTTTGATCGTGGCGCTCCTAGGCGTGATGATTTACGAGGTCAGCAAGGGCGGCGATCCTCACGACGGGCCGATGGACAGGTGACCGTCCTGCCTGACGGCTCTGTACGCATCGAAATTCCAATCCCCAAGAGGAAGAAATGACCACCTTTTCGGCGCAAGCCATTTTGAAAAGTTCATCGGCTGGTAACCCGGCTACGATAACGACGCTGCTCTCTCGCTATCCGCGTTGGATACACGCCGAAGTCATGACGCATCGTGCGTTCGGTAGAAACGCGTCATCGTCACGCGCGCTGCCATTCAAGAGGCTCTTGGACGAAGCCGTAAACGACCCTGCTATGCCGGTGTATTGGATGGCCGATGGCAAGGGGATGCACTCGGGCGTATTTATTACGGACCCGAACATCATCGCGAAATTGGAATATCAGTGGAAGAAGTCGCGTGACGACGCTTGTGCTCGCGCTGACTCGCTCCACGCCCTCGGCGTCCATAAGTCGCTCTGCAATCGGCTCTTGGAGCCCTACACCCATATCACCCTCGTTATCACGGCAACCGAGTGGGCGAACTTTTGGGCACTTCGTTGCCACGACGGCGCAGAGCCACATATGCGCTTGCTTGCTGAACGTATGCGATTCGCCCACACCGCCGCACCGGTCCAGATTTTGAAGCCCGGCGAGTGGCATTTGCCCTTCCTCGCACCGCCCGGTGCAACCGGCGTGGTTGTCCGCGACTTGGACCTTGCGAAAAAGTTGTCGGTCGCCCGTTGCGCTTCGACCAGCTATAATACGGTGGAAGGGTTTGACATGACCGTCGATCGCGCAGTCTCGCTTTATGAAAAGCTGTCCTCGGCAAACCCGATGCACGCCAGCCCGTTTGAGCATCAGGCGACGCCGGACGTGCTTGACGACCAGATCAGCGGTTGGCAGCAACCACACTTGCACGGCAACCTTGTGGGCTGGGTGCAGCTTCGGAAGACCATGCCCGGCGAAGCCACCTTGCAATACGCTTGAGGGCCTGATAGGTTCGATTTAGCGGGGTGGAGCAGCCCGGTAGCTCGGTTGGCTCATACCCAACAGGCCGTAGGTTCAAATCCTACTCCCGCAACCAATTCTAGGAGCCTACGCCAATGGCCTTCCCGAAACTTGCCGTTCCAGTTTTCAAATGGGGCTTGGAAGCCAAGTCCTATACGGACGTGTCAGACTATGACATGCCGACCCTGCTCGGCCCGGCCATCGTTTACGCCGATATCACGGCGCAGATCGACAGCGGCGGCAACACCCCCCTCACGCAAGGCCCCACGCGCGGCTTGATTTGCGACAAGGCCGGCACCTTGACCGGGCATGACGCTTTCGGCAACGTCGTCACGACCATGACGTTGCAGGCCGGTTACAATGCCGTCTGCATCGCCGGCATCACAAGCATTGCCACCATCACACAAGTCATCGGCGTCTGGTGATCTTGGCCCGGTTAGCTCAGCGGTAGAGCAATGGTTTCGTAAACCGGAGGTCGGGAGTTCGATCCCCCCACCGGGCACCATCGGAGCATCAGAATGAGCCATTATGACAGGTTCGGAAGATGGCGTTGGGGACGACAGAGCCCCGCGCGGATGTTCGGGGGCGCTGATTCCCCTACCAGGAGGTCGCTCGTTGCCCGCAAATTCCGTTGACACGAATCCCGATGGCTTCACGCCGGCCAATCTTCACGCCGTTCGCAATGCGGCCAATGATGCGGCGCAGACGCAAATGGACGCCAACGCCGCGGCGGCGAACGATCAGCGCAAGGAGCAAATCGAGCGCATGAGGTTCGACCGCGCCGTCAAGCAGGACAAGCTTTTGGACGATCTTCGACAGCCTTATTCGAATTGCATCAATTCGGCCGCAAGCGGCGCCATGATCGGCTGCGTGATTCGCGCCCCTACCAGGAGGTCGCTTGCCCTATGCGGTTGCGCCACAATTGTTGACTGCACCGTGCATGGCACAAACGCTTGTGGCTTCGACTGAATTTTTCCCCATAGGTAGCTTGCCTCGGGCTCGGGAGTGTGCCAATCTGTGCAACTAGTTGCACAAATGAGGCTCACTGACATGAGTTCTGCAAATTTTTGGGGCGGTTTGATCCGCACTCTTCGTAGCGAGAAACGCATCACTCAACGCACCTTGGCGGTCGAAGCCAAAGTAAATCGATCGACCCTCCGTCGCATCGAAGCGGGCCAGACAGCCGGCGACGTTGAAATTCTGGAACGCGTGTTGGGATACCTCGGCTATGAGCTTGAGGCCCTTGATCGAAACGAGATCACCGAACACCGCAAGACGCAATCAGCCATCCGCGCCGCCAAGACCAAACAGTTGGACCTAGAGTCCGTGGTCGCAAAGAAATCGTTCCTGTTCCTATCTTCGCGCTTGACGATGCAACGCGCCTAATCTAGTCTGAAACTTCGAAACATGAGGTTTCAATGTCTGCCCTTGTTCTCCACCCGAAATTCTGCGTCAACCCGACCGTTCCCATTTGCTTTTGGTGTACGAAGCCGAAGGGTGAGCTAGCCTTGCTTGGCAACAAGTTCAAAGGCGAAGCCCCAAAAAACCTTGTCCTTGACTACGAGCCCTGCAAGACGTGCGAAGATACAATGTCGAAGGGCATCGTTTGCGCTGAGATCGACCAAGCATCGAAATTGAAGCGCCCTTCGATCATGCGCGAAGGTGCAATGTCTGCCGTCGCTTTCACCGGCCGATGGCTGCTTATCAACCGCGACGACGCCATCAATTTAGGCTTCACCGATGACGTGACGGCGAAGATCGTTGCGTCAGGGAAAGGCTTGATGGAACCCAACGTTTTCGAGAAGATTTTCGGTGACTTCATGAAGGAACAGGCGAATGTCGCAAATGAAGGAAGTGGTTCAGTCGGTCAAGCTGACGGGCGTCCTGCCACCCGACCCGAAGCCGCTGGTGAAGGTGCTATCGTTCGGGATGAAGGGGGGCGAAAGCCACGCGCCGGCAAACGTGCCAGTGATCGACTGTCGGATACTTCGAAACCCTCATAACGTCTCTGCGCTACGCTTGCAGGACGGCACCGATATCGACGTTCAAGAATACGTCCGGTGCGACCCCCAGTACCATGACCTTTTGAACGAAGGTCTGAGAACTGCTTGGACGCACGATGCTGTTGCCTTCGCCTGCTACGGCGGGCGTCACCGATCGGTCGCCATGGCCGAGTTACTCGCGAAGGAAATTCGACGAGCCTTCGGCCCCGAGTCAGTCGAAGTCAAACACTTGGATTTAGCAGCATGAAAATGGCCGCAACACGTCAAGAAGTCTATGAGGCTATCGACACAGAACGCGCCTATCAGATCGCTATGTGGGGAGACGCCCAAGGGCAGCGCCCGCTCAGCATTGGCGAGCAAATCCTTTTGATCGAAGAGTATGCCGCCCGCGCGCGCAAGCTCTGGTCAGGAGCCAAGGCCCCGGAGCTTGAGGCTCTCGAAATGATCCGCAAGGTCGCCGGCATAGCGGTGAATTGCATGGAGCATCACGGCGCGCCCCATCGTATCGTGTCATGATAGTTTCCGGCAAAACTCTATGGATGCGCCAGCCGTTGCAACCGTTTTGCGACCGCACCGTGGCGTTCGGATTGTCATACGGCGTCAGCGTGGCTGGTTACGATATCCGCATCGCTGAGACGGTATGGCTTGAGCCGGGCGGTTTTTCGCTGGCGTCAACCGTTGAGCGGTTCAACATGCCGCTCGATTATGTGGGCATAGTCCACGACAAATCGACGTGGGCTCGCCTCGGCCTTGCTCTGCAAAACACTGTTGCGGAGCCCGGCTGGTCTGGTTATCTGACCATAGAATTGTCGAACCACGGCAAGGAAACCCTGCACATACAGGCCGGCTCTCCCATTGCTCAGGTGATTTTCCATGTGCTCGACGTTCCGGCCGATCGCGGCTACACCGGCAAATATCAGAACCAAGGCCAAGGTCCGCAGCCCGCGAAGTTCGAGTAATCCGCCTGCAAATACTTGCACTCGCACGGCAAGAAACACTTGCAATTTCACGCCTTTGCGCGTAGGATATAACCATGCCTGAAATCTTCACAATCGGCCATTCGAACCACCCCGCCGCCGTGTTTGGCAATCGCTTAGTCGCCCATCAGATCGAAGTTTTGATTGACGTGCGGTCACGCCCTACTTCGCGCTTCCCTCATTTCTCACGCGACAACTTGATCGGTCTGACGAACAAATACGGCGTCAAATACCTCTATGGTGGAACGTCGCTCGGCGGCCTCACGACCGAGCCGATATCGCAAACAGCTTTCACCGCTCAAATGTTGAAGATCGCAGAGCTTTCGAAAGAGAAGCGCGTTGCGCTCATGTGCTCGGAAGGCAAACCGTGCGAATGCCATCGCGCCGGCAAATTGACCCGCTGGTTGCACGAACATAGGCCCGGCATCAAGACGACGCATATCCTGCCAGACAGTTCGACGATTGACGCGCGAGAATATGAACCGTCCGTCAACGCCAACGTCCGCTGGAAAGAGTTCTGGCCGTGGCCGGTCAGCGCGAAGGCGCTTGACGACGCCATTCCTTTTTGAGAGACTGAATTCTTCGCGGGGCTCGAAGTGGCTCGGCCCCGACCTTCCCGGTTGGGATGGCGTTCATCGGTGAGCGCGCCCCGCTCCAATTTGGAAATCACATGCGAGCGTATAAGCCGCCGACAGGTCACCTTGACCGCAAGTCCGCCAGCTATCACCCGTCGCATGAAGCCAGTTTCGTCTATGGCTGGATGAAAGAGCTTTCGGATATCGAACCGCTCGCCATGTCGCTTGTGCGACCGTTCAACCCGTTCGCCATCAAGCCCATCTTGCGGAAGGTAGTCACGACGCAAGACCGCGCCATCTTCAATTACTTCCGCGTCATTCTATCGTCGGCCGATCAGAACCAATCGGTTCAGGCGATGGGCAGAGGCGCGCAATGGATGCTGTTCGACGGTGAGTCCGGGTGCTTCCTCGGCCTTTGGGCGATGACCGGCACGCCGACGCCGTGGGGCTTCTTTTCGGATTGGGCTGGCGGCAAGGTAGGGATCAGCGGCGCGGACAAGAACGGATCGAACACGTCAGAAATGGTTCAGTCTATTATCCGCTGCATTCCGTTGGCCGAGTTCGGCTTGCTGACGGGCGGCAAACTTTTGACCTTGCTCGCTACATCGTCCGAAGTGCTTCGAGTGTACGAGCTTCAATTCAGCATCATGATTATGGCCGTGGTCATCAAGACCCTGCACGGCAAAGCCGCCCAGTACAACCGCCTGCACGCGCGCGGGCTTGAAGACTGCGGGCTCGCGCCAGACGGAGCCGGCGTCTACATTCTCCAAACCCACAAGAATTCGAAGGCGGTTTTGACCGGAGCGTCGAAAGACCCCGGCAAGAAGCTGACGCATGGCCTCGCCCAACAGACCGACTATTGGAAAGATCGCTGGCTTGTAAACCGCCGCGACCTGTTGGAAGATGGTATGTGCAGGCCGGACCCGATGAACTATCGTCTGTCTGACGTGCTGCACGCCAAGATCGAGCAACGAGTGCTCCACACCCGCGACGAAGACGAAGGAACTACCGATGCCCCTTAAATTGGTGAAGAAGCCCCAGCCCGCCCTAGAGGCCGAGGAAGGGTCTATCGACTTTCGGATCGTACCGATCGAAAACGTCGAACCGAACAATTACAACCCAAATGACATGGAGGTCGAGTTTTTCGAAACCCTTGTCGCTCAGGTGAAAGCCGAAGGCATGAACCAGCCGATCTTGGTTCGTCCAAAGCCCGGCTTCCCCGACAAGTTCTTGATCGTTGACGGCGAGCACCGCTGGAAGGGCGCGAAGATCGCCGGCCTCAAGAAGATTGCCATCATCGTTGTGTCCTATGACGAAACGGTCGCCAAGGTCCGCACGCTGTCAATGAACAATCTGCGCGGCCAGAATATCCCCATTCGCCTTGCCCGTCTCTTGGTGGACCTTCACAAGGTCTACACCGTGGCCGAGATCAGGAGCATGACCGGCATTGGGGAGGACCAGCAAATCAGCGTGCTTGAGCTTTTGAAGGTTCCCGACTTCAACCCTTCCGATGGCATTGCAATCAGCGTCGAGAAGGTCGAGCGCCCGATCGCGGTCAATCTCATGCTCATGCCGGACGAGTTCGGCGCGTACACCACGGCCATGAAGAAGTGCATGAAGATCGCGGGCGATGACGTGACCGCTTTGATCGGCCATGAGGTCAAGGATTATGACCTCGCCATGAAGGCCGGTATGGGCATTGCGGGCGCGAAGTTGCGGAACGTCGCCCTAGCTGTTATCTGTGGGACATTCAACAGCTTGCCCAAGGACTTGCAGATGCAGATCGCCACGGCCGTCCACAAGAAAATCTATGACAAGGCGGCTCAGGACGCGACGGTCAAAGAGGCCAAAAAGCAAGCGACCGACAAGGCGCACGCATAATGCCTGCCAAGATCGCCATCCCGACAACGCCAGTCGCCACGTCAACCTTGAAGAAGAAGCTGAAAAAGCTTGGAGACGGCGCGTCTCTACTGCCGCATCATGTGTTCGTCCCGGTACCCCCGACCTATGACCCTACGAAAGGTGTTGAAGAGCGGGCTCAGTACGATGAACAGCAAACCGCGCGCGTCGAGCTTTTGATGGCGAAAGGCATCCGTGCCAAGCCCCAACTCATGGCTCTGCTTGACGTGAAAGACGGCCGGCAGATGGAGCGCTACATCACGCGGGTTTTTGCCCGCTGGGAAATGTTTGGCACGTCCCGCCAACACGCCCGCCATCGCGGCGAGGGCCTTGTGCGGCTAGACTTGATCGAGAGCGAGTTATGGTCGAGGCTTGGGAACTTCAAAGACCCGCGTGCCGAAATAACAATTCTTGCTACCATCCTGAACGTGCATAAGGAGCGCGTGACGTTGCAGGGATTGACGCAGAAGGTTCTTGAGCGCATCGGGTTTGACACGTCGAACCAAGTCAGCTTTGCCAAGGCGGCAGCCGACCATGACAAGGTGTCACGCATCGCAGCGCGGATGCTGGAATTGATAGGTGAACGATCGGATCGGGTGATTGAGCATGTCCCTAGTAATGAGCAGGCGAGCGCGCCAGACGCTTGATGAACAGCGCATTGCCGAGGCCATGCTCGTTACGATGCGCGACGAAAATCCAGAAGACTTTGAGATCGTCGAGCAATTGGCGAGAGAATTCGCGCCGCCTCTTGCCGTAGAGGAAGCTACCAAGAAATATTCGAAGTTTCGGCACATGCCTGTTCGTCCGCAGGAGTTTGTCGAGAGCGGAGAGTATATGGACAAGAAGGGCATCCTTTGGCCCGAGGTCATGAAGGTTTTCATCGAACTGAATTCTGGCAAGTATGACCAGTGCGTTTTGACCGGCCCTATCGGCGTCGCCAAGACCACCATCGCGCTCTACACGCAAGCCTATCAGGTGTACCTCATGTCCTGTCTGCGCGACCCGCACGCGGAATACGGGCTTGACCCTTCGTCAGAAATTTCGATCATCTTTCAGTCCCTCAACGCCGCGCTGGCGCAGGCCGTCGATTACGCTCGTTTCCGGGACATGATCGACAAGGCTCCTTATTTTCGAGACACGTTTCCTTTCGACCATACGCGGGAAAGCGAAATGCGCTTCCCGAACCGCATCATCGTCAAGCCTATTTCTGGATCGGACAAGGCCGCCATCGGCCAAAACGTCATCGGTGGCGTGATTGACGAAGTGAACTTCATGGCCGTGGTCGAGGACTCGAAGCAGAATGCTGACGGCACCGCGTACGATCAGGCCCATCAGAATTACAATACGATCGCGCGACGCCGTGAGAGCCGCTTCATGGTCAAGGGCTGGCTGCCGGGCATGGTATGCTTGGTTTCTTCGAGGAACTATCCCGGACAGTTGACTGACAAGATCGAAATGGACGCGCGCACAAACCCGCGCATTTACGTCTATGACCGGAAGCTTTGGGACTTGCAGCCAGATCGCTTTTGCGGAGACAAGTTTCGCATCTTCATCGGGGACGCCGCGCGCAAGCCGCGCATCTTGACAGACGAAGACGTGATCCCCGAGGAAGACCAGTCCTTGGTCATGCTGATACCCATCGAATATCAGATGGGTTTTGAGGGAGACATGCTCGCGCGCTTGCGCGACGTGGCCGGCGTATCGACGTTGGCTATTCACCCCTTCATGCTGAACACCGATGCAGTCGCGCGGTGCTTCGGTCGTGTCCAGTCGATCCTATCGCTCGATACCGCTGACTTGGTGAGCAAGAAGCCCATGTGCTTCCCCGAGCGCTTGGCTAACCCCAACGAACCGCGCTTCATGCACCTTGATCTTGCGACCTCGAAAGACAGCGCAGGAGTCGCGATGGGGCATATCGATCACTTCGTCAAAATGAAGCGTGGGGATTACGCGGAAGACTTGCCGATCATCCGTTTTGATTTTGTCCTTGAAGTGCCGCCGCCAAAGGGCGGGGAGATCGTGTTCGCGGACATTCGTAGCTTGATTTATTTCGTCCGTGACACGTTGAAAATCAACATCAAATGGGTGACGTTCGATCAGTACCAGTCTGACGATAGCCGGCAGATATTGCAGCGCGAAGGTTTCATTTGCGGCAAGGCTACGGTGGACAGCGACACGTTCGGATATGACCTCACTAAGCAGGCGTTTTATGATGGTCGCATACTCGCGCCGGTCCATGCCAAGGCCCAGAAGGAAATGGTGAGCTTGGAACTTGACGTAAAGAAGCAGAAGATCGACCATCCTCCGAAAGGATCGAAGGACGTTGCAGACGCCATGGCCGGCGTTGTGCTCGGCCTCATGAGGATGCGCGATAGCTGGACCAAGCACGGGATACCGGGCAACCGAATTCCGACGTTCTTGACTGAGCCGCGCGGCAAGAACGATATCGCTGCGCGCGAGAAGGAGGAGTTGATGGCTATGCCGTATATCGACCGCCTCCGCACGCAAAAGGGCTTAGTCACCATGCGGTCGGAAGATGAGTGATTTTCGATTTTTCAATGACACGGGGCAAGCCGTGTTTTGTGCTGCGCTAGACAAGCGCAAAGTCCCCTATACGGACAACGGCTACGTCGTTACGCCAGCGTTCGAAGACCCCACTTTTGAAACACTCGCCAATCAGAACGGCGGGCAATTGGAGACGGAAAATGAGCGTTCAGGTGTTGGAACCTCGGGCCTTTCAGGTGCGGGACTCGAAGATATTGGAAATGTGTCTGCCCGCGCACATGCTGATATTGGCTATCGAGGAATGCCAGAAGACAGGCTTTACGATCAGGGCGGACGTATTGCACCATTTGTCTGTCGCATCGGTCAAACCGTTAGCAAGTCTGGACATGTTCAACGTCGCACGTCTCGCGGCCAGAGTGGAGGGGACGGCAGTTTCCATGATGCGCGACCTAGCAGCGGGAGAGCCGAGGCACGCCCTGTACGTGTGCGCCATGTTCCCCCTGCTCCTAGTGGACGAGGGCCTCTTGGACGATAAGACGTGCCAAGCCGTGCTTGTCGCTTTGCTGCTCATGGAAGACGCCAAGAACGATGACCCTGACGTTGACGGTCTCAGGCCGGTGTGGTCAGTTAACGAAAGGTTGTGGCGCAAGGAAGCCGGCTATCTTATCACGCGCGCCCAGCTTCAAGGGCTCTACACGCGTTCAGTGCATTGACGAAATTCGTTCGTTGAACGGATCGGGACGGCGCACCGTCGAAGAGACAGATAGGAAGACAGATATGTTCATCAAGATTTACGATCCGAAACCACAGTTGTTTTCGATCATCGGAGGACACGACATAACCGGCGTGGACTTCCATACCGACAAGGAACAGGATACGCCGTTGATTTGCACCGTATGGCGCGAAGGCAAAGGCTGCTCTACGTATCCGGTGTCCGGTGACGCTTGGGTGATGAACGATGACGGAAAGACGATCGACCATTTTCAGGCCGAACGTCCAGTCGTCGCTTAACTGATTTTTAACCATCATGGCACGTCGTACTTGCAAGAGCCGTACGGCGTGCTATGTTCTAATCAACACCGTGATTGAACAGGAAGTTCAACGATGACCGACTACCTTCCCATGTATGATTTTTCGGACACCGGTTGCCAGTGGCAATCGTCGGACGCTTCGGAAACGAAGCGCGTCCTTGGCGGCAAGGGTGCCGGCCTTGTGAGGATGGTCAATGATGGAATGCCGGTTCCTCCTGGTTTCACCATCACGACGGACGTTTGCAATAAGTTCCGCGTAATGAAGAAGGCCGGCGTGACGACGGCTGACGTGTCTTTCATTGATGGTTTGGTCGCAAAGACCATGGAGCACATGGCGACCCTCGAAAAGAAGTTCGGCTTCATGCCTCTCGTTTCGGTCCGCTCTGGCGCGCCAGTTTCTATGCCCGGCATGATGGACACGATTTTGAACGTCGGCCTCACGACAAGCAACGTCGATAGCTGGGGGGATAAGATTGGCGAGCGCGCCGCGTTCGACAGCTACCGTCGCTTGATAACGATGCTCGGCGCAACGGCGTTCGGTGTTCCGATGGCCGTGTTTGACGGCGAGTTGGCCGCAATGAAGGTGCTCGATAAAGCGGTGCTCGATACCGACCTGACCGTTGGCGCTTTGAAGGCGGTCAGCTTTTTGATGACACAGAAGTTTCAGGCCGCGACGCAGAAGGAATTCCCCAATACTTTGGGGGCGCAGTTAGCTGCCGCCATCTTGGCCGTGTTCGATAGCTGGGAGAGCCCCCGCGCCATTGAGTATCGCAAGCTGAATAGCATCCCCGATGACATGGGCACCGCCGTTACCATACAGGCGATGGTGTTCGGCAACATGGGCAAGTCGAGCGGAACCGGCGTCCTTTTCACTCGCAACCCGTCAACTGGCGAGCCCGGCATGTTCGGAGAGTTTTTGGAGAACGCCCAAGGTGAAGACGTGGTGGCCGGCATCCGGACCCCGCATCCCGTTGAAGGCATGATCGGCAAGTGGAATTATAACACGAACGGCCTCGACTTTACTTGGCCCGACGTTCACGCCCAGCTTTTGGCGCTCTGCTCGAAGCTGGAAACCATCTATAATGACATGGTGGACATTGAGTTTACGGTTCAGCAGGGCAAGCTTTATATCCTGCAAAGCCGCTCTGGAAAGCGCTCGGCGCGCGCGGCCTTCCGCATCGCGGTAGACAAGGTGGGCGCTGGCGAGTGGACCCGCCTTGACGCTTTCAAGAAACTTTCGAGCGAACAGTTCAAGACGCTGCGCCGCCCGCAGATTGATCCCGATTACAAGGTCAAGCCAGATTTCACCGGCATCCCCGGTTGCCCCGGCGTCGTGACCGCGCAGCCGGTGTTTAGCTCGGCCGATGCGGTCGCCGCCAAGTTCGATTGCATTCTGGTGACGCACGAAACCAGCCCTAACGATATCGCCGGGATGGCGAAGGCCAAGGGCATTCTAACCGCCATGGGCGGTGCTACCAGTCACGCCGCCGTGGTCGCCCGCGCAATGGACAAGACTTGCGTGGTTGGCGTCGGGCCGCATATGCTGGACAACGCCGGCAAGTGGAAAACCGTTACGATCGACGGTTCGACCGGCCGGGTTTGGATCAATCAAGAGGTTCCGGTGATCGACGCCTCGGATGACAAGGCGGTCCAGAACGTGATCGATTGGTCTTTCGAAATGCTCGGCACTTGCCCGCCTGTCCCGTGCGACATGGGAGCGGCCAAGCCCCATCGGATCATGGCCTCTCAGTGGTGGGGTTCGGAAGAGGTCATGACGGCGGTGTTGGACGGCCTCGCGGCTCTGCCGATGCGTATGCACGTCACCCTTGACGTTCGCCCGCCCAAGGCTTTCCTGAACGAAGCTGACGACACGCTACGCGAGACTTTCGGCAACCTGACTGTCAAGACCGACCCGTTCGTCAAGGTTTTACAGAACGCGATCAAAATCCGTGGTAAGGCTCTGGCGGGTCTGATTATCGACCACGACGGCCATACGGCAGCGCCCAAGGCTATGCCCGCTGAATATGCCGTGTTCTCTGTCTTAGGAGCCTAGCCTCATGCCCCTCACCCTCAGCCTCAGAGAAGGCGACGATTTCTATGTTGCCGACAAGCAGGTTTTCGTGGCGTATCGCTCCGGACGCTTCACCTTCACCCTCGCGGCCGGCGACCAGATGTTCAAGATCGGAGAGGAAGAGGCGACAGAGATTATGCCTGACGTGTTCATTTCGTCCGGGGACCGCCCGCAACACGGCATTGCGAGAGTCGTTATTGACGCGCCCAAATCCATGCGTATCTTAAAGGGCGACAGATGGCGCGAGGAAAACGGCTATGACAAGGTTCAGGGTGTACCGCGTGTCGGATAACGCCATCGCTCACGCCAAGGAAGATGGGATGCGCGGCATGTTCGCCCGTACCCTCGCCGCCATGGGACGGCGCGCCTCGCCAGTCACAAGCGAATATGGGAACTGGCGGTTCAGGGATTGGCTCTTAACCATTGACGGCGATATCATTTGCGATGCTGTCAAAATGTGCTATAAGTGATTGACGAAACAGGAGGTTTCGCGTGCTTCATAAGAGACTGACAAATTCAATGCCTCTCTATTTTCAATGGGACGGCGGTTGGTATCGTTTCGATATCGACGGTGGCCCGTTTGACGCGCGCCCGGTCGGCGGAACCTTCAACGTTTGCGTTCGCTCCGAGCGCGTCCCGTTCGAAGGCGTCCATGCGTGGTTGCCAATCAAGGACTTTCAGGTTCCGCAGGACACGTCAGCCGTCGTCTCGGTCCTCAAGAAAGCGCTCCGAGCCATGCTGGACGGCAAGAAAGTTTACGTCGGCTGCATGGGCGGCATCGGCCGCACCGGTCTGTTCCTTGCGCTCCTAGCCAAGGTCGCCGGGATTGGAAATCCGGTCGGCTACGTCCGCTGGCATTACGATGACCGGTCGTGCGAGACAGAAGAGCAGATCGATTACGTAGCCGCCTTCCCCGTTGAAGAAATCCAGCGTTGGTTTTTCTGGGCGGCGTGGCGCAAGCGCTTCGGATGGTTTTTAGGACTTTCTTAACCATCGCAGAAACTACCGCTTGAACGCGACCCTCCTAGATGCTATGTTCTAAATGCCTGATAAACAGGAGGTTTTTCCGGCGTGCTCACAGACCCACAAAACACTTTGGCCTATCACAATTCACGCGCTTTGACGCGACCGGCCGATATGTCGGCAGTTCCCGTTTCCTCGGTGATCCCCGCCTACAAGCAATTTCATTCTCAAGACAAGACGCCTCTTGCCAGCCCTGAACGTGAAGCCCTTTGGTTTTACGGCATGAACCATGGCATGGCGTTAATCTCGGCCAAGCGCCATCCGTTGGAGCCGCTGCCGGCCGCCGAATTGGACTTCGTTCAGCGCTACCATGCGATGATGGGCGAGAAGGCCCGCCGCTCGTTTTATTACTTGCTTTCCATATGCGTTCGCGAGGCCCGCCACAGTCATTCGAAGCAGACCGATGGACCGAAGCTAACCGAAAAATTCGGAGCGCCGGTCGCCAACTTCCTTACCGCCTCTGGCGGCGAGGAAGACATTATCAACCGCCTGCTCAAGAACACGCTGGATTGTTCGATCGGGACGCTATGCGACGCGCTTCGCTGGTCTTACTATCATTCAATCTGGGGCGGCGCTTACGGCGGTCCTAAGTGGGGCAACATTGCCGATTGCATGGGCCGTTTTGTGAACGGCGAGTTTACGGCAGAGATCATGCTCGATACCATTTGGACCCTCTCGCACAATTGCGCTCCCATCTTTAACAAGCCTGGTAAGCTGTTCGGCCATAACGGAAGTTACATTGTTCGGCTGCTCGATTTGCAGCGCTCCGGACAGATGATTGAGACCATCCTTCACGACCCGGAAATGGCTCACTACGTCAACCCGGAAATGACCGGGATGGCCGCTTGGGTTCGCGATTACTTCCCCGGCGCGATCGGCCCCTATGTCGATTGGAACACGGTGGAAGCGAAAGGCTCAGTCCAAAAATATCCGAACGAAATAAAGAAACAGACCTTAATCTATGGCATGACGCCGGAAACAAAGGCCGCCATCGCCGCCGCCAAGGCCAAGGCCGAAGCTTTCGCCGCGCAGGTCGCGCTCGACAAGAAGAATTTCATCAAGGAACACTTGCTGGTTATGCCCGGCAAGGCCGGTCCGGTTTACGTCAAGAAGATCATTCGAAAGGAAGCGGCATAATGGCAAAGTATCTGGATACATGGGACGAATTTGAAAAGCACCGTGACGGTGGCCTAGGTCCGCAAGACAGCCACGACCCGGCTTACAGCGCGCAAGGCGTGCTACCGTGGCGCTCTGGCGCGGAACAGCGTTATTCGAAATTCGAACTGGCGTCTGCCAAGCATCACGGCGTCAGCGGCACCGGCACAAAGTATCAGTCTCACAATTACGCCGGCATCTTTTCCCGCTGCTACCATAAGCATCCGGCTATGCCGTTGCCGGGGACCGACAAGGTGATCTATGGCGGGTCGTGCTCCGAGCCGATCGTCCAAGACGCCGACGTGTATATCGGCTTCGCCTATGACATGCGGTTCACGCAACGCAATTGGCCTTGGAAGAAGGGCGATGAAGTCCTGTTCCGCATTCCCGACATGGGCATCCCGGACAAGCCGGAAGAATTCAACAAGCTGGTGGACTGGACCAAAAAGCAGATCGACGCCGGCCGAAAAGTCCATTGCGGTTGCATGGGCGGACACGGGCGGACCGGTATGTTCCTTGCCGCGCTGGTCACCCGCTACGGAGAGAGCGACGCTATCGAGTATGTCCGCACGAACTACTGCAAGACGGCGGTAGAGAGCACGTCGCAAGTCGATTTTCTGGTCAAGGAGTTTGGTTGCAAGAAGTTGAAGCACAAGGGCTACAAGACGACCGCCAAGTCCGGGAAGAATGAAGTTACCCCATACACCGGCAACAACTACTCCGCAGGGTCCAAGACCAGCTATGACACGTCACATGGGGTGATCGACAGCTATTGCCCGGTCACGTCCAAGAGCAATATTTGGGGGGCTTAACGATCTGTTCACCATTCCCCCAAATGCTACTTGATACCGCTTCGGATCACGCCTATATTGTAAATAAGCCAATAGAAACAGGAGGTTTTTGGTGGCTTTGTTCATTAAGAAAGACGCTCCCACGAAACTAAAGTCCGCTTGGAACGATATCCAGTGGCTCACGGGTAGCGACAAAGATTTGAAGCAAATGTGGGCGGTCGGTCTGGCTGTCTTTTGGAAGCCGAGCGGCTTGTGGTTTTGCGACCGCACGAACGGCCTCTTGGTCCATGCAGCGGAAATATCGCCCCATCTGCAAGCGGATACCAAGAATAAGCTTCCCATAGTCAAGAACACGTCTCTAGCCGCTTACGTGAAAGAGTCAATCTCCTATGCGATCAAGGCCCATACGGTTGCCAAGGCGCAGATGGAAAAGGCTCACGAACTGTTCGCTAAGCCGGCTGCCCCCGGAAGCATTCTCAGCACCTTGCCGAAATTGAAGTCTCAGCCCATCGATTTGACGGCCGACGATGCAGCCGAAGTATTCGACGCTCAGGACTTATCGTTCCTCAAAAAGCCGATGCCGCTCGGGACCAGCAAGACGTTCCAAGCGACCAGCACCGCCCCGATGAAATATGCGACTAAGGAAGGCGACATAATGAACGGACCAACGATTAATCTCAAGAGCGCGGAGCACCTTTACCAGCCTGTCCATGGCACTTCGGCCGGCTCGCGATATTTCGTGGTTGCGAGAGGCGAGGGCGTGAACGTCGCGGTCAAGTATAACGGCGCTCAGCTTTCAATCCGGATCGAGGGTCCGAAGCTGCTCGCCCACAAGAACGCAATTATCGGCGTCGGGTTCGATACCTTCAAGCCAGATTACGCCAGCCTTCATTTGGGCATCGCCAACGATATACCGCTCGCGCGCAAGACGCTCGGCGCAATCCTTATGGGCCTCGGCATCGCGATTGACACGCCGTTCCCCGACTTTGCCAAGATCGCCCTCAAGCAGTAGGAGCCCCCTTTGGACGTTTCGTTTTTCAATAGCCTCAAAGTTGGCGATAGGCTGGAAACGCCGTCGCCCTTCCCTGCCCTAACGGACGAACCGGTCAAGCTGCTCTGCACCGCACAAGTGGGCGTTACGGCTGATTTTGTCGTGACCTATCTTGGCGCGACGCTCGGTAAATGGTCAGCCGCCAACTACAAGGGATCAATCAAATGGAAGTTGTGAACCAGCATTCGATATACGCCATCGCGGATGCGCTCGCCATGAAGGTGTTTCACAATCGCAACACCGGCATGGTAACGGGCGAGGTTTCGCGAGAGGTCGTGCTTGGCGACCTTCCTGTCCGCCTCACCATGAAGGTCAAGAGTTCCCACGTCGCGAAAGGCTGCACGATGGTTATCGTGAGCGTGCTCGGCAACCTTGGGTTTCTTGTCGCGGTGAACGGAGTAGAAATTTCGATCCATGCGCTTAATCTGGCGAAGATGGAGCAGTTCAACGGTTGGTTGGAAAAGCATCGTCCAGAAAGTCTCGAAGTAGCGCTCGCCGCGCTTGACAAAGGCGTCTCACGCAGCTTCTATAAGGGCCGCGATGACGTGTGGGCTCTGGCAGCTTGACGCTCGCCTAGGAGCACGCCTTGCTAAAGATTTGGACTTCGGCTGCATCGCCCACGGTGCAGAAAGTTTTCGGGCCTATTCTAAAGAACTACCGGCCTGACGTTCCCCCTCACCACTTCATAGAGTTTGACGAGAGCCTGCCAAATCCGGCAACGCTTGAAGTTGTGCTTGTATGCGGTAACCATTGCCTGAACGTGCTGCGCCTCGCCGGCTTGGTCCCCAAGAACAAGACCGTCACGTCAATGCGCGGGGTGCCGATAGCCTCGCCGGGCGGCGGGACTTACCTTGTGACGTTCGACCCCGGCTTGACGCAGACTGTTTTTTCGACGCGAGAATTGATCGAATGGGACGTGCGCCTTGCCGTCCGGTTTCTCCGTACCTGCTCGTTTGAACCTAGCCTAGGAGATTACAAGTGGGCAGCCGATCTTCAAGAAGTTGTGGACTATGTAATTCACACTCATGCCGGGACGCACAAACCTGTAGACGTTTCGATGGATTTGGAGACGATGGGGCTTTACCCATGGTATCCCGACAAAGACATTCTTTCGATCAGTTTTACAGCCAAGCCCCGCACCGCTCACTTGCTCTATCTTGGGAAGCAGCCGGGGACGCCGCGTATCAAGGCGCCTTCGCTCGGTCATATAGAATTTCTGCTTACGAGCCCCATGGTGAAGCTTCGCGGGTCGAACCTGAAATTCGATTTGAACTGGATTTTTGAGAAGTGGGGGATCGCCTGTACGAACTTCAAATTCGACAATCTCTTGGTCGGGACGCTGCTTGACGAAAACCGGTCCAACAGCCTGAACTTGCACGCCAAGGTTTATACGGACATGGGCGGTTATGACGACGTGTTCAACAAGACGACCGACAAAGCCCACATGGAGGACGTGCCGACCGACAAGCTTTTGGGTTACGCCGGGGGAGATACTGACGCCGCGCAACAGGTCGCTGACGTGCTGCGAGATAACCTAGCAGACGACGCCGCTCTGACTAGGTTCTATATCACCATCCTTCACCCCGGCGCGCGCGCCTTTGAAAAGGTCGAGCGGCGCGGGGTGTGCGTTGACGTTGAAAAATCGAAGGAACTGGCTTCCGAGCTTCGAGTCGTGATTGCCGAGGCGCAGAAGACGGCGATGGAACTGTTGCCGCAAAAGATGCTGACGAAATTCCGTGATCGCATTGTCGATCAGATCGAGGATGGCAAGAGCCCGCTCCTACCGTCGATCCTCAAGGATTACTTTTTTACCACGGACGGCCTCAACCTCAAGCCGCGAGAGTTCACGCCCAAGCCGGACAAGAACGGCGCGAAGGTGCCATCGATGGCGAAGTCCCATTTGCGCCAGTTCGCAGACGTGCCCGCTGCCGTTGCGATGGTGACCGCCCTAACCACCATGGACACGGCCGGCAAGACGCTATCGACCTTTGTAGAGGGTTTCCTCAAGCACCTTCGTCCGGACGGTAGGCTTCACCCCACCTATATGCTTTTCCACGGCGGGCTGAACGATGACGAAGACGACGAGAGCGGCACCACGACGGGGCGGTTGAGCGCCAAAGAGCCCGCAATCCAGATCATGCCGAAGAAGACGAAGTGGGCCAAGAAGATACGCGCCTGCTATCCGGCTCCCCCCGGCAAGGTCATCGTGTCGATCGACTATAGCCAAGGCGAGTTGAAGATCGTCGCGTGTCTCGCGCCCGAGCCGACCATGCTGCAATCTTACCTTGACGGGCTGGACCTTCACGCCGTCACCGGGGCCAAGCTGAGCAAGACGCCATTGCATGAATTCTTAACGTGGAAGGACAACGAAGACAAAGCCTTAGCCGATCTTTTCGACAAGCACCGTGGCAATGCCAAGCCGGCAAATTTTGGCCTGATTTATGGCATGTCGGCAGGAGGGTTTCAGGCGTATAGCTGGGCGAACTACGGTATCCGCCTGTCCCTTGCCGAGGCGACGCAGATGCGGGACGCCTTTTTTGAGCTTTACCCCGGCCTGCTAGAGTTCCATAACGACCAGAAGGCGATCGTCAACGCCCACGAGGCCGTAAGAAGCCCGCTGGGCCGTATCAGGCATTTGCCCCATATCCGATCATGGGATCGCGAGATACGAGCCAAAGCCGAGCGCCAAGGCATCAACGCCCCTGTCCAGAGCACCTTGACCGATATGATGGTCTGGGCCATCGCACTTATCGACCAAGCCTATCCGAACGGGGAGATTGAGGTCGTCGCCATGATCCATGACGCCTTGATCGCGTACGTCCCGGAAGACAACTTCGAATTATGGGCTGGACGGGCCGCTCAGATTATGGCAAACCTACCGCTTCATGAGGTAGGTTGGAAGCCGCAGCTACAGTTTACTGTGGACGCGGAGGCCGGCCCGAACCTCGCAAGCCTGAAGAAACTGAAGCTCGCCGCCTGAGTTTGTGCAACTAGTTGCAATCTTTGGTCTGAGATTTGGTTTTCGAAGACGAGGAAGCCATGGTTGACGAGATCAAGAAGGACGCGAAACCGTCCGCTCAAATCTTTCGCTTGGTCTCTGCGGACCGCTCGACGCAAATCCTCAAGGATTTGGGGCCGAATGGTGGCAACAATCCCGATGGCGCGGTTCAGCCGAATGCCTTCGAGCCGGAAGACGAATACCAGCAACTTTACGTCGGCGCGACCCGTGACCAAGGCATTATCCAGCCTCCGTTCTCGCTCCGCACGCTTGACCGATTGAGTCAGGAAAACAATACCCTATCGCCTTGCATTGAGGCCATGGTGACCAATTGCGAAGGCACCGGCTACACCTTCGAGAGCAAGGATGACGACACGACGGACGATGACGCCGACGATACGCAGATTGACGCCCTGAACGAATTCTTTGACGAACCGTGGCCGGGCGTTTCATTCCGCCAGATACGCGCTTTGCTCCGCCGCGATCTTGAGCGTACCGGCAACGGGTTCATTGAAGTGTTGCGAAACGCGTCGAACGAAATTGTCATGTTTCGCCGCGTTGACGCCAAGATGATGCGTATGCTGCGCCTTGATGACGCCGTGTCTATTCCTCAGAAGGTTTTCCGGGGAGGCAAGGAAACGACACTGAATGTTATGACCCGCGAGCGTCGGTATTGCCAGCTTGTGAACGGCGTGTCGCTCATGTATTTCAAGGACTTCGGCTCGGTCCGTGACCTACACAAGAAGACCGCCGTTTGGGCTCCCATGGGGCAACAGCTTCCCGCGAACATGCGCGCGACGGAGATTATGCACTTCATTGTGATCTTGGACTCCCATACGCCCTACGGTATCCCGCGCTGGATAGCGCAGCTTCCCTCGGTGCTCGGCTCGCGCAAGGCCGAAGAGTTCAACCTAGAATTCTTCAATCGCGGCGGCGTTCCACCGGTCATGATTATCCTTCAGGGCGGCTCACTTCAGGCCGAGACCCGCGCGGCGATCCAGCGCATGAATGCCGGATCGGCCGCCAAGAACAACCATGTCCAAGTCCTAGAGGTCGAGCCCACGGGCGGCTCAACCGATGGCGGGCCGCCCAAGGCGACCGTCACCGTCGAGCGCTTCGGTGGCGACAGGACCAAGGACAGCATGTTTGAGGACTATGACAAGCGCTGCACTGAGCGCGTGCTGCGCGCCTTCCGTATGCCGCCCATCTTCATGGGGCAGGCCGAGAGCTACAATTTCGCGACCGCCTTCGCTTCGTACGTGGTTGCCGAGGCTCAGGTGTTCAAACCGGAGCGCGATGACTTCGACACGATCATCACCATGAAGTTGCTCAAGGCGATGAAGTTTAACGACTTTTGCTTGCGATCGAAGCCTCTGGTCATCGAAGACGCGACCCTCAAGCTTCAGGGCGTTGAGATCATTTCGACCATGCAGCAAGTCGAGCCGGCCGATATTATCGAGGTCATCAACGAGATCGTCGGGATCAAGATGAAGGTGTCGCCGGACGCGCAAACGCTGTCCGACCAGATACAGCCGCCCGCTCCGCAACCCATTCCCCCCGGCACCACTCATGCCGTCGATCCGGACACGGGGCAGATCAAGGAAATTCCGGGTGGCGTCAAGGCGGCCGTTGCCGTCGCGGGCGCTGGCGGTGCAGCGGCAGGCCCCATGGGCGCAGCGGCCGGTCCTGCCGGCGCGGCCGGCAAGCAGCCCATCAAACCCATCAACCCGCAACCCGTGTCGCCGGCTCTCGGCGCGGGCCGTCTGCCCGGCGCGCCCGGTAAGAACGGCAAGTCGCCCGGCCCCATCCCGGTACCGAAGGTCAAGACGCCGGCCGGGAACAATGCCAGCGCCGCGTCAAACGCCAAGAAGGCTGACGACGGAATGCCCGCTACCGGCCTAGAGCTTGCCCACGATCTATTGAAGTCGCTTCGGAAACGTGATTTTGTCCAACTGAACAAGTCCATGGGCTATTTCCAGCGCATGGACGGCGAGTCACAAGCCCGTATCATGGCGATGGCTACCGAGTTGATGTTTGTCGATCCGTCCCTTGACCCGGACGGCCTTGCTGAGCTTACCGCCTGCACGTTCGACGTGCTGGGCCATCACACGCATTGAGGATACCGCCATGACGTTCCTTCATCGCATCGCCCTCGTTAAGACCGCCGAAGAAACTTTGGTGAAGGGCAACGAAAACCATGGCCCGGACGGGAATTTTAGCTCGGGCAGCGGTGGCGGGCTCACGTCGAAGGATGTTACCGCGAAGGTGACAGATGCCAATCCTAACCCGGTTGAGACGCACCGCTCCTATGACGGCGACGGCAAGCGCGTAGGCGACGTGTCTAAGCTGCCGTCTGGTAAGTGGATGGCCTCTCACGACAAAACTGGCTCCATGGCTACCCAACTCCCAAGCAAAGAAGACGCCCAGAGCAAGCTAGCCAGCATTCATGAAAAGTTTGTGGCGGCCGGCTCCGACCCTGAGAAGTACTGGAGCGTGAAAAAGGGTGAGCCCATGAACAATGGCGGCGAGACGGCAGCGGCCAGTTCTCAGGACACGACCTCTGGCGCGGGCGGCCAGAATAACAGTGGCGCTCAGGTGTCGGGCGCGGACATGCGCTCGCAAATGACCATGAAAGACCCCAAGGACAACCCACACGTCAACGAAATGCAGGACAAGAAGACCGGCAAGACCGTGGGCCACGTTGTCGCCATGCCGGCCGGTGGCTTCGCCGCGCATCACCTTCCGACCGGGAAAGTGACCGGCTCTTATCCGCAGAAGGAGCAGGCCGCGTCTGCCGTTGCAGAGGCTCAGGCCGGGTACAACAATTCGGGCGGGAATTCCGCCAATGAAGACAACACGAACCAGTGAGGACAGGACCATGGCTTTTTTCACGAAACACCCGGTCATAAAGACCGACGCCGAGCTTGAGGATGAAAAGGTTGGGCTGGCGAAGGCCGCCGCCGCAACCTCGACTTTCCAGTCAGGCGATGACGGAAGCGCCGATTGCGGCGGAGCCGCCATGCAGGCCAATTGCGGGAAGGCCCACGCCGCGCAGGCCGACCTCCACGACCAGATCAACGGTGCCATGACCAAGGGCGGGATGCAGGGTCCGGCGCAGGATCACGCCGTGCTTGCCGGCGCTCACAAGCAGGCCGCGAGCTACTTCGGAGAAGCCTCGAAGGCCACGCTGGCCGGCGACACGAAGACCGCTGGCGAATACGTCAAGTCCGCGCGGGGCTGGGCGAACACCGCCGACAAGAATACGAAGGCGCTCTGAGGAAACGGCCATGGCTTACTTCAACCGCTTGGTCCCCATGTTCAAGGCCGCAAACCCGTTCGCGGCCGGCAAGGGCATGTACACGATGCCGAGCACGGACGAAGAGCCGTTGCATACCACGGCTGACCGCGCCGACGCGGCTGCCGAGCGCTACGGGCAAATGGCCGTCTGGCACGCCAATCAAGGCAACGCCATTTATGCCAATGACCCGACAAGCGACGTGGCCGCGCTTCACCACTCAGCGTCGATCGCGGCGCGCGTCGCCGCCGACACGTTCAGCCGAGCCGGTGACCATGCCCGCAACGGCGCGACGGAGCCCGCCAAGGCGTCCTATAACGCTGCCGTCGATATGGCGAAGGACGCCAACACCCGCTCGAAGGCGACAGACGGCTTCAACGCCAAGGGCAAGCTGGAAAAAGGCAGCGAAGATCAGCCGCGCGACGAACGCGGGCGCTTCGCGGTAGGCAATGGGACAACCGCATCAGACGCGGATTTGGCGGCCGAGCAACTGCGCCAGTCCCTAGAAGACGACGAGAATTTCACCTTCGCCCCGAAGGACAAGTTCAATTACGGCCAAGCCAACTCCGGGGTTAGCAAGTCCAATGACAATCATGGTCCGGACGGCCGTTTTTCATCGGAGACGCAAACGGTGGAGTCGAAGGTCAAGCAGTCTGGATTGCTCTATGACCACCCCTACCATGACAAGACAGACGCCGAACTCACGTACATAGGGCGCGACGCGCACGCCGCCGCGAGCGCCAATCCGGGCGGTCGGGCCGAACTCAAATACCTTGACCAAGCGAATGACTCCGCTTCGATCCGCTATGCGCGGGACCGGCTGCGAGCCAAGGCGTGAGCACCGCCGCGCCCCAAGCTTACCTCGCTATCGAGCGGACCATGGCCGCCGCGATGCGCGCGCAATGGGACAAGGTGGCGCGCAGCATCGTCGGAGACCTTCACCCTCTCCTACGCGCAGGCAAATTCGCAGAGGCGCAAGGCATTGTTGCGCGTATGTCGCTGGTCGGCATTGTGTCGAACGTGCGCCCTAAGATCGAAGAGCTTGCCACGGCGGCGTTGCTATTCGGAGCCCACCATCAAACCGGCGACTTGCTGACGACGGTATACGCCAAAGGTAAGGCCCTTCCGCAAGAGCTTCACAACGCGATCGACCAGCTTGTCCATGCGGTTGAGGTCAAGGGACGGGATTATCTGGCACGGAAGTTGCACGACTTCATCACGGCCCAATCGGAGCGGCACACCCGGCTTCAGAAGTTCAACGGCAACCATGACGAACGTGGGCGCTTTGCCAGCGCGAGCGCGACGGCTGCGCCGAAAGCGAAGAGTTATACCCCCTTCACCGACAAAATGACCAACGAAGAGATCGTTGCTGGTCTGACGCGAGCGCAAACCTTGGCCGACGCCATTCCGGAGACTTACTTGCTGGCGACCGAAGATCGCGTAGGTTTGCGGAAGAGCATAGCCGATGACCTCTATAACAAGGATATTGGGATCAGGGTGCAAGGCCATGAGGCCACCATCATCCTAGGCTTGCCGGGGGCTGGGAAGAGCACGTTCTCAGAACCGTTGCGTTTGGCCGGCACGCTCGAAATAGACAACGATCTTGCCAAGGAGAAGCTTCCGGAATTCTCTGGCGGCCTCGGCGCGCGGGCAGTTCATGAAGAGGCCGGCGCGATCACTGACGACGTGCTTGCGCGCGCTACGGCGAACGGCGATAACATCGTATGGCCCAGAATTGACAGCCCGGAGAAGGTGTTGCAGGACACCCAGAAATTGGTTAGTCAGGGCTACACCGTCCATGTGAAATTGATTGACGTGTCACACGCAACGTCGGCAACTTCGGTCATAGAGCGCTATTTCGCGACCGGGCGCTACATCCCGCCCAATGTGGTTGCTGCCTATGGGGACAAGCCCCGTGCGGCGTTTGACGGTCTGGCGAAGTCCGGGATGACGGCTTCGAGTGAGGTATGGAAACGTGGAAATCGCGGCGATTTTGTCAAAACTGAAGGATGACCCGGTTCAGACGGCTGCGGCCGTTGAATACCGTCGTCTGCTCGACAAAACCGAAGACACTTCATCGGCCGCGCTCGCGCGCCTTCCCGACATGCCCAAAGCTAAAAAAAAAGAACTCAAAAAAGATGACATAAGCTCGGTGTCGCTAGCGGTGACGGGCGGCCTTGCCGAGCCCGAGCAGAAGCAGGCCCCCTACAAGCGGAAGCGCAAGCTCAAGAAATTTGACAAGACGCTTTACATCCGTCGAGACCTTGTGAACACAGAACCTCTGCTTGCTTGGGCGAAAGAGGCTGGATTTACGAGCACGCTCCCCGCCGATGACATGCACGTCACCGTCGTCTATTCGAAAGACCCGGTGGATTGGGAGAACATGGGCGAGGGCGGCTCAGGTCACCTGTTCGCCTATGACACGGAAAACCGAACCATTGAGCAGTTCGGGGATGCGGTCGTGATGACGTTCCAAAACGCGGACCTGATTAGGCGGCATTCGTATCTGCGCGTGCTGGGCTGCCATCATAGCTTCGTACCTTACCAGTCCCACGTCACCATCACCTATGCTGCGCCTGAAGACTTGGACCTGTCCGCCATCAAGGCTTATGACGGCCCGCTCGAATTCGGCCCTGAGATTTTCCAAGAGATCAATACAGACTGGCAGGATGACCTTGAAGAGGACGTGCTGAAGGCCGAGGACGAAGACAACGAAGGCATGACCTCGGCCGAAGTGCTCGCGTGGCACGACGCCATCGATCGCATCCGTGACCAGTCAGACAAAGAGTACGCCTTACAGGCGCTCCGCAACCGCGACATTGCGACCCTATATCGATTGCTACCTGTCCGCATGGTCCGCAATTACAACGGCACTTATCAGGTGCGTGAAGAGGACTTGATTAAGGCCGAGGCGGCACTTGAGACGCTTGCAGACCAGCTTAATGCGGCTGTAGCCAGCGGCGGGACCGTGCCAATCGACACGCAGGCCGGTCTCACTACCTCGCGTCTCATATCGCTGGGCTTCCTGTCTCAGGCGTCGGACGAAGGCTCAACCACCTATGAGGTCAGCGAAATTCTTGACGACAAGACGTGCGACGTTTGCCAGTACATGGACGGGATGCAGTTCGACGTTGCCGAGCAGAGCGGCCGGCTCATGCAAACGTTGGGCACGTCCGACCCCGACGAGTTGGCGTCCATGGCACCATGGCCTGACCTCGAAGACCTCGCCGGCATGACGCCAGATGAACTACAGGCGGCCGGCTACGGCTCGCCGCCCTATCACCCGAACTGCCGTGGCATGTTGGTTCCGGCCAGCACGAAAGAGCCCGGTGAGCTTTCCGAAGAGGGAGAAGACCTTGTTAGTGATTTGCTGGATGGAGTTGCTGCATTGGGTGTCGAAGGCGATGAAGTTGACGCCGAAGACCTAGCCGGGTGGGACGATGACGCGAAGACCGAAGCTCTGCAAGGCGCGATTGAAGACCTTGACGACGGGGATTTGAAGGACAGCGCGCAGTCCGCCTATGACGACGGCGATTACGATGCAGCGCTCGCCATCGCGGAGACTTCACCAGATGACGCCATTTCAACGGATGCTGAAACAGCGAAAGATTGGAGCGAAAGCGAGATTGACACGCTCATGTGGGCACGCTTCGAGATAACCGACCCGTCCATGTTCAAGGAGGCTGACGACGCTTTCACCGCTGGCGATTATGACAAGGCTCAGAAGATCGTTGATGACTTCAAGGACAAGAATGTTGAGAAAGAAGACCCGTCCGACGATGACCGTTCCCCGAATGCTCCCAAGAAGAAGGGCAAGAGGCAGAGCGCGGCAGGCCAGCTTTCGCAGGACTATGACGACATAAAGCCTGACTCAAGCAACCCGATATCGGACATTCAGAACGTGAATGACGACGGAGCACCCATAGATCGAATTTGATTTGGCGGCCCATCACTTGGGCCATTTTGTGCAACTAGTTGCACAGAGGATTGATCCAAACTCTCGCGCGTGCCAATCTTCATCATTCGCTGGGTGACCAGTGGTGAGGATAAAGTGGTGGCCGACCGAGTTAGGTTGATGAAGCTGGCGACGGACGATCTATCGTTCATGGCAAGCCGCGTCCTCAAAACAGTGCCGGAAATCAATCAAATCCTTATCAAGAAGCTAGATGACGAAGAGCAGACCGTCTTTGGCGAGGTTTACGCGCCGGGTTTTCCGGACTCGCAAGGGGACTTCATGTCCGCCGTGCAAGTCAAGAAGATGGCGTACAACTTCATGTCCAAGGGCCTTTTGAAGAATGTGGACGTGAACCATTCTCAGGTGCCGTCCGGTTCGTGCATCGTCGAAAGCTTCATCGCTCGCGAAGGCGACCCGATTTTCCTAGCCGATAGCTGGGTGATTGGAGCGCACGTTCCCGACGCCGCCATTTGGAAAATGGTCAAGTCGGGCGAGTTGAACGGTTTTTCGCTTGATGGCATGGGTGTCCGAACAGACACCGTGTTTTCGATCGAAATGCCGGATTTGCTCAAAGGCGAGACTGACGAAGTGCAAGGGCACCGGCACCAGTTTTTCGTCAAGTATGACCCGACCGGGTTCTTTCTTGGTGGCAAGACGGGCAACGCTCGCGACGGCCACATTCACAAGATCGAGCGCGGGACGGTAACGGAAATGGCGGGCAACCCGCCGCATTGTCACCGGTTCTCGTTTGTCGAGGGAATTTTGGATGCCCAAGTTCGAAATTAACGCGACAGAACTGACCGATACGGACGTGAATTTCATTGCGTTGGTCAAACGGGGTGCGAACCGCATACCGTTTCGATTGACCAAAAGCGAGGACGCAGACATGGACCTCTATAGCTTGCTCAAGAAGACCGTTCTCAAGGGCGACGGTGGCACCGTGGTTGCTCCCGCCGTGGTCGGCGTCTACATGACGAAGGCCGCCAATGAGGACGCCATCATCGCCATGCTGAAGGCGGCCGGCGTTGACTTCGAGCCCCTTCTGAAGGGCGAGATCAAGGGCATGACGGTCTATACGCTGAAGAGCGGCGTCAACCCGGCAGACACGATGATGCTGAAGGTCAGCAAGGACGTGGCGCTCGGGATTTCGGGCCTCAAGAAAGGCTTTTGCGAGTACGATTTCAATTCGTCCGACTTTGGCGAAAACGTCGCTACAAGCTCGTATGTCATGTCGCTGTCCGGCGCGGCTCAGGCCCTCGGATCGGTGGTCAGCAACGTGCTTCAGGACGCGGCCGACCCGACCGCCGCCGCAGTCGGCATTTCGAAGGCCGTTGACGACTTCAAAGCCTACATCATGACCCTGACCAAGGCGGTTCCCGTCTCGGCCTTCAAGTTCGACCAAGCGCTTCGCAAGGCCGAACTCAAGAAGACCGGCACCGGCAACGCCGAAGGCGGGGCTGGCGGCGATCAGGAGACCGGCCCCGGTAAGTTTGAGAAGGGCAAGATCGCGAAGGGTGAAGGCGACCTCGGCGGCGGCGACATGGCTACGGCCGTTGCCGGCAAAGACCCGCTTATCCCGGAGAAGACCCCCGGCAATACCCAAGTTGCGAAGGCCGACGCCGGCCTGAACGGCACGGGCGCTGGCGCGGAACTCGGCGCTGGCACGGAGACGAACGCTGCGGCGACCGCCGACGATGCGTCGAACACCGCCATCAACGCCATTCCGGGCGGCAAGTTAGGGGGCAAGACCTCGGGCACCGATACCGGGATGCCCGCCGAGCTTATGGCCTCCACGCAGAAAGCCGAAGTAGAGGCGACCGCCATGTGCAAGACCGCTGCCGACTTGGTTGCGGTCGGCAAGACCGACCTCGCGCAGGGCATTTATGATGCGGTCAAGGCGATCCTCGCCAAGAGCGCCGCCGACGTGAAGGTCTGGAAAGACGCCAATGACGCCGCGCGCGCCGCGACGAACCGCAATGAGAACGCCGACGATGGCGACGCTCGCACGATCGGCGCGACCACGGGCCTCAATCCCAAGTTGATGGCTTCCACCCAGAAGGTTGAAGAGGCCAAGGCCGCGCTTACCAAAGCCGAACTCGACCTCGCGGCCGTCAAGAACACGGTAGTCGTCAAGGACGCGCATACCGTTGATGTTACGAGCATTCTTGTCACCGGCGAAGGTGCCGATGGCGCGGGTGCCGGGACCAGCACGGACGAAGATAGCCTCGCGGCTCAGGCGCGCGCCACGGCTGACGACGCCAAGAACGCTGGCGGCAAAGTCACCGGCAAAGTCAAGGGAGCCACGCTCGATACCGCTGGCATTCCCGCGAAGATGCTTTCCCCGACGACCAAGAACGCGGGCGACGATGACGCCGGCAAGAAGGGAAAGAACAAAGAACAGCAACTCTCAGACGGGTTGTCTGGCGCAGGCGCGCAGGAAAACGACGTTCAGACCCTCAAGTCAGAGAACGGCGCGATCATGCAGGCCGTCGCCGCGCTCAGCAAGGACGTGAAAGACGGTCTGGCTGGCGTGAAGAAGGACGTATCGGCCCTAGGAAGCCGGGTGGACGAAGTGGTCGGCTCGGTGAAGAAACACGACGCGGCCCTACTCGGGACCGTGTTCGGGGAGGCGAACGATGACGTGGTTGTGGCTTTCGCCAAGACCGCCGACAACGCTCCGCCCCTCATGGATACGGGATTTTCCCGCCGCGCGTGATCGCGGATAGCAACTGCAACAGAAACTTGGAGTGAACGAAAATGTCCAGCAACAGCAGCCTGCTCCGCAAGGCCGATCTCGCCATCGCGGACCTCGCCAGCAACGGCGGTGAACTGAGCCCCGAACAGGGCGCGGCCTTCATCCGCAAACTTATCAAGCAGCCCACGCTCATTCGGCTCTGCCGCGTGGTCGAAATGGTTGCTCCCATCCGCAAGATCAACAAGATCGGCTTCGGCTCGCGCATCTTGCGCGCCGCCACGTCGGCCGTTGCTCTTACGGCGAACGGTTCCAACAGCACGGCTCTCGACGGCCGCGCCAAGCCCACCACGTCGCAGATCGAGTTGACGACCAAGGAGCAGATCGCTCAGGTCAACATCCCGTACGACGTGATGGAGGACAATATCGAGCGCGCCACGACGGCGACGAACGAATTGCCCAACACCGGCCCGGCCGGGCTGCGCCAGACGATCATTGACTTGATTGCCGAGCGCGCCGCGCTGGACATGGAAGAGCTTGGCCTGCTTGCGTATACCGCCTACACGAACGCCGCCGATACAGACGATCAGGCTTATCTCAGCCAGTTCGCCGGCTGGCTCAATATCGCCAGCACGTCCGGCAACGTGTTCAACGCCAACAGCCAGTCGATCAGCAAGGCCATCTTCAAGCAGGGCTTGAAGACCATGCCGTCGCAGTATCAGCGCAACAAGCCCGCGCTGAACCATTTCGTCTCGGTCAATAACGAGACGGAATACCGCGACACGCTGTCCGACCGCGCAACGGCGCTGGGCGACCAGATGACGCAGGGCACGAGCCCGACCTTCGCCTACGGTTCGCCCGTGGTCCCGGTCGCTCTTATGCCTGAGTCCGAGGGCCTGTTCACCGACCCGCTGAACCTGATTTTCGGCATTCAGCGTCAGGTGTCCATGGAATTCGACAAGGATATCACGGAGCGCGTTTACATCATCGTGTTGACGGCGCGTATCGCCTTCAATATCGAAGAGAGCGACGCCATCGTGCAGTACGAGAACATCGCCACGGTTTGATCTGTACCGCGGCTTGACCGAACATGAGGGCGTAGCTTAACGGCTGCGCCCTTTTGTCGCCCAATACCGGGCCGAAGATGGGCTGGCGAAAGCTGCCCCGAATGGAGAATGTCATGCCTACCGCAAAACTCATTGGTCCGCGCCGTCTGAACATCCGGGGCCGGATTTACATCAAAGACGAGGAAGTGGACGTAAATTCCGACGAGGCTAAGCTGCTTGACAGCGATCCTCGCTTCCGCGTCAAGGGCATATTCGGCCGAGAGGAATACGAAGCCGACGCCCTCGCCAATCGCCCCAAGGGCGAGGCTTTGATCGAAGATATCATCGAAAAGATGGGTATGCTCGAAACCCCCGACGATACGAAGTTCGATCGTTCAGGCAAGCCGAGCCATTACGCCCTGTCGGAATTGCTGAAATATCCGATTTCTGTTGCCGAGCGCGACCGCGCCATGCAAGTCCTCAATCCTCCGGACGAGCCCAATCGCTCGCCCATGCGCCCGGCCACCGAAGGTCGCTTGGACGCGGCGGACGGGACGGTCACCACGGACAATACCAAGCCGCGCGTCTTCAAAGCCTCTGGAAAGCCCGAAGTCGCCGTTCAGATGAAGTGAGGACCACGCCATGTTGCTTGCCTCGGTCACGGAAGTTGTCGAGCGCCTAGGTTTTGACGCGATGACGGACATTACGTTTGCCGTCACCATGGCGATGGACGCTGCGGAGCCGCAGCTTGCCGGGTTGCTCAATACCGACTTTGACCGGGGCACGTTCACGGACACGTTCTATGTGGACGAGCCGACCGTGATTGAGGGTCAGGCTTTTGCTACCGAGTTCCGCCTTACGCGCGGGCTTATCGCGAGCATTACGTCGGTCAAGGTGGCTTACGAATATGCGAACTTCACCGATGGAAGCGTGCTGCTCGATTACACGCCTACCGTCATTCTGCACTCGGGCAAGGGCTTGGTGAAGGACGTAGCCAATCGCTATTCCCGCCAGTACGTTCAGATCGTTTACGTCGCCGGCTTTGATCCCGACGCATCATCGCCCCCGATCGTTGGGAGCTATTCGTTGGCCGAGGTTCCGGATTGGCTTCAACAGGCGTGCAAGATCAAGACTTTGCTCGGTTTGGTGGACGATGCGTCGCTTTCGGAAGCGCAAATCAAGCTAGAGCCGAAGGTGCTACAGCCACAACTCAATTCCCTGCTATCCAAACACCTTCGCTACGCTCCCCTAGCCCTACTGCCGCTCTGAGGCTGCCGTGGCTACCTTCGATATCGAAGTCAACTTCCGAGATCAGCGGTTCGACTCAATATCGGCCGGCTTGACCGCTTTTGGCAAAGCTCTGAAGTCAGATTGGGACGGCTCTGCCCGCGTGCTTTCTCAAGAGCTTCGAGAATTTCTCAACCAAGTATCGACCGCGCTCGCGCAGCGCCACGGCGGCGCGTGGCCGGGCGGCACGACAGAAACGTCCCTGAGCAAGCGTACCGGGGCCTTGATCGCGTCCATTGCCGCCTCCGTCAATGTTACCGGTGAGACCTTCGACGCCATCATGGGTTCGATAGGATCGGACGTGCCCTACGCCGCCATTCAAGAATACGGTGGCACGATCCACGCTAAGAACGCGCAATTCCTCGCCATCCCATTGCCGCCCGCGCTGGACGCTCAAGGGGTGCCGCTCATGATGGGGCCGCGCGCGTGGCCGAACACCTTCGTTGCCAAGTCAAAGGCCGGGAACCTCATAATTTTCCAGCGCCGGGGGACCAGCATCGTCCCCCTTTACGTGCTAAAGACCTCAGTGACCATTCCGCCTCGCCTCGGCTTGCGAACCACGATTGACGCAGGCTTGGGCTACTTTCAATCGCGCGCCGCCGACGCCATCGTTCAGGCGATGACCGCAGGAGCTTCGTCATGACCGCCAATGTAACCAGCGTCCGCTTGTCCATCATTCAGGCAATCGAGACCTATTTTCGGACCCTTGTGACCGACGCGTTGCCGATCGGTGACCCGTTCGGCTTCAATTTTTCGACGGTTGAGATTGGCCCTTTGACCAAGAACGATCAGAAGAAGCAGTACTCACTCGGTATCGTCGCCGGGAAGGAGGCTGAGAAGTTCCAAATGCCATACGTCATGTGCTTCATGGAAGTGAATATCGAGTTTCGGGCGACCGTAAACCGTGGCGATCCGGACCCCGGCGTCTTGATCGAACAGCTTTTGACCGTCGTGAAGCGCGCTATGACTACCGACCGCACATGGGGCGGAAGGGCCATAGATACCAAGATCATCGGGTCTGAAGTGGACCTCATAACCTATGCGGACCGAGCCGCCATGGGCGTTTGCATCGCGCAAATCCAATACCGATACAACTACGCCGACCCGCGCGCGACGGCTACACCGCCGTTTTGATGGGCCATGAATGAGACCGGGCCATTGTGGCCTTAAATAGTTTGTGCAACTAGTTGCAGCAGAACCACAAGTCGGCATCCCCGGCACGTACCAGAGGAATACCATCATGACCGCAGTTTTTGTCAAGCGCGCCCAGTTCTCGGGCGAGTCCAAAGTCGCCAGCCGAGAGGTTGACGGTCTTGCCGCCATTGTCCGTGGCCTCGCGATCGACAACGCCATTGCCAAACTTCAGGTCGCCGCCGTCAGCGCCGTGACCGACAGCACGACGGGCACCGCAGCCATCCCCCCCACCATGGGCGGCGACGGCGCGCTACCGCTGGTCAACCTCATTGCCCCCACGGGCGTCTATAACGCCGTGTCGGCGGGCGGCGTCCTTACCACGGCCCTCACGACCTCCGTTGCCAAGACGCGCAACGCCATTCAGGGCTGGGTTTCGGTCATCAATAACATGCTGGCCCGCCTCGGCGTCGCGAACCTTCAGTACGCGGAAGGCTCGCTCGGCACCTTCGGGACCATCGTTGCTCAGGACTTGTCCTGCACGACCGGCGCGGGCGCTCTGGCCGTCAGCTACGCCTCGTATGTGGCGCAGGCCGATGCGATCATGAACGCGCAGTACAACCTCATGTTCGGCATGAACCAGTGCTTGGCCGCCATCGGCGCGCCCGTCATCGCCAATGCGTTCGGCAGCGAAGTGAACCTCTCCAAGGTCATCGGGCTTATCCCCGCCGCCGTGGACAGCGCGACCGGTTCGGACTCGGTTCTCTTGGCCGATGGCACCGCGTTCTTGGCCGCCGTCGCGAATAACTTCGCCTCTCTCGCCAGCGCCTACAATGAATTCTTCACGCAAGGCGCGACGCCCGGCACCCTCACCGACAGCACGGGCGGCGCTTCGGGCGTCCTCACCATCGCCGAGGTCGCGGTTGTGGCTCCGGTCGGCTATCAGGACGTGTCCGGCGCTTCGCTCCCCACGGCGGGCACGAACACGCTCATTGACGCCTACCAGAACGCGCTTTCTTCGATCCTCGCCAAGATCAACCTCTATCGCGAGAAGAACGATCTCGCCGCGCTGGTGGACAACATCGGCGGGACGGTTTCGACCACGCTTGCGTCCGAAGCCTCCACGGTCGCGGTTGCGGCCGGCATCAAGGCCGTGGGCACCATCACGGAAGCCACCACTACCAACTTCATCAACGGCGACATTATGACGATTGGCAATCAATCGTTCAGCTTCATCACGACGCTTGGCACCACGCCCGGCCAAATTCAGGTGCGCGCCAACACGGCGGCCGGCTTCGCTGCCACCATGGCCGACGTTATCGCCTCGATGGCCTCGACCGTTCGCGGCTTGGCGGGCATCAGCGCGGGCGTCTATGTCCCGAACACGGCGGTTCCAGACACGGTGGTTGCCTCGCTTGTCCCGAACGCGGGTGGCGGCGCGACCTTCAGCGTCACGGCCTTGGTCGATGGCGTCGGCGGCAACTCGCTGGTCTTCACGAACACGTCTACGCACTCGGAAGTGTTCGACGGCTCGGGCGTGCTCGGCGGGACCACGACTGGCGCGGCTGCCCTCGGCGCTTCGCTCACGACTTGGAACGCCACTCTGGCGGCCGTTACGGCGAACATCGCCTATATGGCCTCTCAGTTGAACGCTGTCCTTGGCGACGTGGGCGGCACCACGGGCTTGCAGCCTTTGATCGACAACTCGGGCGGCGTCTTGCCGGCCGCGACTGTCGCCATCCACGACGTTGTGACGACCGACAACGCCGCCGTAGCCGCGACCAATCCCGGCGCGACCGGCGCGAGTGGCGTTCAGAACACCTTGGCCGCGACTATCCAAGTGGCAATCTCGAATGCCATGGCGACCTTGGCCGCGCGCGTCACCGCTCTGGCGGGCGACACTTGGGGCACGGGCCTTCACGTTGTCGCGTCGCAGTTCTAAGGCCGGTCATCGGTGAAACCAAAACAAGGGAATTGAACCATGACCGTCCTTCTTACTCGCCTCGCGGTGCTTCAGGGAGCCCTTGAAGTCACCTACAATACGCCGGTCGCGGTCGGCGTGAACGATGGCTTCCTTGTCAGCAACCCGCAGTTCGCCATCAAGCCGAACGTGCTTGAGCGAAACTTCGTTCGAAACGACCTCTCGCCCATGCCGGTGATTATCGGCCGCAAGATCGCCTCGATGACCTTCGAGACGGAATTGCGCGGCAACGGGGCTCAGAACTCGGGTCTGCTCGCCAATGCGCCCGTCATCTGCCGCCTGTTTCAGGCGTGCGGTTACGCGCTCTCGGGCAGCGACATGCCGAGCACGCTCGGTCCCTTTATCGTCGGCAACCAGAACGTTCCCGTCTCTTGGGTAGACGCCACTCAGGTCAAAGCCGCCGTCGTCTTCACCGAAACTTCGACCAACAATTTCTTGGTCGGGGACACGATCGACATTGGCGGACAGACCTACACCTTCGCCACGTCCTATGCGAGCACGGCAAACCTTGTGGTTCTCGGAGCCAGCTTCGCGCTGTCCGTCGCCAACTTGGTCGCCGCCATCATGGGCACCGGCACGGGCGCTTCGGCGCGCGGCACCGGTTACGGAGCGCCCACGGTAACGAACACGGAAGTCTCAGCCGTGTTTGCGACCACTATCACCTTCACGGCGCTTCAGCCCGGCACGGACGGCAACTCGCTTGTTTCGGTCTATACTGCCAGCGGTACGGCGGCTGGCGTGTTCGCCCATGCCACTCTGGTTGGCGGCCTCAATGAGGCGACCAATACCGACCTCATTTGCTACTATCTCTCGGTCACTACCCCCGGCGCTTCCGGGGTGGCCGAGATCACCGTGACCTCGGACGTGCTTGGCGAAGGAGACGCGGCTGCGGTCGTGACCTCGGGCAGCCCCTTTGCCATGGGCACGAAGGGTCTGACCATCACGCCGACTTGGACCGGCAACCTTGTGACCACCATGCAATGGGTGGTTTGGTTGCTGCCGGCCGGCTTGCTGCTCACGCCGGTTTCGCAGAATTTCCAGTCCATTTCGCTCTACATGCACAAGGACAACGTTTTGCACGAAATGCCGGGCTCTTACGGCACGTTCGACATTACGGCTGCGGCCGGCAACTTCGCCACCATCAAGTGGACCTTCACGGGCACCTATGACGCGGCGGTTGACGATCCCAATCCGACGCCGGTATTCGAGACCGAACTGCCCTCTCAGGTCCAGTTGGCCCGCTTGTGGATCAACCAGTTCAACGCGATCGTGGAGAAGTTCACCTTCAACCAGATGAACGATATCGTCATTCGTCCCGACGTGTCTTCGTCCGATGGCTATAACGGCGTGCGTATCACGTCGCGCAAGCCCGAAGGTGGGATCGACCCCGAAGCCGACGCCGTTGCGAACCAAGATTTCTGGGGACACTTCGCCGCCGCCGAGGAAATGCCTTTCCAGATGCGTTGCGGCACGTCCGCTGGCAACACGATTTGGATGCTCGCGCCGAACACCCAGTACTCGGGCCTCACGTATCAGGACCGCTCGGGCATCTTGGCCTATCAGGCTGGAATGCGCTTCGCGCGCTCGCTGGGTAACGACGAATTTTTCATCTTCATGATGTAAGGAGCGGGGCTTCGGCCCCGCCAACGTCATGTCGAAATTCGTCGCCCGCGTTTACGTTGTCCAGAAAGCCGATCGCGAGGGCAACCTCTATGGCGACGTGCTGGCGGTCAAGCTCACCTTCGAAGCCGCCCAAGCGCTTGCCGTGCGCTACGCGCCGGCCAAGGTCACCATGGTCCTTGCCGATAAGACGCACCTTATAAACGGTCCCCATGCCGATAAGGTTGGTCCTATGGATGGGCCACACTGATTGCAACTAGTTGCACAAAGTGCGAGCGTCCGGGATCGATAACGCCATACAGCCAAGGAGGCAGCCGTGGCCCTAATTGCGATGACAACCGCCGACAGCTTGGACTATGTTTCCGATATGGACCCGTCCAAGGTCAAGACGAAAACCCCCAACGATCCGGCCGACAGCACGAAGGGCTTCACAGAGCATGTGGAGATCAAAGAAGGCGCGACCAGCTTCAAGCTGCGCGGCCTTGACGTGTTCTTGATGGGCCTGATTTACGATAACGCCTCAACGCTTTCGGGCAAAGAGGGATCGACCGAATATGGAATTCATACCAAGGTCAATCAGACGAACATCGAAGCCGTTCGCCATGGCTTGATCGGCTTCACGAACTTTGCCGACGCCAAGGGCAACGCTCTTTCGTTCTCCACTCAGCGCGCCGTCGTCAACGGCCGGCCTTATGACGTGGTGGCCGATGCGATCATGAACACGATGGGCGTGCGCCTCATTCAGGAGCTTGCCCAGCAAATCAAAAACATCAGCGAGGTCACCGCCGCTGAAGAAAAAAAATCCGTCGAGGCATCGCCGCCATCCGCTTAATGCCGGAACGGCAATGCAACGGCTGCACGCGCCAAAAGGAATGGGGCTGCACCGCCTACAGCTACCCTCTCAAAAAGGGTGACGATGGCGCTAGGCCGGACGGAAAAGGCGGATGGGTTGGCTGGGTAAATCCAGCCTTCCTTCCGGTCAAGATCGATGGAGAGGACACTTATGCGTGCCCTCGCCAAGACCTCAAGGCACGTCCGATGCAATGGCATCAGATGTTCTTGTATTACGGGTTCTATAAATCGGGTCACCTTCCGCAAATCGGCTCGGTGATGGATCAGTCGAACAAGGCGGCCGAGCTTTTTCGGATCATAGACGCGGTGAACGCGGAATGTGATAACGCCGGGAATGAGGACGCAAAACGAAAGGCTGCGGCCGAGGCCGCGATACCGAAGGCACGCCCAAGGCTATGAGCGACAGCAACGAGCTTAATTTCATCTTGCGAATGCGAGACGAGGCGTCGTCTATCTTGCAGGCGCACGCGGCTGCGCTTCAGGGGGCGGGCAACCAAGCCCGTGGCATGGCCGCCGCTCACAAGGAGGCCGCCGATAGCATCAAGGGCGTCATGGAGGCTGCCAAGGGCGCGGCCGAGTCCTTGATCGCCATGTACGCGTCCAACGAAATGATCCGTGGCGCAGTAGACGCTTATCAGGAAATGGACCGCGCCGTTCGCGAGATCGGCCGAAACGCCGACATGTCGCGCGAAAGCGTGATGGCTCTGCACGAAGAGCTTGCGAACATTTCCATGAAGAATGGCGACGCCACCGTTCAACAGATGGACAAGCTTGCCGTCGCCGCCTCGAAGATGGGCGCGCACGGCGAGGATATAGTGAAATTCTCGGTCGCCTTGTCCAAGATCACTGACGATGGCAACCTTGAACAGGTCGCCAACGGCGTCGCCAAAATCCTACTCGCTACCGACCAAGGCGTTGATGACGTGGGCCATTTTGCCGACGCGCTCGCCGGCCTCTCGAAAGGCGCGCGCTCTGGGATAGAGGGCATCACCGAAATGACCGGCCGCCTCGCCGGCCTAACGCAAGGCATGGGCATCAGCGCCGAACACCTTGCCGCCTTCGCTCGCGAGTTCGACAACCTAGGCGGCAACCCGATGCGTACCGCCATGCAGTTCAGCATGGTCCTCACGCAGATGCACCAGAAGGCCGAGCAGGGCGGCGCGGGGCTGCGCTCTCTTGCCGAGCACATGCGTATGACGACCGACGAAGCCAAGAAGCTTGTCGAGCAGCATCCGGAAGAGGCGTTCGAGAAGGTCTTGGAGGCCGTCAACGCCATCAAGAACTCGGGCGGCGACGATACCACCTTCCTCAAGAACTTGGGGATCAGCGCCGCGCGCGAGGTCCGTACGATCGAGGCGCTCGCGTCGCGCATCAAAGACCTCGATAAGCAACTGACGGTTTCGGACCATTCGGACGGCGCGGCCGACAAAATGTCTCACGACATGAAGTCGGAGTTCGACCGAGCTTTGAACGAAATGTCAACGGCTTGGACCGAGTTCAAGACGGAGATAGGTGCTGACGCTATCCCGATTTTGACGGTCGCTTTCCAAGCGCTGGCCGGCGTCATTCATACAACCGCTGAGACGCTCAAAGACCTCGGCCCGGCCGGGAAAATCCTAATTGACTTTGCGCTGTTCGCCCCCGGTATTCTGGGTGTCGTGAAAGCTGTTGGCCTGTTCCGCACCGCTATAACCGGCCTCGGTTCTCTCGGGGCGGCTGAAGGCGCGGGCCTTGGCATTATGGCTCGGGGCGTGTCGAGATTGACCAGTGCGCTGTTCCTCGCGGTGGCCGCTCTTGGGGCCTATGAAGCAGGCCGCGTGGTCGGCGGGGCGATCAATGACGCTGGCGACCGCCGCAAGCAGGGGTGGGGCCTTCAAGACGATTGGGACGCTGTTGTCGGGAACACGGACGCCCTGCAAAAGCGCAAGCAGGGAGAGTACGAGGCCGGCAAGTTCCGCCCGCACAACACCGCTTGGGACGGCATGGAGAACCAGTCTTCATCCGAAACGCAGCGGCAGCGCGCGCGCGGCGGTTCGAATTATGCCGACCATCAAGCGTCGGCCAGCCTTCAGGACGCCCACAAAGCCGCCGAAAGCGGCTCGGGCGGCGGCATGGGCCAGCAAGATATCGAGACCACCATCGCTTCGTTCGTTCCTTGGGTGAAGAAGCTTGAGGAAGTGAAAGACCTTGAGGAAAAGATCGCGACTGCACGCGGCCAAATGACCCTCAATCAGCAACAGGACAATAAGGTCCAGTTGGACGAAGCCGATCAAATTCTCGCCAAGAAGAAGATGACGCCTGTTCAGGTCGAAATGCAGACCTTGAACGATCAGATCGACAAAGCGAAAGCCATCACGAAAGAGCAGCAAACCCAGCTTGAGATCAAGACCAAGCTCCGCGACATGGAGCAGGGCGGGGAGCTTCACGCCGGCACGCAAGACGACGCCGAGCATCAGGCCATCAGCGCGGGCATGAACGCCAAAGCTGCGGCCGACACGGCGAAGGCTTACGCCGACCAAATGCGCTCCCTTCAACAGGAGATCGCGGCGACCAGCGCCATCACGGCGGCTCAGAAAGAGAGCGCGTCGGTTGAGAAGACCATTTCCGACTTCAAGGAGAAAAACGCCGGTTGGACCAAGAGCGAAGTGGACAACCTCACGGCCGAATTGAAGGTCGCGTACGAGCTTAAAGACGTGATGGCTGCCGTTGGAGAGACGCATTCTCAGGGCAAGGCGATTTCCGACTATAACGACAAGATGAAGGCTCTATCGTCCATTGGCGACACGGCCGGCATGGCGCAGCTTACGAAGGACACCGAAGCCGCGCGCGACCCGATGGGCCATATCGTCACGCTGAATGACCAGCTTGTCGCTCAGTTGAAGATCGGCGGCGACTATCGCAAGGAAGACGTTGAAACCCTTAAGCAAATTCAGGCTCTCGAAGAGAAGGGCGTACAAGTCACGGAGGCCCAGAAGGCCGCTCTTCAGGACGTGAACCGCGCGCTTTCAGACGCCAACAAAGCGCAGACGACGGGCTTTGCCGGTTGGGCGAATAGCATCGGCACGATGAATGACCAGATCGGCAAGATGGAGCAGAACCTTGCGTCCAGCGTGTCGAGCGGCCTTTCCTCGGGTATCATCGGGGCCTTGAACGGCCAGCGCTACCCCTTCGCCGCCATGGGCAAGTCCATTGGCGAGAGCATGGTCAAGGGCGGCGTCGATATGCTCATGAAGGGCGGGATGCAGGCGACCGGTCTCGATCAGATTTCCGGTCTCGGCACGCTCGGCGGCGCGGCAGATAAGGTGAAGTCGGCCAATGCTGCTCTGGACGCGGCGAACAAGGCGTCGGGTCAGACCGGCGACGCGCTGAAGAGCTATCAGCAAATGTCCGTCAACGCCACGAACGTCTATGTCACGGGCGGCTCGGGTGGCGCTGCCCCTGCCGGCGCGGCCGGCGCGGCTCCCGCTGGCGGCGTCACACCTTCCGCTGCCGGATCGGTGCCGGGGGTTACGGACGGCGTTGGCTCGCCGGCCACGTCAAATCCGAACACAGTTCAGCCCGGAGCCGTGTCGCCGGCCACGGCCGCCATATCAGCCCCGGTCGCTGGCGCTCCGCCTGAACTCGCCGCCGCAGGCGCAGCCGCAGGGGCCGCACGCACGGCTCTGGGCGCTGTAAGCGGTGGCTCTGGCTCTGCCGCCGCTCCTATGGGTTCGGTGCTAGGCCCGCACGCTGCCGCTGCTCTATCCGGACTAGGCGGCGCGCCGAACGCAAATACTGTGCCACCCGGAGCAGTATCGGCGGCGACCTCGGCCGTCGCGGCTGCTACCCATCCTGACGCAAACAACCCTACTGGCCTTCGTCCGCCCGCCAACGTTGGTCGCGACGTGAGCCAAGATGACATTGTTAACCTTGCGAAAATGAACGCGGGGGAGGTCACTAAAGGTGGTGACCGTGCGAACCAAATGTCCATGACCAACTGGACGGCGATGAACCGCGCCCAATCGAATTATCGCGGTTATGGCTCGACGATAGAAAGCCAGCTAAGCGCCAAAATTCAGTTCTCAAGCATCAATGGCCCGCACGGTACGGGCACGTCTCTTGCCGATCGTCCTATGCCTACGGAAGCGCAACTTGCCGAAGCGCGAGCGTCGCTTTCTGGATCAGACCCGACGCACGGCGGCACTTCCTATCTCAATCCGCTCTACTCGGGCGCGAACGGTCGCGGCGATGGTTGGGGCGGCGATGCTTTTCAAGCGCGCGCTCGCGCGGCTGGTCAGGTGTCAGGCAGGGGCCAAAACACAGAATATTTTGGCGTGGCCGGGAACGATCAGCCTGTCTCGCCATACGGTCTCAACCTTCCCGGTGGTGGCCCGTCCACTGGCATCAACATTGGGGCTGCCAAGGGCAGTCTCAGCGACCCGAATTTTGGCATCGGCAACTTGCGCGGCCCGTCCACTGGCATCAACATCGGCCCCGCTACAGGAAGTCCCAGCGACCCGAATTTCGGTCTAGGCAACTTGCGTGGGCCGTCCTCCGGTATCTCGTTTGAGGGCAGCGGCTTCAGCGGTGGTAACATCGGCTTCGGCGTTGGCGGCGGTGGTCCTCAACCCATGGGCGCGGCTGGGCGCGACGCCTTCGTGTTTGGTCAGGGCGGCTTCGATAGCCAGAATATGAACAAGGCCCCGGTGGACGTGAACTTGCACAGTCAAGCCGGCGTCCCTCTAACCGCGCCGAATATTCCGGTCTTTGGCGGCGGGGGTCTCGACGCGTCTACTGGTGGCTTGGGGACCGGCGCGAGCCCGTTCGCCGGGCTGTTTTCACAGACTGCCGCGCTTGGCCCCGGAGTCGCCCCGGCCGGCCAAATGGGCGCTGGCACGTCGGAAATGCTCGGCGGCGGCATGAGCCTTATCAAGATGCTCATGGGCGGCATCGGCGGAATGCACTCGGGCGGCATAGTCGGCCGCGATCGTTCCTTCACCCGCAACATTTCCCCGTTGGCCTTCATCGGCGCGCCTCGCTTCCATGATGGCATGGGAGACGATGAATTCCCCGCCGTGCTTCAGCGGGGCGAGCGTGTCCTCACGGCCAATCAGGACGCGCGCAACAGCGCCGCCATGAACCGCCTTGCCGACGCCGTTCAGAACCGTTCCACGCCGGCCGGTACCGAGCGCCAAGATACGCGCCGTGGCGACACGCGCGTCAATATGACCGTTATGACCCGCGACGCAGACAGCTTCCGGTCTTCACATTCCCAAATCCTCGCCCAGACTCACGCCTCGATGGCGCGGGCCGGCGCGAAGCACAACTGAGGAAACGACAGTGGCACTTCTTTTGATCGACGGTTTCGACGCCTACGGGGTGAACAATACCGACGTTGAAACGAACGGCATTTTGTCTACCTCGGGCTACATCGCCCAAGGCTCTGGCAACATGAAGACCAGTTCGAACACGCGGACCAGCGTTGGCTATTCACTGAATATCAACGAAGGATCGGAGCTTATCGTTTCGTTCACCACGTCACCATCGATCGTGGCCGGCTTTGCCGTCAACCTTCAGGGCACGACAGGCATCATTGCCGAGGTCATGTACAACAATCTGCTCGGCTTCATCACGCCGCAGCTTGTTCTTTATGCTGACGGAGAGGCTGGCGTTAGCATCACGTCTGGCGACGGCGATCTTGTCGGCGCGTCGCCGCCGAACGTGCTGTTCCCCGGAACGTGGCAGTACCTCGAAATTCTCTATTCGCCCTCGGCTACGTCCGGCTCGCTTCAGGTCAAGGTGGACGGTTCAACCGTCATCACCCTAAGCGGCATCAAGATCGGCAAGTCTGGCGCGCCGAATTCCTGCAATCAGATCAAGTTGGGCAACTTTTCGTCCAACATTTCGGTCTCTGAGGGTCCGAACCTTTCGGGATGCGTCGGCGCTTACTATGACGATTTCTACCTTTGCGATCAGACCGGGGCGGCCTTCAACACGTTCCTTGGCGACGTGGTTGTCCATTCGATTTTCCCGGCGTCGGACGAAAGCCCGAACCAATTCGTCACGCAAGTTGGCGGAAGCTCGGGCCACTTCACGTCGGTCAATGAGCAGACGCCCGATGACGACACGTCATATCTCGCGGACGATACGGGCTCGGCCTATGCCGTCGTCACCTTCACCGAAACGAGCACGAACAATTTCTTGAACGGAGACACCGTTCAAATCGGTTCGAAAACCTACACGTTCAAAACGAGTTACACGAACACCGATGGCGACGTGACGCTTGGCACGAGCTTCACGGCTTCGATGGTCAATCTGTGCAACGCCGTCAATCTAGGGTCCGGTGCTGGCTCGCTATACGCTGCTCTCATGACCGCCAACACCGAAGTCTCGGCCGTCGCCTTCGCCACCACTGGCGTCTTCACGGCGCTCTTGCCGGGCACGGTGGGCAACTCCTACCCCTCAGTCTACACGGCGTCTGGCACGGCGGCCGGCGCGTTCGGCTCTGCCGCTCTTGTTACCGGCGCGGCGGGCCACAAGGAGCTTTACACGGTCAGCACCTTGCCGGCCGACATTATCGATATTCTGGCCGTGGCGGTTTGCGTCCGCGCGCGCAAAGATGCGGCCGGCGTCGCCTCGTATCAGCCTTGCTTCGTGGCAAGTGCGACCGAGGCTGACGGCCCCGTGGTCGGCGTTTCGACCAGTTATCAGACTTCGCAATTCCTGATTACGTCGCCGCCCGCTGGGGGAGCTTGGACCACGGGCAACGTTCAAGCCGCCTACATCGGGTTCTTGATCCCATGAGCCTTCGTTCGACTACGCAAAGCCTTTCGGTACTTGGGAAGGTCGCCCCGCCGAACTTGCGCGTCACGCGTGAGGAATTGCGGGTATTGGGTTACTCGGCCACGCCGAGCGTCAGGGCCACGCAGGCGACGCTTATGGTCCTGTCGAAGCCGCCGCCGTCGCACCTGTACATCAGCCGTGTAGAGCTTCGCGTGCTCTGCACTCACACCCCTCTCTATGGATTTACGCAAGTGATTTTCACAGACGTTTTCCCCAAAGATATAAGCTACAATTCCGTCGCCAGCGTCCGTTTCGCGACCGACGTAATTATCGTTGACTCGGGCGATGACCAGCGCGTCGGCCGATGGGACCAGCCGCTTCAGGAATATGACGTGGCGTACGGCGTCAGGACCATGGAAGACCTTACCGGCTTGATCGCGTTTTTCCGCGCCATGAAGGGCCGGCTTTACGGCTTCAATTATCAGGATAATGTGGACTACACGTCCAGCTACGCGCTAGCCTTCGAGGCGCGTTCCGCTGCGCCGATCACGAACATGGATCAGACCATTGGAGTGGGAAACGGCGTGCTTGTCGATTTCCAGCTTATCAAGGTGTACGCGACCAATTCGTCATCGAACGTGCGCCCGATCACGCGCCCTCAACCCGGCACGACCATCATTGCTTTGAACGGCGTCCCCTACGTCTATTGGACGGTGGACGAAGAGACGGGCATAGTCACCTTCACGCCGCCCGCGTCCGTCGATATCTCGGGCCACGGCTGCGCCAAGGATGCCCTGAATGGCGTCAGTGAGGGATCGTCCAACGCCACTATCACCGGCTTAGCCGGCGACTTCAGCCCGCTTGCCACCTTCACTGGCCGCCCATGCTCGGTGCTAGGATGGGCAAACCCGCTGAACAATGTCGCCATCAATGACCCGCCGACGCCGCCCGTCCCGTGCATCTTGGAGAGCGTGGCCGGCGACGGAAGCTCTTGCGTGATCCAGTATCCGGCCGGCTACGGCAACCCGATCGAGAGCGCCGTTGTGGGTATCAATATCGCCATCGGCGCGGCCCCGCTCAATGACGTGGTGATTACGGCCGGTTTCTGGTTTTACGTCCCGGTGCGCTTCGACACGGACACGCTCGCGACCACCATTGAGGATTACGGCGTCGGCGGAGCGAACAGCGTCAAGCTGATAGAGGTTCGGAGTTCTGACCCGTCATGAGAGGCATCCCCGCTCCCCTGTTCAACGAACTGAAGAGCCAGACTGCCCGGATCGATACCGGCTGGCTAATCGTGCGGAAAGACGGGCAGCGCTTCGGTTTCACGTCTTCAGACATTCCGTTCACGTATGGCGTGGACGTTTACACCCCGACGAACGGCTTCAACCCGTCCGCCATCATGAGCAAGGCCGATTTCTCGGTGGACAACCTCGAATGCCAAGCGCTCGACAACGAACTGATAACCGAGCAGGATTTGGCGAGCGGCGTATGGGACAGCGCGGTCGTGCAAGTTTTCTGGATTTGTCGCTACCATCCTGAGTGGGGCGTGGTTCCGCTGCGCGGCGGCATTCTTGGCGAGATCATCATCAAAGACGGCCAATGGACCACGCAGCTTCGCTCACTATTTCAACAGCTTCAGCAACCGTTCGGCTATTTCTACACGCTGCAATGCGGGGCGCAGCTTGGCGACGCTCGGTGCAAGGTCAAGCTTGCTGTCCCGGCTTGGCAGGCCAACCACACCTACCGGCTCGGCCTGCTCACGGACGCTGGCATTGGGGACATAGTTCAGGCATCGGCCGCACATCAGACTGCACACCCGGCGTCGAAGAATTTCTGGTATGTCGCCCAGTACACGACGCGCGGACCCTCTCTTGCTACCGGTGTGGCGGCTAGTTCGGTTTCTCAAGGCGACGGCATCGTGTGGCTAACCGGAGACGAGTATGTCGGCGGATCGACCGAAGCAACCCCCGTGACGCCGTTGACGACCTATGACGCCTCGGCCGAGCGCGCGCCAACGGTGCCGGGACAAGGCTTATCGTCAAACGATGACCTCGGGCCAAACGACAACACGCAAATTGCAGTAGGACCGGCCTTCGATAACCTTCAAGAGTTCGTCTATGTGGGCGAGCCAGTCGATATCTTCGGGATCAAAATCTAATGGGTGGCAAGAACTCATACGGCCCGTTTAACCCGCTGCAAGGCGGGATAGGCGCAGTTGTGGCCGACCCCCCGAATTACATTGCCGTGACCGCTGAGAGTGGCGGTAGCGAACCGTCGTGGCCCACGACAGAATACGCAACCGTGACTGACGGTGGGATGGTTTGGACCGCGATATTCGCCCGCACTGTGGTTGGCACCGTCAACCCGCTCGGCATGATAAATTCCGCGATATTCCAGCACGGCTTGGTCGATTATCCAGATCACTATTTCCAGTACGGCACCATTACTTGGTTGACGGGAGGGAACACCGGGCTTTCGTCCGCCGTGCGTGACAGCTTGGGCGCGTCAGCCGGAATTCCGTACATTTTCTGTCTCGAAAAGTTCCCCAACGCTATCCTGCCCGGTGACACGTTCGAAGCTACCGTGGGCTGCGCCAAGATCAGGCTTTCGTGTCAGCAATTCAACAATTTGGACAACCATCGTGCGTTCCCGGACATGCCGACCGAAGAGAGGGCATTGGCTACGCCGAACATTTCCTCGCAAGGCTACGCTCCGAGGCAAACCAAATGACGCCCGAACAGCTACCGGTGGACTACGTTTTGAAGCGCAGAGCGATCGTCGCCGCCGCGCGCAATTGGGTAGGCGCGCCTTACCTTCATCAAGGAAGGGGCAGGAAGGGCATAGATTGCGTCGGGCTCCTTATCGAGGTCTGCAAAGACATGGGCCATCCGGTGGACGCGCCACACGCCTATAGCTCTATGCCACAGGGGCATCAGTTGCTCACGCCATGTGACGCTCAACTATGGAAGCCGGCCCGCCAAGTGCCCATCCCCGGCGATCTATGCGTCTATTGGGGCTGGCATCCGTCCGAACCGCAGCATTTCGCTTTCATCGGAGAGATCAGCGGCAGGCTGACCGTCATTCATTCCTTCAGCAAATTCCAAAAGGTGGTAGAGCAGAGCTACAATCGCATCTGGGTTCAGAAATTCCATTGCCTCTACAATCTGCCGGGCACGGAGGAAACCTACTAAATGGCTATGCTCCTTGTCGGCCTTGTCGTCAGTCTTGGCGGGATGTTGCTTACGGCGCTTTTCACGCCGAAGAAGCCGGACACCTATGGCTCGCGCCTGTCCGATATCAACGTCACGTCGGTATCGCCCGGCCAGCCGATTATTCAGGTGTGGGGCACCATGAAGCTCCCCACGCAAATGATCTTCGCGTCAGAGCTTATCGAGACCATGCACACCCATCAGGCCAGCAAGAAGGGCGGGGGCGGCAAGGGAATGCTGACGGGCAACGCCGTCAAGAACTACACCTTCACGTACTCGGTTGACGGCGCTTGGGGCGTCTGCGCCGGACCGGTTTACCAGTTGAACCGCGTCTGGGCTAACCAAAAGCTGCTCTATGTCAATCCGATCGTGGCCGCTACTTCGAACCAAGCTTTCGACGCCGCCTATCAGTCCGAAGCGACCCGTCTAATTGACGAAGAAGGTGTGTCGCTGGACTATGCCGCCGCGAGTGCTTTCGTGTTCGCGTTCAACAATTTCGACACGACCGAAGTTACGCTTTCTTCGCCGGCCGACGCCGTGGGCTACATCATGGCGCATCCGATCGTGGATGAAGCCCCGGCCGACCCTGGGGGCATTTTTGACGCCATCCTCTACCCGGACAGCGCTGGCGTGACGAATGTTATCTCTCAGCTTTATTCCGGACTGAACAATCAGGATCAGTACGAGCAGCAAATCAACCGGTTCGACCTTATCGAGGTCTACCTTGGCGATGACGAACAGGCCCCCAACGGCTTGCTCGAAGGCTATCTCGGCGCGGGCAATGCGCCCGCCTTCCGCAATTGCTGCTATTTCGTCATCACGAACCTTCAGCTTATGGACTTCGGAAACAACGTCCCAAGCATCACGGCCGAAGTCCAAACCACGCCGGGCGGCACGACCACGCTCATTGACGTTATGCAGGGCATTTGCCTTCAGGCCGGCCTCACGGTCGAGCAGTTCCAATTCAACTTTACGGACACGATTTTCCCCGGCTTTTGCGTGACCACGGTTACGAGCGCCCGCCAAATCCTGCAAGACCTTCAGAAGGTTTTCCCGATCAATGGCGCGGAGAGCGGCTATAAAATCGTGTTTGGAGAGGTCAATGTCCGTGCGTCGCAAATCCTTCAGCGAGGCGACTTTGGCGCGCACGCCGATACCGACCCGTTGCCGGTCCGCGAGCAAATTCAGCGCACGTCGGACTATGACCTTCCGCAGCGCATAGATTTGAAATATCAGGAGCCAGCGCGGAATTACTCGCCCAACGAACTCTACGCCGCGCGCTACAATACGCCTTCAACCTTGATCGAAAAGGTGGATTTGACGATAGCTCTTGATCGTGCTGACGCGCAAGGCGCTGTTATTCAAATGCTCGCCAATCGCATGTTCGCGCGTAAGATCATCAGCATTCAATTGCCTCGCAAATACATCACGTTGGAGCCTACCGACGTTGTGAAAGTTCAGAACAAGTACAACACGGAATTGTTCGACGAGTACCTTTGCACGCAACTTGAAGTGGGGGCTAACGGCCTGATAAAGGCGCAGTTCGTGGACCACTATTATGTGGACCCGTCCGTCAACCCGTCGCAGACCGTGGGCGTCGATATATCGTCAGGATCGGGCGCTGGAGCGACCGTGCTCCCCGGCACGTCGTCAACCTTTAGCTACCTCTATGACTGCCCGTTGCTGACTGACTCAGACGCCGACGTTCCGGGATTTTACGTCATCCTCGCCGGTTCACGCATTCAGTGGCAGGGCGGGACGCTGTTCGTTGACGCTGCCGCGCCGTCCGTCTCGCAAGCCTATGGTCAGGACATAATCAATCCTTCGTCAGGCTCCGCGTGGCAGGGCATTGCCACGTCTCAAGTCAATGTTCCCCACGGTGTCGCCTTGGACGCCCTAGCGCCCGGCATGAACCCTTGCTATTGGGACCGTGAGAGCAGCATTGTTGTCCGCATTATCAACGGGATGGGTTTGGTTTCTGCTACCGAAAGCGATCTTCTTTTCCAAGCTCTGAACGTGACCTTCATAGGCCAAGAGCTTGTCCAGTTCGCCAACGCCCAAAATCTAGGAAACGGCCTGTTTCGTCTGACGACCTTCATGCGCGGACTGCGCGGCACCGAGCGCTTGATGGACACGCACGTAACGGGCGAGGACTTCGTTCGCGTCACCGAGGGATATAATCGGGTCATCACGACGCTTGCCGACCTCAATCAGACCGATACGTTCCACGACGTTTCGATCAATTCGAACGCGGCCGACCAGATCAGCTTCACCTTCAGCGATACCGGCAACAGCTTCAGGCCCTATACGGTCCATGTGACGCAAAAATTCAGGGCTACCAACGGCGATATCACGGTGGCTTGGGTTCCGCGCACGCGCCAGAACGGACAATGGCTGTCGGGTGGGGATATCACCTTGCCGGCCAATGACCTTCCGGAGACCTATTCGGTGGACGTGCTATCCGCGCCCAACGGTACCGTGCTAAACACCTATCCGCTTGTGCCATCGGTCGGCGCGCTCGGCTACACTTGGGATTACACCCATGCGGATCAGGAGGCTGACTATAGCGTCGTCAGCCCGCCCGCCGAAGTCTACCTTGTGATTTACCAGATCAGCCAGAAAGTCGGTCGAGGCTTTCCAATCGGGATACAAGTGCCATGAGCTTTACTCCTATCCTAGGCATCGGCTTGATGACGACAAGCCAAGCGCAGAAGGAAGCCGTCTTCAACACCGCCATGGTTTTGATCGACGCGGTGTTCCGTGGATCGGTGCTGGAAAACGGTATGAACACGCCGCCCGGCTCGCCGGCCGAAGGGGACGCCTACATTATAGGGTCTTCTCCTACTGGCGCGTGGGCTGGGCAGCTTCAGGGCACCTTGACGTTCTATTACAACGGTTGGCAGTTCGTCACGCCGCCGCTCAAGCTCCGCATGTATGACGCCTATACGAGCACCTTCATCACCTATCAGGGCTCGGGTGGCGGCTATTGGACCACGGACGCGAGCGGCACGCCGACCGTGCTTGACGACTTGACGAATGTTGCCGCGACCTCGCCTACCAATGGGCAAGTCCTCATGTGGGAGAGCGGAACGTCCAAATGGACGCCTGAGACGCTGCCCTCGGCCACCACCACGCTTGCGGCTTTGACCGACGTTACGGTGACCGAAGGAGCGGGTATCGACGGCAAGGTGCTCTACTGGAATAATGGAGCCTCAACGTGGGAGGCGAAAGCCCTCATAACGACGCTCGCCGCTCTTACCGACGTGACCGTGACGGAAGGTGCCGGGATCGACGGGTACGTGCTCTATTGGAACAACGGAGCCTCGAAATGGGAGGCCAAGAGCCCGTCCGTGGTCGTGGCGGCGCTGTCCTCCGTTGCCGACGTGACCTATACCGGCCTCGCTACCGGCAAGGTGCTTGCGTGGAACGGCGCGGCGTGGGCTCCCACGATCCCCGGCATCCTCGGCTACAATCAACAAACCTCGAATTACACGTTGGCGATTAGCGACGCTTCAACCTTCGTGGACATGTTCGACGCGAGCGCCAACAATTGCGTGGTTCCCCCGAATAGCTCGGTCGCCTTCCCGATTGGGACCATACTTTACGTCGGGCAGTCCGGGGCTGGCGTCACAACGCTTGTGGCCGGCGTGGGCGTGACTATTCACTCAGAGGACAGCGACTTGACCTTTGGCGGTCAATATTCGGTCGCCACCTTGTTCAAGGTCGGGACGAACGTTTGGCAGGCCACTTTGTCGGGCGCAAGCGGTGCGGACGAAGGCCCGGTTTATACCAGCGTCAATGCCCAGACCGTAAGCTACACGACCGTCATTGCTGACGAAGGCGCGCTTATCACCATGAGCAACGCCTCGGCAAACAACCTCACGGTCCCCCTGAACTCTTCGGTCCCATATCCCATCGGCACGGTTATCGACGTGCAGCAAATCGGGGCCGGCATAACCACCATCGTTGCGACTGGCGGCGTCACCATCAACGCGCCGGCCGGGCTTGTGATGCTCGCGCGCTACACGATCGCACGCCTCATAAAATCCGGGACGGACACATGGGATTGCACGCTAACGGTGCCAACGTTAGCGACCGTCGCCATCACGGGGGCCTATTCGGATTTGACCGGCAAGCCTACGCTGGTCACCACCCTTGCCGCTCTTATCGACGTGAATGTCACGGAAGGATCGGGCATCAACGGCGATTTCCTCCAATGGAACAATGGAACTTCGAAATGGGTTGCCGGTACTCCCGGTCTTCAATATCTCTTCGACGTGTCGGTTACGCCCGGCTCGGGCATTGATGGTTTCGTGCTCTACTGGAATAACGGTGCGACGAAATGGGAAGCGAAGGCTCTACCCAGCGCGAACGTCACCATCACGTCGCAGACGGCCAACTACATCTTCGTCCTTGGAGACGAGAATACGTGGGTTCGCGGCAATAAGGCGACGGCTTTGACCTTCACCGTCCCGCCCAATAGCTCGGTCGCTTTTGACATTGGCTGCTCAATCATCGTGGACCAGATGGGTGTGGGGCAGCTTTCGGTTGCGGCGGGCATCGGCGTGACGATCGATAATGCCTTGACTTCGCTGAACACCCGCGCGCAATTCTCCGTGCTCGCGCTCACGAAGATGGGCACGGATGAGTGGATTTTGACGGGAGACGCCGCGTGATTATGAAGCAACTGCTAGCGTGCATCGCGCACAAGTCTTCAGGCGGCGGCGCGCCCACGGGGCATCGTTATTGGCGCATCGCGAACTTTGTCGGCGCTGGTTCGGGCGGGGACTTCTATATCAAGCAGGCCGAGTTTGTCGGCCCGTACGGATCGTTCAACGCCGTCAATCTGGCGGACACGGTTTCCGGGCCGGGTGGCACCTATCTGGAAAGCAGCCACGTCGGCAGCAATGTCGGCTCTCTCGCTTTCGATGGCAATTACGATAGCGCGATCAGCAATCCGTGGGAGGTCGCGGTTTCCGGCGCGTGGCTCGGCATAGACTGCGGGTCCGGTAAGACCGCCATCGTGGACGTGGTTACGCTTTGCGCGGACTATAACAATTACTCCGGAATGCCGACCGGCTTCGAAGTCGAATGGTCGGATGACGGATCGTCTTGGACCAACGCTTGGTCGGCGGTGACTTACATCCCGTGGGCCAAGGCCACGCATATCCAACAATTCTCCAATGTGGCGTGGAGCTTCCCTGCTTGGTCCGTATCGCCTTGGGGCTCGCATCAGTATTGGCAAATCGCCATGCTGCAAAACCAAGGCAACACCGCCTTCGCGTTCCAAGAAATTCAGTTCTATTCTGGCGTCACCGATACGAGCACGGGCGTTGGAACTCACTTTTCTACCGAAGCCTACGCGACGCCGACCTATGACGCCGATCAAGCTTTCGACGGCAACAGCGGAACGCTATGGTCCGCCTCGGACGGCAACACCGGTCAGGTGCTCGGCATCAACTATGGCGGGAGCCCGGTTGAGTGCTCTAGCGTGGTCCTTACGTCGCGCTCGGACGGCGGCAACTATCCGCAATGTCCGAATAATTTCTATGTGCAATCCTCAGATGATGGCGTGCATTACACGACGGCTTGGCACGCGAACAGCGGCGTCAATTACACGTCTGGCAGCGCTCAGACGTTCGACGCGCCGGCTTACTCGACGCCTGCCCCCATCACCCTTGATCCGGCCAACAAATCAACGAACGTCACTCTGAGCGGCGGCGACTTGATTGCTACGGCCTCTCTCACGGGCAGCGTTCTTGGCACCCCATCCCTCGCGGGTGGCAAGTATTATTTCGAGTTCAAGATGACGTTTGCAAGCACGGCCGCCACGCTCACGGCCGTTGGTTTCGCCGCGTCGGCTTTCTCGACAGCGAGCGCGCCCGGTTGGGACAGCTATCAGTCGGAAGCAGCCGACAATACCAATAACGTCGTGGAGAACGCCGGCAGTAAGGGTCCGGCGTTCAACGCGTTCGCGTTTGTTCCGACCTCTGGTGACTGGTTCGGAGTCGCTATCGATGTAGTCAACAGTCTTGCTTGGTACAAGGACATTACGCAGGCCACGGATTGGAATGGCAGCGCGCCACCCGATCCTGTCGCGGAAGTCGGCGGTTACAGCATGTCGGGCTTCGACGAAGGGATACCGTGGAAGGTCGTGGCCGGCTTTACGGCATCTGGCGGTGCCATCACCATGAACTTCGGTGACACGGCCTTTGCCGGGGTTATCCCGTCCGGCTATACTGTCATCCCAAGGTTGCCTTACCTCGGAATTTGAGCTAGAGAAGATTGCAACTAGTTGCACACGCCAAGGAGGGGCCCCGTGTCCCAAGCTGATTTTGTTCGATCATTGCCCCGCATTCTCGTTTACGAGGGAGGCAAGGTTGACAACCCGAAAGACCCCGGCGGTCGGACGAACAATGGCATCACGCAGCGCACTTACAATTCTTGGCGGCAGCAGCGCGACGAGGCTTTGATCGACGTTTATTCGATCACGGACGCCGAGGTCGCGGAGATTTACAAGACGCAGTATTGGGACCGTGGGCAATGCGATGCTTTCCCGATCGGGCTCGACTTTGCGTTCTTTGACGCCTCGGTCAACTCGGGCGTCGGCCGCGCTACCATATGGCTTCAACAGGCGATGGACGGCTACACCGGTCAGGCGGACGGCGATCTTGGTCCGAAGACCATGGCCGCGCTCGCCGCCGTCAACGATATCGACGGCTTGATCGACAGCTTTTGTCAGCACCGCCTTGGCACGCTTGAGCGCCTTGCCACATGGCCAGAGTTCGGCAAGGGCTGGGCCGCACGCATCGCCAACGGCAAGAAGACTGCCGACGCTTGGTCGAACGCCGCGACAGCGCCAATGCCAGTTGACGTTACCTCGGCAGGCGGTCATCAGAAGGCGGAAGTGGACGATAATATGGTCCAACCCGCCGTCAATCCGATTGTCACGCACGTTGTCACCGCCTCGGGATCGGTGGGCACAATCGTCACCGCAACCGTTCCGCAATTGCAGTCTATCGGCGGCGACCATCACTGGATTACCTATATTCTAGTAGGGCTTACGATGCTTGGAGCGATTGCCGGCTTCATCTTCAAATACGGGTCAGATGCGACGGCCGCTGCCGCTGCGGGCGCGCTCAAGAAGCCTGTTAACCCTGACGCCGATGGACCCTTCCCAATTGTGGCCGTTAATGATAACGTCCCGCCGACGCCTGTAGTTCCACTCGCAAAGGCTGCATGATGAAAATCGAGCCTATCGCTCATATTCAAGCGCAAGCCCGCGCGTCGGCAAAGCCTATTCCGCATGTGATGGCGACGGCACCGGTTCACCGTATGCCGCCGTTACGGCCGACCAAACCGTCACACCTTCCTCACCCGTCCGGGGTCAAGTGAATGCTCGCCTTCCTCATTACGAACATCGGCCTTCCCGCCTTGCTACGTTACGCTTTCTATGGCGTCATCGTGGCTGGCGCGGCGGGCTTCCTCGCCTATGAGCACCACAAGGTCTATGACGAAGGCTACGCTGCCGCGATAACCGATATTCAGACCGCCAATGCGAAGTCGCAGGCGGAAGCTGCAAAGGGACAGAAAAATGTTGAAGATTGCTTTACCGCTGGTGGCAATTGGGATCGCGACAACGGGGTGTGTATCAAGCCTGCCAGTTGACAAGCCTTGCGGTGTCATCGTTGACAGTTTGCAGAACGTCCACTCGACAACGAAGGTCGGGGAAATGCGTCTGTCGGCCCACTTCGAGCGCGGCGTTTCGGCCGGCTGTTGGACCCGCGTGAGCAACCTAGCCGCCGCGCAAGACCCGCCCGTCGTGGTCACGCGTGTTGGCCGCCAGATCACCGCCGTTGTGCCCACGCATTCCTACCTAGGCTGGTTCGCCCCCAAGGTCGGAACGAAGGTCGAAATTCCCGCCGCTGTCCCTACACCCCCCGTTCCGGCCCCCGCCGCTGTCGTACCAGGAATTGCGACAGCGACGCCGCCTGTTCCCGCGCCGGCTCCGGTCGTATGGCACCCTTTCTGGCATAAGGTGCTTCAACACCTTCGAGCCGGCGTCAAGAGGCCGTGATGGAAATGGCGATAGCGCGGAACCCAAACTACAATCCGGTCAATTCCTTGTTCAGGGGAGCAATGGCGCATTTCCGTTTGCGCTACGGGTCGTGGGTTGCATCGGGCATCCTGTTCGGGATGGGACTGGTCATGATGCAAAATCAGGGCCTATTCGAGAATGACCCGCACGCTGACACTTACGCCTATCTCACGCGTCTAGCGTCGCAAGACTTTTGGCTATACGTCATGCTGCTACTCGGCGGCGGGCGCCTATTCGCGCTGATTATCAACGGCACATTCCCCACATTTACCCTATCCCCGCACATTCGCGCGGCCTGTTCCTTCCTCTCTTGTTTCGTCTGGTTTCAGCTTATCTTCGGCGCGTTCTCTTTACCGCACTGGAACTTCGCTGCCCCCGTATACGTTGGTCTATTCATCTTGGACGTGGTGAACACTTACATTGCGACCTTGGAGATTGATCGACCGGAAGGTGAATGATGGAAGGCGCGGGGCCAGACGTGGCAAATATGTTTTCTGGCTCGCTTCAAGCCTATGCCAATTTCGGAATGGCTGTTGCCGTCACCGCCGTTGGAGTTTGGGGCTATTACAAGCGCATCCGTGGCGCGGTAGCGACTTCGCTTGCCGTCGATCCGACCGCTCAGAGCGCAGGCTTCGGCCTAATGGCCGCGCAAATTGCCGAAGTCCTTTCCCGGCTTCGCGAGTTGATGGAATTTATGAGCAGCGCGCAGACGCGGGCTACCGCTCGACTGGATCAGATACTTTCCGAAGCTGCCTCGGCGCGCGCCCTTGCCACTAATGTTGCCGAAACCCTAGCTCGATCAGAACATCGGATCGAGTTGGAACACGCCCGACAGCAAGGTAGAGACGAAGCGCGTGCCGAACTGTGCTCAAAGCACGGCGAACCATGAGGCATTCCCCATGAGCGCTTCCCTGATTGTCTTCGCGTCCGAATATGTCGAACGCGCCCGCGCAAACTTGGCAAAAACCAAGGGCAATGTCGAAGCTGCCAGCAAGTTGATGCACGTCAAGCGCGCCACGTTTTTCCAGCACGTCGTCAGGATGCGAGCGCAAGGCTTGCTCCCGCCGAAGGATGCAACCACCACGGCAGACGCTCACGCCTTGAAGGCCGGTACCAAGACCAAGATTTTGCTGCCAAAGATGACCGTAGAAGCCCGCCCAGCCAAAGTACGCGTGGTCTTGATGACCGCCGCCCAAGACGAAACTGGCACGTATGAGGCCGCCCTGAACAATCTACAGGCATACGCCGCCCAGCGCGACGGAGAGGTCATAGTCGGCGGCTTCACCTATCAGAAGGGCCTCTTCGAAGAGCACATGGTCGATACCGGCCATTTCTCGCAAAGGATCGAGAAATTGTTGCGCCCCGAAGTGGTGGACCTCGCGCCCAAGCTGACGTGGTTTGGCAAGGCGAACATCCTTCCTACCGCCGTCGATCCCCTCACCGGCTGGGAAACCAACACCCGCGACCATTGGGCCGTGTTCCCACATGCCAAGATCGCTTTGAAGAGCGTCCCGGTTATGCCCGGCCGGCCCGGCAAGCAAATCATGACCACAGGCGTCATCACGAAGCCGAACTATGTCCAGAAGAATGCCGGCCAGAAGGCCGAGTTCCACCACACTCCCGGCGCGACCATCGCGGAGATACGGCCCGATGGCGTGTTCTTTCTGCGCCAGATATCTTTCGGCAAAGACGGCTCATTCCAAGACCTTGACGTGTTCGTGAAGGATGGCGAGGTCATGCCCGGCCCGCCCGTCGAAGCGATTACTTGGGGCGACGTGCATTACGAAGAACTCGACATGGACGTTGCCAAGGTGCTGTGGGGTTGGACGCCGGTTGCGTGCGGCCCAAGTATCGGTCCCGGTGGTAGCTCGATGCTCGATGATTTGAAACCCAAGCACCAGTTCTTTCACGACAGCTTTTCGATGAAGGCGCGCGGGCATCACACTATCCGCGACCCGCACGAAAACGCCTTGATACGATCGGAGAAGCAGGACAGCGTTCGAAACATGTTCGTCAACACGGCGCATTTCCTTCGCGCGACCATGCGCGACTGGTCAACTTCGGTTCACGTCGCATCGAACCACAATGCCATGCTCGATACGTGGCTCAAGGACACGGCCGGCCATTACGATCCCGGCAACGCGCGCATTTGGCACGAATTGAACGCCGCGTGGTTTAAGGCGATTGAAGACGGCGACGGAGAAGAGTTCCAAGCCCATATCTTCGGGCTGCGGAACTCCGGTAGCGACCTCGAAGGCGTCCGCTTCCTCAACCCCGGCAACTCCTATCTTGTCTGTCAGGACACCGCGCCAATCGAATGTGGGCTGCACGGCGACAAAGGCCCGCGTGGCACGCGCGGCTCGCCCATGGGCATGGCAAAGCTTGTCGAACGCATGAACACCGCTCACACGCATGAGCCGCAAATCAGAGACGGAGCCTATATCGCGGGCACGTCCTCAAGGCTTGACCTTCGATACGCCTCGAAGGGACCGGGCGCGTGGCATCACGCGGAGATCGTCACTTACCAGAGCGGCAAGCGCACGATCGTCACATTGGCGGATGGAAGGTACCGAGCGTGAGAACCGAATATGAGATCACCGAACTTCCCAAGGACAAAGGTTACTGGTACTTGGGGACTTGCTATTCGAAGTGGCCTCACGGCATCAATGACGCCAACGCGTTCGCGCAGAAAATGACCGGCCGCCTGTTCCTTGCGGGCGTCCCAACTTTTAGCCCGATCGCACATACGCACGGCATCGCCCTTGCGTCCGGGATCGACCCCTTTTCCCACGCGATCTTTATGCCGCTGGACAAACCCATGGTCGAGGTTTCATACGGCGGCTTGATCGCTGAAATGCCCGGCTGGAAAGACAGCAAGGGCGTCCAAATGGAGATCGCATGGTTTCGCGAGTTAAAAAAGCCTCTGTGGCTCATTCATCCGGTGACGCTGCGCTACCGCCCGATCACGACCTAAGCAACCCGAAAGACAAAATCGGCCGGCTCAAACCGGGGATCAGTTACATCCCCCCGGTCGCCTTGCTTGAAGAAGGGCGCGTTATGGCGGACGGAGCCGCCAAGTACGGAGCATATAACTGGCTGGATACGCCGATACGCGCAAGCATCTATTATGACGCAGCAATGCGCCATTTGATGCAATGGTTTTGCGGCGACGATATCGACGTTGACAGCCGGTCGCTGGTATTGAACTTGGCCTCAGTACGCGCGTGCTGCGGGATTTTGATTGACGCCTTCGCCACGGGGAAGATTATAGACGACAGGCCGAAGAAGACCGCCTCGGCTACCGCCTTAATCCACAAGCTGACAAAGCCGAAGGAATGACGCCATGGTCAAGAAAGCCCCCGTCAAGCCCGCCAAGATCAGCGTTCGCGCCAAAGTCGTGATCGTCACTTGGGACGATGCGGTGGCCGATGTGGGCTGGAAAGAGCAGCATGAGGCCGACCTGCCCCAGCGCTGCACGTCCATAGGCATGGTCGTGATTGAGGATGACGACTGCTTGGTCGTTGCCGGAACATGGGGAATGAACGGCGAGAAGATGGAAACCAACAATCGCATCACCATCCCTCGCGGCTGGATAATCAAGCAAACCCTTGTGAACATTAACCTTGTGGCGAGCAAGTGATGGGACCGGAGCCCGATGACGAGGATGACGAGATCGAGTTGGACTCATGATCGCACCGGTACTCGCCACGAATACGAAGAGCGCCTATTGCAAGAGGCCAGAAAGGGCATATGTCCTGATTATCCCCCTACAATCAGGAGCTTGCCACATGACGAAGTTCAATGTTCAGGTCACCACGCCTTCACGCAAGTATCTGGCGCGGAGCCACATAAACCCGACGCGCCCGATTGCCGTTGAACAATGCGCGGCGATCGAACTTGCCTTCGAATTGAACGCTATCGGTCGCGCGTCCTCTTTCCCCATATTCCGTGAAAAATCCTACGCCGCCGTGCCCGCCGTCGCATAATCCGTGCAACTAGTTGCAATCGGCAGGCGTTCGTCTATCGTGCGCCGTGCAACAGGAGGTTGCTCATGGAAATTCTCGCGCTGGCCGTAAAGGCTCAAATCCCCATCATTGCGACAAGCACGCGTGACACGATGAACTTTTCGGCCGTGCTCGAAGAGATCACCGGCAAGAAGCCCAAGCTTTGGCCCCCCAACACGCCGTTGCCAGATCAGCAAGACGCGCTCTATTGGCACCGCTGCAAGCCGAAGGAAGTATTCAACCTCATTGAGGTTTACAGCCGGCTGGTCAAGATGGGCTGCACTCTCATAATGGTCAATCCGGACCAGATAATGGAGCCTATGTTTGACGCGGGAGAGGCCCCGGTCCCCAAGCCGCTGCTACGCCAATTCGTCAACCACGTCACGAAGGACAACGCCAAGGCGCTTGCCCTCATGCGCGGCCTCGGCGGCTGCACGATCAAGGAAACGGCCGAGCTTGTCCGCCTCACTATGGCGCGCGACGCCAGCTTGACCGTAGGAGGGCTCAGCGCGACCCGCAAGGAGTGCTTTCATGGCAGTCAGGGGCTCACACAAGTCGAAACGAAGCAGGGCTTCTATGAGCCCTCTCTAGCCCTCCAAGGCTGGACTGCGCGAGAGAAGCCGTTTTTCCTCACGGGGACCGACCCGCGGTTGGTCCCTCGCGGCATCTTGGCAACCGGTCCGCCCGGCGTGGGCAAGACCGCCGCTGCCAAGTTCATTGCCGAAAGCTGGGGCGTGCCCCTGTTCCGTCTCGACGTTGCGGGCACGAAAGGGAAGTTCGTCGGTCAGTCCGAAGGCAACCTCGCCATCAACCTTGCGCGCGCCGACAATGAGGCAGAATGCGTGATCGTACTAGACGAGGTAGAAAAGCTGTTCAGCCAGAGCCACGATGACAGTTCGGGCACCACGGCCGGGATGCTCTCGCAAATGCTTTGGTGGCTTGCCGAGCACAAGAGCCGCGTGCTGACGTTCATGACGACCAACAATGACAAGGTGCTGCCCAAGGAACTGTACCGCGCCGGCCGCATTGACAAGGTGATGGTTTTCGAAGGGATGGATCAGAGTGAAGCGGCGAACTTCGCGGTGTCGCTGTTGCTTACGTTCGGGCACGACAATACGACCAAGAACAATGTCGCCGCCGACAAGATCGCAACCATGGCTCTCGCCAAATCGAACCTTGCCGAAGGCACCCGTGTTAGCCATGCTTCAATGACTGAGGCCGTTACGCATTATGTGAAGTTTCAATCCTTGACATAGGCGCGCGAGAGCGTATGTTCATAGTATAGTAACCCCGGAAACAGGAGGTTTCCATTGGCTAAACAAGCAAAGCAACCCAAGGGCGACGGCGAAGAAGCCCCCAAATCACCCCTCACCTTTATGCTCGGATCGGGCGGCTCACCGGATTATCTGGTGTTCGCACGATCGGGCGACCTTGCGCTCGGGATCAAGCCCTATGGCTTCGCTGACGGCAAGCACAAGGGCGTTCCCGGAACAACCTACTTTGTCGCACGTCTGCGCTCCGCGCCGGCTGGCGACCTGTTCAAGGACGTGGACGCGGCGGCAAAGGTCGTGGCGTTCAAAAAGCCGAACGGAGATACGTGGTCGGCTTGGCCGAAGGTCGATTGGATCAATAAGGGAAAAGACCGATCTTCGACTAACATTTCGGCCTTCATCCGAGGCAGTCTGAAAGGGGACGTGGCGAGCCAGCAGCTTTTGATCGACAATGCCGCAACCGTCGCGAAGAAGATGGCGGACTATCTGGTCACGCTAGCGGGCGCGGAGAACTTGGTCATCACGCCGCGCAAGATGGCGTCATGGATCGACAGCATTTTCGCTCCCGGCCTCGAAGTCGCCCAAAACAACATCGCGTCGTCAAAGGCCGTGGTCGAAGCGCTGGCCGAAACGATGATCGACGCCTTCGGGATGGAAAGCGCCATCCTCGCCAAAGTCTACGAGAGCCTGCCCAAGAACAAGAAGGGTCAAGAGGCCGAAGATATCGAGGAAGACCAGTCCAGCCTTGTCAGCGATGACGAAGACACGGACGCCGAAGACTAATCCCTCGCGAGGGTAGGTCTGGACAGCCCCCCTTAAGGGAACCTGAGTCAGACCGACCCGTCTTTCGTAAACGGCGCGTGTTTTTCCCTGACTGGCGCGCGCCGTCTTTATCCCGTTGCGCCGACTACCCCAAGTCGCATTGGGACCGGTGCTCTAAGCGGGTAATCGAGCGATGCTACGCGCTCGCTACGGTGGCGCGGATCGGGTGTGCTTGCCCCGGTCCGCGTTTCCGCGTTCAAGGATTTGGTATGCCAAGAGTGGACAACTACCTAGCCCGCGCACACCGCCTGACCGGCGATCCTGTAGCCGCGATCGTCCTCTTGCGTCTGCAATTCCTTTACGAAGGCGCGTTGAAATACGGGAAGACAACCACTCCGCAGTCCCATACCGACTTGATGGAAGAGACAGCGTGTTCGATGAAGCAGATCAAACGGGCCGTTTCGCTGCTACGAGAGCAGAACCATATCGACTGGAAAATGGCCGTTTTCAACCACAAAACTATCGGCCATTATTCGCTTCCGTCGCGTACACGTGAGGCCCTAAAGGGACATGAGGCAGGCCCTATAGGGTCTAACGCTATAGCCCTAAAGGGACCAATCATAGAGCAAGAAGATATTCAAGAAGATATTCAAGAAGAAATCTTGCTCACGCAAACGGAGGCTGGACCAGAAACAGAGAATTCTCTCGGAGAGATTGAAGTGGGACATTCAACCAAAGACGTGCTTGCCCTTGTGGCTAAAATGCACAATCCGATGAAGCCTTCGAAGCTACTCGAATTGACGTGGCTGGAAAAAATCAAGCACTGGTTCGATGTTCCGATCATGAGCATGACCGCCAAGCAGAGCGCCCAGCTTCGATTGTTCTTTGACGCTTGCCCGGTCGGCACCGCGACCACCACATTGAAACACGTCATGGATTTATGGATCAGCTTCGGAAAGTTCGTCAAAGAGCAGGCCGGGCTCAAAACCTACCCCCAGCAACCGACCGTGGCCTTCCTCGCGACATATCGCCATTACGCCATCAAATTCGTGAATGGCGAGAATGCCGGCCCGGCCTCAACGCCGGTCATCGAAGCTGCGCCGTCACCCCCCGTGCAACTAGTTGCAAATCTCAAGAAACCGTCTAAGCTGACGATGGCACAGATTTTAGACCCGAACAGTGACCTTGATGACGATGACTGACCCGTACACCTCTGGAGTGCTTGTCGAAGCGCATCATGAGCGGCTGGTTGCCGACATGGCTCATTTTGCCCGTGACGCGGGCATTCAGCCTCATTGGCTCAGTACGTCCATGATCGGGCTCTGCGCGCCGGAAGAGATCGCCTACCTCAAGAAGTTCAACCAGACGGAGAAGCGTGGGCTTTGCTACCTCGGCAAGTCCAAGCTGGTCGCTCCCGTGGACAAGCGCATGTCGGCCTTGACCGCTGCTTTGGTCCGCAACTTCATTCGCGCCCGCATGATGACCCTCTCGACTGTGCTCGAAATTCTCAAGTACGGCGAAGAGCCAGACGCGACGTGCTTGCTTATCCCGAACTTCTTTTTCAAAAAAGAGGAAGGCGGGGCAATGTCCGCGTGGCATCCGGGAATGCTGCTTGACTTGCTTTACGCTCGACAGGCGGACGGCCTTCATACCGTCATCGCAGTTTCAAGTTGGACCGGCCTAGACGCCGAGTACGGGACGGCTTTCTGTGACTTCATCACCGAAAATTTTCAGATCGTGAAAGCCTGACCATGAGCGTTTTGGGTAAAATGTTCATGGCCGCGCTATTGGCGGAAGGCGGAGCCGCCGACCTGATAGGCCAAGGTCCAATCGACCACCTGTTCAAAGGCACTGAGGAAGCCCCCTACAAGTTCATCCGCAGCTTCATCAAGCAGTATGGCGCGCTCCCGACTGCCAATACCATCCTCGCCCATACAGGCGAGTCAGTGGGCACCGCAGCCGAACCTAGCGCCTACTATCTCGACTTGCTCCAAAACCGGTTCATCGAAGACACGCTCAAGCTTGCCGGCAAAGAGATCAACGCCCTGCTTGACCCGAACGCCAAGGACGTGCCCGGCGCGCTCAAGGTGATGACCAACGCGATCATGATGTTGGCCCAGCGCAAGATGGGCAAGAACGTGGTGGACTTTCGGCACGCCTACGAGATCATCATGACGACCTTTGGCGACGCGCTGGGGAAGGACAATTCGAATTCTCTGTTTCTCGGTTGGCCCTATCTCGACAAGATGACTGGCGGTTTGGTTGCCGGCGATCTAGTCTCGTTTGTCGGAAGACCCGCAAACGGAAAGACGTTTTTCATGCTCTACACCGCGTTATTCGGGTGGCAAGGCACCGCGCTAAGCGCCAATCCGCAATCCCGAATGTTCGTCAGCATGGAAATGAAGGCGCTACCGATCGAACAGCGCCTCGCCGCCATCGTGGCAAGCGTCAATTCATCCGACCTAAAGAACGGAACGCTATCGACGTTCGGTATCAAGAAACTGAAAAAAGGCTTGCTCGAAGTTGCAGGCTTCGGCGCACCATTTTGGGTGGTGGACGGCGATGTAACCGCCTCGGTCGAAGACATTTGGGTGCTCGCGAGACAACTCAAGCCAGACGCCATGTTCGTTGATGGCGGCTATATTCTGTCGCATCCGCATGAGCACGACCCCTACAAGCGTGTCGCCAAGAACGTGCCCCTGATAAAGCGCGAGTTGTGCAACATCGCCCCGACCGTCGTTAGCTGGCAGTTTGCGAAGAGCGCCAGCGAGAAGATGAAGAAAAAGCACGGCGACAAAGTGAACATGGACGATATCGGATATTCCGACGCCATCGCCCAGTACTCATCGCTCGCGCTCGGCTTCATGCAAGGCGACACGATCGACAGCATCAAGCACAAGATTGTCACTCTGCTCAAAGGCCGCAACGGCGAAGTGGGCGAGTTCAAGGTCTTGTGGGATTTCGTCAACATGGATTTCTCAGAACTAGCCGAAATTTCTCTGGACGAATTGCAGTACCCATGACAAACGAAGGTCACAACGCTATCGCCTTCACCGGCACGCAGATTGGCATGACGCCTCGGCAGTTCGCGCGGGTCGGCCTCATATTACGCTCGTATATGCCGAAGAGGTTCCATTCCGGAGATTGCATCGGGGCCGACGCACAAGCCTTCGAGATCGCGGCTAATATTGGCTTGTATCAAGTGCTGCATCCGCCGCTGAACAGGTCCAAGGCGGCCGGCAACGGCCCGCGCGCCAACGAGAACCGTCAGCCGTTGGACTATTTAGATCGCAATCACGCGATGGTGGACGAATGCGATTTCTTGATCGCTTGTCCGAAAGGCCCTGAAGAGTTGCGATCGGGAACGTGGGCGACCGTCCGCTACGCGATCAAGAAAAACAAAAAGGTCCGTATCGTCATGCCGGACGGCGCATGAAAACCCAGACCATGATCCACGGCTGGACGTGGCCGCAGCGCCTCGCAAACTACGCGGAGAAGACCGGTTTCCCGCAAGCGCTGTTCATTGCCGGCGACGGCCGCGTTGTAGGAACGTGGCTTTTGGGGAATGATTATCGTGTCAAATCCAAGTACTATGGAGGCTACCCTGCGGGATACCTCAGACGAATTCGCGCCCTATTCCCTGAAAAGCAACGGACGCTTCACCTTTTCAGTGGGAAGGTCGATACAGAAACCTATCCCGGCGACACGGTTGACTTCAATCCAGAAAACAATCCAACATTCGTGGATGACGCCCAGACGCTGCAAAATGTTCCGGTTTGGAATTACGATATCATCCTTGCTGACCCGCCTTACAGCCAAGACGACGCCATGCGTTACGGAACTACGATGGTCCGGAGGAACCTAGTCCTCAAGGCGCTCGCCGCCCGCGCCGTCGTGGGGACGCACCTAGTCTGGCTTGACCAAGTGCTCCCCATGTATCGCAAGGATCAATGGAAGATCGAGGCTGTCATCGGCGTTGTCCGTTCGACCAATCACCGTTTCCGGGTGGTAACCATTTTCAAGAAGATTTGATTGACAGAGGCGGGCTTTCGCCTATCGTCCGCCTTGGTCCCTCGGCTCCCGCGCGTGATTATCCACTACCCCGGTAAAACGGTCATGTGGAATAGGAGGCCAGAGGGACCGCCCGCAACAAGAGGTTGCCATCATGAAACTGGTCCTGAAAAAGAAGCCGCTCCCCGTCGAAGCGATTGCGGTCGATACGTTATCCGAACTTGCCGAAGCCATCGATTTGGTCGGCACGCTTCAAATGAACGCCGTACAGGTGTTGGCCGCGATTGCCGACTTGACCGAAACGTTGAAGCCGCTGAAAGACGCCAAGACCGATTTGCAGGCGAAGATCAATGCGCTTGGGGGCGATGACGATTTGATCGAAGAGGTTGGCGAGTATTTCATCCTCACGGCAGGCAAGCGAGCCACGTCGCGCTCTATTTCCAATCTGCCCGAAGCCAAGAAGATGCTGGGCAACGAACTGTTCATGAAGCTGGCGACGATCACGCTCAAGAACCTTGACGACTATCTGACGCCGCCACAAAAAGAGCTTGTGCTCTCGACGGCGCGCACCGGTCGCACAATGAAAATCGTACGTCGCGCTGTTGCCGACACCGCATGAACAAAGAGCAGACGCGCGTTTTCCTCGCGTTCATTGGCGCGAAGGTTCCTCAGACGCAGACGCGCCCCGGTCGCATCGTGTCATCCTGTCCGCTCGCGCCGTGGACGCACGATCAAGGTACCGACAAGAAGCCGGCCTTCGCCGCCGTGATAGAGCCCGGCGACGCCCACACAGATTGCTTCGCGTGCGACTGGCACGGCTCAATGACCGACCTTGTTTTGGACATGCGCTACCGCAGCAAGAAGGCTGCACATGTCAACGTGCATTGGGGCCAAGCGCTTCAATTGATACTCGACGCCGAGGCCGCCGTGTCCGTAGGCTTCGATCATCCGACTGAGGAAGACACGCTGTTCCACAGTCCGAAGGGTGTACACGTTTTTCCGACATGGTGGCTCTACAGCTTCCCCGGCTGGCGGCACGTCCCGTTCGCGGTTGACTACCTAAAAGAGCGCAACGTGCCACCCGAACTAGCGGACGTGCTCGATATAAAAGCCGATACCGCGCAGCGCCGCGTATGCTTCCCCATACGGGACTTTGAAGGCCAGCTTGTCGGCCTACATGGTCGCGCTGTAGACGCGTCCACGGAGCCCCGCTATCGCATGTACACCCATGCTGAGAAGAACAATCCGATCGTTTGGTTCGGAGAAAGTTGGGTAGATCGTGACCGCCCTATCTTGGTTGTGGAAGGTCCGTTTGACGTGCTCTCTTGTGCGCGAGTTTATGATAATGTCGTCAGTCCACTATTCGCGACGCCCAGCAAGGAAAAGTTGAAACGCATGGGTGACGCGCTCGAATGGTTCACGCTGTTTGATCGCGGAAAGGGTGGCGATGCGGGGCGTAAGAAGATCGGCCAATTGATCGGCCAAGATCACGTCATCACGCACTTGAAACCCCCGCTTCACCGCAAAGACCCCGGAGAAATGACCGAACAAGAATTAGTGGCTTTGCTCGGAAAGTATAGCTTGACAATTACCTAGCATGGCCTATTTTGGCGGCCGACCAGAGAGTCAGACCCGCCTTTTGTGAAGGTACATTCATCATGGCACTTACGTTCAAGAAAAACCCCGCCGCTGTTTCCGAAGTCCAAGCCGCCGCACCGAAGCAAGCCGGCACCCTCTCATGGATGAAGACAGGAGCCGCCGCTAAGACTGCCATCGCGCAGAACGAAGCTAAGGCCGCCCTTCGTCAAGAGGAAATGAATTCCCTTCGCCGCTTCTATTTGAAGGAAGGCCAAGAGGCTTCGATCACGTTCCTTGATGGCGCTCTCGACGATGAAGGAGTTCTTGACCTTCCACGTTTTCATGAGCACACGATCATGATTAACGGCAAGCCCGACAATTTCGTCTGCACCGCCGAACTGGACACGACGCAGCCTTGCCCCATGTGCGAAGGCGGCGACGAACCGGCTTTCGTCGCGGTCGCCACGATCATCAACCACACCCCTTACGAAATTCAGAGCGGCCCGAATGAAGGCAAGCTCTTGACCAATCGCAAGGCTCTGTTCGTCGGAAAGCGCGATACCATCGCCGCGTTGACGAAGCTCTCGAAGCCAGTTGTCGGTCTCGCCGGCCAGACGTTCGACGTGTCGCGTATCGGCAAGAAGTCGCCGCGCGTCGGCAGCCTGTTCGTGCCCACATACAAGTGGACCGATTGGGACGATTTCTGCGCGAAATACAGCCTCAAAGACGAGGACGTTACGCCAGCAAATTACGAGGAAGAGATCAAGTTCCGCCCGGCCGCCGAGTTGATTACGCTCGGCATCGGCAAGGCAGTCAAAGGCATCGGTCACGAAAAAGCGACCGCTGGAATGAAGAGCAACCTTTGATTTAGTGCAACTAGTTGCACAAGGAACTTAGTCAGTGACCAAGCTTTCCGACCTTACGATGGTCGAGGTTCCCCTATCAACGGGGGCCTCGGCTATCTATCACGACAGCGAAGCTTTGCGCGAGCGCTTCACTTTCACGTCGAATTTTGACCCGACGCCAATCCCGCTTTACCGTGCGGACCTTGGCTTGATCCAGTTGCCGCGCGCCGTCTGCCCACTTGGCGTTGACGACCGCGCGCTTGGCGACGAAGTAGAATTTGAGAAATGTCCGGAGCCGCGCTCGCATCAAGTCGAACTGTTCGATGAAGTCCGAGATTTCTTGCTGAACGGGCAGTCCGGCGTTGTGTGCGCTCACACGGGCTGGGGCAAGACGCCGCTCGGCCTTTACGCCATACACTTGATCGGACGCAAAGCGATCATCGTTGTGACCAAAGACGACGTTGCCGCGCAATGGGCTGAGAGCGCTCATGTGCTCTTGGGCGTACCTAAACACCGCATAGGTGCCATCAAGGGCAATTATTGCCAGATCATCGATACCGATATCGTCATCGCCAACATTCAGAGTTTGAGCAAGGCCGACAAATATCCGGCCGAAGTGTTGACGCTGCTACGGCAATTCGGAACCATCGTGTTCGATGAAGTTCACCGCTTGGCCGCCGACAAGTTTTCGAACGCCGCTTTCATGCTGCCCGCGAAATATCGCATAGGTCTGTCTGCTACGCCCAAGCGCAAGGACGGCAAGGATATCGTGATCCAAGCCCATATCGGCCCCGTACGCGCCCAATCGACAGAAGAGCTTATGGTCCCCCGCGTGCTGCGCTTTGCGTCGTCATGGGCCTGCCCGCGAGTCTATAAGAAGCTGAAAGACCCGGTGACGCTTGCCGTGACCGAAGAGCTTATCCGTCTGCCCCACGACGCCGGCAAGACCGCGCATATCGAGCGCATCATCGCCGCCGACCCGGAGCGCAACCGCTTGATCGCTTCGATGGTTGAAGAGGCTTTGCTAAAAGGCCGCAAGATCGCGGTGTTCTCGACGCAGCATGAGCACTTGAAAGCGATCATCCGCATATGCAACACCGCTTTGAAAATCAGCATGAAACAGATGGGGCTTTACGTTGGCGCAGTTGGCAAATCAGAGATCGAGCATCGCGATCGGGAAGCCAAGAAAGACGTGCTGTTCTCGACATATATCATGCTTGGCGAGGGGACCGACATTCCGTGGCTTGATACCGCAATCCTCGCCATGCCGCGCTCAAACGTCACCCAGCCAGTTGGGCGCATCCGCCGCTCATTCGAAGGCAAACACGATCCCGTCGTCGTGGATTTGGTGGACAATGACTCTCTAGTTTTCGCCGGTTACGCAGCCTCCCGGCTTAAGTGGTATAAGTCAATTGGATGCGAAGTGAAGGACATAATCTAATGGCCCTGATAATGAAGAAGAAACCCGTCGTGCAACAGACGACCACGCAATCGACAAAGGGCGTGGTAGATAGCGAAGTGACGAAGACGTTGGAAGTGCAAGACCACACTAGCGCGGCGCCTATCGCGTCGCCCACTCCCTACGCGGAGGTAGGGGTCGTTTCGTCCTACACCCATAACCTCGGCAATTTCAAATCGTGTCGGCAGGAGATTTCTATCAAACTTCCCTGCTTGCCGGCCGAGATTGACGAAACCTACCAGTACGCCGATAAGTGGGTGGAAGAGCGCCTAAACCCGATCGTCCTGCAACTCCAAACGGATCATCCCGCGTAATGGCTTTAACGATCAAAAAAGCGCCGGCGGGCGCTGGCGCTACGTCCGCCAAATCCGTCCTAGGCAAGTTCAAGAAAGAGCTTGGCGATAGTGTTGGTCACTATGGCGGTTACACCGCTGTTGGCGACCGCTGCCCTACCGGCCTGTTCCCTCTTGACCTTGCCATGGGCGGCGGCTTCCCGCGCGGCAAGGCGTCAACCGTGTTCGGCCCTGAGAGTTCGAACAAAACGAATGTCATCCTGTCCGCAATCAAGATGCACCAGTTGCTTTGGCCGGACAAAACGAACGTCTTCATTTCGATTGAAGGGTTTGACGAACCGTGGGCGCGAAAGATGGGCGTCGATACTGACAAAGTGATCGTTGTCCAGCCGCACTACGCCGAAGAAGTTGTGGACATGGCCGAGAAATTCCTGCTTGCAGAGGATTGCGGCGTCGTGGCGATCGACAGTCTAGCCGCCATGATATCGACGCAAGAGGCTGAGAAGTCCGCTTCATCCGCTAATCCCGGCCGCACCGCAAACGTTGTGGGCTCGCTTGTCCGTAAGACCGGCTCTGCGCTGAACGAATGTGAGAAAGAAGGCCGCTTCCCGACGCTGCTTTACATCAACCAAATTCGCCACAAGATCGGCGTCATGTATGGCTCGCCTGAGACGACGCCGGGCGGTTTCGCCCCGTTGTTTCAATCTTCGATACGGCTACGCGTATACGGCAAGAATATCCTAGACCCGAAGGTTTCGAAGGTGCTGCCCGTGGGAAAAGAGGTCACGTTCACCTTGCCCAAGAACAAGTGCCCGATCATCGGCATTGAAGGCATGTACAAGATGGTGACCGTCGCTCACAACGGCTGGAATGTTGGCGATTGCGACGATTGGAACACTGTTGCCGCTTACATGAAGCACCTTGGTCAATTGAAGAGGCACGAGAAAAAGGGCTGGGTTATGTGCGGCACCGAGTATCCGACGCTAGACGCGTGCGAAGCCTACATTCGGACCAATAAGGCGTACGGTGCCAATCTCCGCAAGAACATCATCAACGAACTGCTTTTGACCGGCAACCTTCAAGCGCCAGACGAAGAGGCTGACGAATGATTGGCGACGCCGGCCGAGCATCAGAAAAACGCCTTGGCAAGAAGATGGGCGGGAGACTGCGCCCCGTGTCCGGCGCGATGACTGGCGCGAAAGGCGATATTGACCTTGGCGACGTTTTGATGGAAGCTAAGTCCACCATCACGGACAGCCTGACGGTTCACTTCGCTTGGCTGGCAAAGATCGAAGGCGAAGCGTTGCGCGCCGGCAAGAAGCCTGCTCTCGGCATATCGTTCACGAAAATGTCTGGCGCATCGTGGCCCGGTGGAGATTGGGTTTGCGTGCCATTGGCCGATTTCTTGGAGTTGATGAATGAGCGTCGCTGATTGCCGTCGTGCCCGTGACAGAATGCGCCAGCGCTACAAAGGCGCGCGCGTCCACGGCTCAGTGTCAGAGCGCATTGAAGCGGAACGCCAGCGCGCCGTGCGCGAGGCCAATCGCAAAAAGTCGAGCAAGAAATAATGGCAATGACTTTTGTTCGGACGGATAAAGCCGTTCCTACTGCCAGCTTGCGCTATTGGCTCCACAATCACCTGAACATTCAACAGCCCGCGCGCTCGAATGATCCTGTTCACGCGTCATCGCTCACGAAGCCCGAAGGCTTTTGCCCGCGCTATTACGCGCTGCTCGACACTACCCAAGCGAAAGAGTGGCCCGAGTTCTTGGACACGTCCATGAACGTGACGTTTGCGATCGGCCGCTGGATGCAGGATTGGATCGTTCATCAATTTGCCGACATGGGAAAAGCCGTATGCGATTGGGAATGCGTCAGTTGCGGGAATATAACCTACGTCGGCAAGCGCCCGCTCGTTTGCGAGACGCCAGATTGCCATTGTAAATCGTTCAAGCCGATCGAAATGCGCTTCATATCGAAAGTGACCGGAGCGTCATGCGGCGTTGATATGCTGGTCGAGTTGGGCAGCGGCAAGCTCCGTCCTGTCGAGATCAAGACCATCGCCCCGGAGCCTTATAAGGCGCTTGTGGCCCCGCTCGCTGAGCACCGCTTGCGAACGAACCTCTATCTTAGGATCATCGAAGAGAGCGAAGTCGAAGGCGTGGACACCGATCTTGCGTTGGTCCTATATATATCTAAAGGCGGTTACGGCTGTCTCGCGCCAGACCTCGCCCCGATGGGCATCAAGGAAAGGTTCAGCCCGTTCAAAGAGTTCATCATCAAGCGCAATGACAACGATACCGAAGCGCCGTCCGCGCGCGCCAAAGTGGTCAAAGACTTCCGCGCTGGCGAAGTTGGAATGCCTCGGGGCATTTGCCCTACCGCTCTCACAAAAAGGGCTTGCGTTTGCTCGCTAAAGGATGTTTGTTTCAGCGGTGACTATCCCCCGGTTTATGACTGGAAGGACACGCTATGAGCAACCTCGTTCCTTTGACCGCCGAAGAGAAGCAGCTTGCCGTTAAAGCCGCCGCGACTTCGGTTGCCGGCCAGAAGCAGATCATTGAGGCGCGCATGTCGATTTACGGCTCGCTTTGCATGATGGGCCAGTACGTGCCAGCCGAGGCCGTGCGTGAGGAATTGCACATGCTGCTCGATTGCTGGGCGGACACTATCAATTCGATCTATCGAATGTCGCGAGAGATCAGCGGCCTTGTTTGACCCTCATTTCGTTTCCATGGGCATTGACTTGTCAGTCACCGCGACCGGCATAGTCGTGCTTCAACCAGAAGAGACGCCCACGCCGAGCTTGATCCATGCGGAAGAGATTTCCTTCAAGAAGCTGATTGGCCTTCAACGCCAGCGCTCGATACTCAGCGAAGTGATGCTCCGCATTGCTAAATTTGGCCCAAACGTTATCGTGCTCGAAGGCTACAGCTTGAACATGCGGAATGCCAATTCTGTCATCCCCCTTGTGGAGATCGGCGGCATGTTGCGCCTAATGTTCTCTCTCGACGGCCTGAATTGGTTCGAACCAAAAGCCTCGGAATTGAAGAAATTCGTCACCGGCAAAGGCAATTCGCAGAAAGACGTGGTGATGATGTCAGTTTTGAAGCGCTGGGGCTATGAAAGCGCGACAAACAACATCGCGGACGCTTATACTCTCGCCGCAATGGGCCTCTCTCACGCGAACCAATTGATGGGAGTGACCAAGGAAATGAGGGCCATCGCTGGCTCAATGGTAAAAAGATCGAATTGACTTCCGAACAAAATCGTCTATCGTCACGTCACAGAAACCGCGACAGGAGGTCGCTATATCATGTCCGCATCCCTTGATCTTTTGAATGGCGGCAAGCTCGCCACTGACACATTGAAGCAGCCAGAAGCGCCCGCCGAAGCCCCCTCGTATGAGATCGAGAGCGCCGAAGACGTGAAGAAAGCCACGTCCAAGCAACTAGACAAAATGTTGCAGGATCAGGAAGCGACGCCGCCCGATGGCTGGTCCACAATGAAGGTTGGCGAAAAGCGCGATTGGGCGCTCAAGACGTTCGACCTTTCCCCTTCCGACGAAGGCAACGAAGCTGACGGACCCGAAGTGTCCGGCGCTGGCTTGACGGCGAATGCCGCCGCCGACCCGATCGCTCACATTCCCGACGCGCCTTCGACCGCTGCCGCGCCTGCCTTACAGCCGAAGCCCGAATTGACGGAGGCTGAGATTGCGGCCGGCAAAGACTTGCCCAAGACGCCGACGAAGGCCGAAGTCAAGGCCGCGAAGGCTGCCGTCAAGAAAGCCAAAGGCACCGCCGTTGCCGTGTCAGACTTGAAACACGGAGAAGTCTTGGACCCGGTTGACAACCTCATTGCCGATATCGTGTTCGAGATCGAGAACATGGGCGAGAAAGAGAGCCTTGCGCTTGTCGCCGCGCTCTCGAATGAGGCCGAAGTCGCTTGGTTACGCCTCGGTGGCGTCCTGTCCCATGTCCAGACCAAGGGCTGGTACACGATGGCCGGCGCGCACGAATACAAATCGTTCCGCGAATTCATCGAACAAGAGCATGAGTTGGAATATCGCAAGGCGATGTACTATATCCAGATTTACAACGATCTGGCGAATTCCAAGGTGCCGTGGTCGAAAGTCAACATGGTCGGCTGGGTGAAGCTGAAAGAGCTTTCCAAGATCATCACGGTTGAAAACGTCGATCATTGGGTGGAAGTGGCGCTCAAGAACAACAAACAGTCCTTGATCGAACTGGTCAAGGCGTCGCTCGCGGCATCCGCGCCTCTCACGATCGAAGAGCAGGAAGCCAAGACCGTCACCACTATGACGTTCAAGGTCCATGAAAACCAGAAGATCGGCATCAAAGCCGCGCTCGCCAAGGCCAAGATCGTCGGCCAGACCGAATTCGACACGATGGCGCTCGAATATATCTGCATGGATTTCATGGCCGGCAACGGTGGTCAGAAGATCATCAGCATTGGCGGCTTGTCGGCGCAACAGGTTTTCGAGAGCCTGCAAGTCCTGCTTGGCGAAAACGCCATGGAAGTCATTCTTCAAATGACCGCCGAGGCGTATCCGAAGTGGTCGATCAATTGCGAACCGGCCCCGCCGAACGCAAACGAACTGTAAGGGACAATCGACTCCGGGCAAAGCCAATGATCGTTTCGTCGCCTCATACGTGAGGGCCACGGCGAAATGATAGGACAGGAGTACCGGCCTACGGCTGAGAAGTCGCTTGGAACCGGCCCGCCGACGTTCACTAATACGAGGTAACCCCATGAGCTATTCGTTTGATGTTTCTGCCGCCTCGAAGTCGGAGGCGAGAGAGAAAGTCGCCGCCTACTTAGACGAAATTGTGAAGACTCAGCCTCTAAACTTTTCGTGCAACTAGTTGCACAAAGGGAGACGTGCGATGCCCAAGATGACGATCTATCAGAAGATCGAGCTATATGCTTTCGTTGGCTTGCTCGTATTTCTGGCGATCCTTTTGGTGTTCGCGATACCGGTAGAGACCGTCCCGTGACCGGCGCTCGCATGAAGGGCAGAGCCCATCACCACAAGAGCAAATTCTTCGATCCGCCTCCGAGCGAATGCGGGTTGCCGTTTGAAGAGCGCGTGGTTTTGCTGCACGCCGCCATTGCTGACGAACAAGTCCCCACGATCGGTGGGAAAGAAGGCTTCGAATGGGAAGACCTTGTAGCGTGCGGTTATGCTCGCAACCTCGAATACGAGCGCAAGGCTGGCGGCATTGAAATTGGCAAAAAGCGATATACCCTCACAATGCCTATAGACCACCCCGGATGCGTCTCATACAAGGGAGCCCTCGTTACCTCGTCGCCGAGCTTGAGGAAGCTTTGAGGGCTTGGGCCAATGACTGAGGATGCCGCCCGCAAGGAGTAGTAGCTATGGGTGAAAACCGGATAAGCATGCTTCAATGATTGGGTTGCGAACTTAAAAAATCATGCCAAAGAGCCAGCAGTAGAAGTGGTGATGGAACTTCCCCAATTAACAGAGAGCGTCGTTAGCACAAAATTTACCGTAAAGTACGGAAAACCGTATCCGTATATTGAAAAAGAGTCGGAGCAGTGTCATGTTCAAGATACGGAAATGATTTGAACAATTAGCAAGCACCCCCCCAAATCCTGCATGGAGCGACCCTATGCAATCTGCCCTATCCCAAATGATCTATCCCGACAGCATCACCGCAAACATGCTGGCGACCAAACTCCAAGAGACAAACGGAGCGGCCTACACCGTTACCAAGGTCACCCTCGGATATCAGGTAGTGAAGATTACGCCTTGCCCGGCCTATATGCCGCCAGCGAAGCCCCTGCCCTATCCCGGCCAGAAGCTCTACGTGGCCCCCACGAAGAATGCCGACAATATCGAAACCGTGATCCTGCACGTCAAGATCATCCGGGAGACAGCGACCGAACTGCGCTTTGCCAAAAACCTTGGCGACAAGCCGTTCATTCACAAGAGCCACGTCATAAGCCGGCATCCTGGGCCGCTCGACACGTCCTATCTGGTCGTTTCGAAGAAGACCGCTCTCGCCCGAGGTTGGATCAAGGGTCCGCCAGACCCCACGCTGATTGCAGCGATAGCGCCCCTTTTCGAACAGACCAATCACCTGACCACGGCCGAAACTTTCTCTGCCGCCGCCAAGAGCTATTCGACCATAAAGTAACCACTTTCAGTGCAACTAGTTGCACAAGGTCGCGAAGGTGCTATCGTATAAGCATGATCTACGGGTGAATTGCTCTTGAAATTCACAAGATAGGTGCTACGTTCACATTATGCCCACAAGCAGGAGGCTTCGGCACATGACCGCCAATATCGACAAACTCAGCATTCTCAAGAACAACGTTTCGACCCTCAAAGACAGCGACGCATCTTTCGCCCACAATCTAATGGGCAGCCTCGCCAAGTGGGGCAAGCTTTCGGAGAAACAGTGGCATTGGGTTGGCGTTCTTGCCGATCGCTCCGTCGCTCCCAAGGTCGAAAAGACGACTGTGGACGTGGGCGAGCTATCCGGCCTCATGACCCTGTTCGACACCGCTTCAAAGCACTTGAAGCATCCCAAGATCAGGATACAGACCGCATATGGACAGCCGATCATGCTGGCGATTGCCGGCAAGCAGTCCAAGTGCCCCGGTCAAATCAACATCACCGATGGTGAGAAGTATGGAGAGAACAAGTGGTTCGGACGCGTGACGCGCGCCGGCCAGTTCGAACCGTCCAACTCAAGCGACCCCGGCATCAGCGAATACATCCCGAGCGTGACCGATTTGCTCAAAGAGATTTCTGACAACGCCGAACAGGCCGCTGCAACCTACGGGCAACTTACCGGCAATTGCTCTTTCTGCAACGCCGCCCTCGGTGAAGGCGAAGACCAGCGCTCCGTTGAAGTCGGGTATGGCGAAACGTGCGCTAGGAATTTTGGACTGCCGTTCCCCAAGAAGGCCAAAGCAGCATGAAGGACATTTTCTACATCGTCGCCGGCCTAGTGACCGTCGCTGTTTTCGTGACGACTATGTTCGTCGCATTCATAGCTGAGCGCGGAAGCGCCGGAAGGATCAAGAAATGATTGAATGGGCTGAACGCAATAAGTTGGCATTGGCTCAAGGCATTGGTTGCCTTTCGCTCATGACGCTATCGGTGTGGTTCCCAGCGCCGATCATCACGCTACTGCTCTATTCAATTTGGATGAACGGGAAAAACCCCTGAGAGGATTTTCAGACATGAGCCGACCTATTCAAGAGCCTACCGTCAACGAAGATGCGATGCGAGACGGCAAGAAATATTCGCATCCTGCATTCGGCCAGATAGTCGCCAGCCGCCATAAAGTCGAACATGCCGCTACTGATATTTTCGTGACCAAGTACGCGCTCAGCGCGGGCATCGGCGTTTACACGCTTGACCACTTTTGGGGCGAAGAGCAGAGAGCCGTCGTAGTTCACCGCCTCGGCGGCATGAACCAATCCGAAATGTTCCACAAGCCGGACTGGCATATGACGCTCAGTGAGGCCCGTGCCCAAGCGCTCGGGATGCAGATGAAGAAGATCGTTTCGTTGCAAAAGCAAATCAAGAAACTCGATGCTCTGGACTTCCTCGATACGTCCTACCGGCTGCAAGACTTGCGCTGGGACGGCAAGAGATTGTGATACGCGAACGCGCATAAGCGCCCGGTATACGGCTGGGAGATAAAAGTAAGGATTTATTAAGTATATCAGATACTTCCGCTTGCAAGAGCCGCTGCAAGTGCTATGTATATTGCATGATCTTCCCACAAGCACGGAGCTTCGGAATGACCCGCCGCCCAAACCTTTTCGGTTTCCTCGTTTTGACCCTCGCGATCGTTGCCTGCTTTGTCACGGCGGTCCGAGCCGAGCCGGCCTCAAACTCTTACGAGTTCTTTCAGGTTCACGGCTTCATCACGGACTTGGCCGACCACGAATGCAAGTTCGGCAACATCTTAAACCCTGACGTGGACTGCTGGGTTCAGTCATGATTGAGATCGCCAAACGCCTAATCGCCAAATACGAAAAGAAAATCCGGAAGGGCACGAAGCGCGCCCACTTCTACCGGACACAAATCGCTTTCCTGAAAGGAGCAATAGCGTGAACGCCTTCATCATCGGTTCCCTGCTCGGCCTCTCCTACGTGACGGCTTGGCTGCTCTGGTTTTTCACATGAACGCCCTGACACACGTTAAGATCGAACTTTATATCCAATTACTTCGCGAAAAGGGCTTGTCTAGGTCGGCGCTGAACTACATCCGTAAGAACCTCGAAAAGGCGATGTTGAAGCAGGTGCAGCCATGAACGTAGTTTTCACCGGACCCGCTTTTGACGAGATTGGAAAGCCAATCAATCGCGCCGACTTGATCGACGCCTGCTCGAAAGTTGGGATCACGGTTCACAAGCAGTTCGGCATCACCGCGCAACTGCTCGTAGCGAGCCGCATAGACACATGCAAGGCGCGTGCAGCCGCCCTTCGTGGCGCGGCCCTTATGACCTACCCCCAATTTATCGAACGCTTCCTAGAGGGCACACCAATCGAAAAGAAAGGCCCTCGGAATAAATACGTTGACGCTTTCAAGGCCGTGAAGGCATACGTGCCGTTGCCGCCTCTAGCAGAGGAGTACATGTTGTGAGCAAGCCCGTCGTCATAACGAAATATGAGGCGAGCGGCTTGCGCCGCCAGCCCGTCGTCATAACGAAATATGAGGCGAGCGGCTTGCGCCGCCTATCTGGAGCGCATCCGCTGGGCGACATTTGCACGATCGAAGCGCGATGACCAAGATCGTCGCGCATTACGATCCCCCGCCGATACCGATCAGAGATTTTGACTGGTCAGTGATCGACGAAGACACGTACGATGGAGCGCCGGACGCCGGCCATCAAATCATCGGCCATGGCAAGACGCGAGAGATCGCAATGGCCGACTATCAGGAACAGGTGGAAGATGCGTAGCATGGGCAAATATCTAATCATGTTTCGCCAGACGACGCCGCACGGGCTAAGGGTCGAATGGATCATCAAGCGAACGATTTATTCCAATCGCAAGGGCTGGGTGGTTCGTCAGGACGGCAAGATGCGCCGCGTCTGGTTCACGATCCACGGCCTTCACGTTTGCGGCTTGCCGATTGCGAAGGAGAAACCCCGTGCCGCGTAACGCTCACATTCTGAGAGAGCCGCCGCCGATAACGACATTCGTTGCACCACTCCGCAAAGCATGGTCAGGGTGGGGTTTTGATCTGTTGCAGAATAGCAACACTATTGCGCTGGTTTACGCGTCGCTTGGAGAGGCCAAAGCCGAGCGCGCCAAAATGATAAAGCAAGTTCAATGCTATACGATCTCAAACGCTGCTTTGTTCGAAGCAATCCGCAATGCCATCCTAGATGCGGCTGCTAACCACAATGAAAATATTGAGGCAGGCGGTTCGCTGACCGATTGACTTCGGAACGCGATCGTCTATCGTCACGCCCACAACAAGAGGTTGTCGGACATTCCGTCCGAAATAGGAGAAGGAAAATGCCTTATAACAATGCTGCAAGCCTGTTCGACTGTACGGTGGGAGAGCCCGTCAAGTACACGTCGATTTACGGGTATCCGAAGTTCAAGTATCCGGTTCTCAATGGCAACGGCGTCACGGTCGGCTACGTCAAGCAGGAATGTATTCGTGACGATGACGGCAATGGCGGGCTTGGCGAATGGCGTTCGCCTGTCTATTACACCCGCGACCTGTCTCGCCCTCACGGCCTTCCCCGTTTCTACGGCTCTGTCGAAGCGCTCGTTATCGCATTCGGCGGCACGATGTCAAAGGCGAAGTCCACCCGCCGCAAAAGCAAACTCGCGGCCTGATATCGGGCGGTTCTTTCGCCGCTTAAGACGAATGGCGATCGGGTGAAGAGCCCGGTCGCATTTGCAACTAGTTGCACAAGGGGGTTGCCGTGCTTAACACACTGTTTGGTTTAGCCCTTGGTTTTTTAATTTGTCTGGCTTCTGGGGGTATTGGTTATTTATTGGGAGGTTGCCATGAGCGACATTGAAGCCGGCCGAGCCGTGTTCCACAATTTGCGGCTTGTGGTCGCGATGCCAGCTAACGAAGTGAACAGCATCAAGTTAGCCCTTGCGCTTTCCGACGTTGCGGAGATTGTGACCGCTCAGATGGCGCGCTGCGCCGACGCGTTGGAACGCATCGCTCATATGCAAGAAGGCTCCAATCCCCAAGTTGCCCCAAAAGACCCGGCGCAATGGTGACCGACCAAGCCGGCAATCCATTACGGCCAGAGCTTCGCGCTCTGCACGAATACGCGCGCACCGTGGCGCTAGATTTTGATCCGGACGTGGTAAGCGAGAGCGAAGTGCGATTGCTTTGCGTGTTCGGAGAGTTCTTGGTCACCCGTTTGTGGCTGCGTGGCGATTTCAAAGATCAGCCGAGGAACGTATTGGAACCGCCCAAGTGACCGCGCACCATAGGAGATAGATGTTGATGATTGAGCACGATCCGAAAGAGCCGTCGCACCTACGCGCGCACTTACAAGCCTCACTCAGCACATTCGAGGTTTGGGGCGGCGATCTCGAAGACGCTCGGGCAGTTCTGCAACATCTTATCGACACGATTAGCTGGCGCTTCCAAGGAGGATAAGCATGTGACGATCATCATCACGCAGACCAAGATCGTCGGCCAGAAGATCAAGACGATCGCGCTGGCGGGCGGCGGCGTGGCCGACATGTGGGTTTTGTTCGATGACGGCGACAACATCGTCAGCTTGGGCGTCCCGCAAGGCCGCGATGACATTGCCGACTTCATTATCCGCAGTTGCAAGGCCGGACAGACCCTCTTGCGTGTTATGCCGCCCGGAATGAAGTTCACGCCCGATGAAGGCAACATGTCGAACGCCGGCCTCAATATCCCCAAGCCGCCACACAAGCCCGCTACGTAGCTTGCCGGCGATCCGCTGCCCGGCTACCGCCCAGATGGGCATGAGGACGTATGACCAGTCTTTCAGAACCAGTCTCGAATATCCTACTCTGCTTTGCCTTATTTGGCTTCATGCGCGCGACGGTGCTTGTTTACAACGCCATTCGCGGGATATGGAACAAAATTGTGGAGGATTGTTTTTGAGCCCGTACGTAGAGATTGATTACACGAACTGGCGTGGTCACCGGAAAACCTACTTGATCCGTCCGATCGGCGTTCGGTTGGGGACGACGCCGTGGCACACCGAAGCGCAATACCTGTTGAATGCCGAAGTCATCAAAAAAGGTGAGATCGCCCTGTATCGCGAATTTGCGATGAAGGACATTCACAGTTGGGCTCCTAAAGCATGAGCGAGCGCTTCTACATCAGCCAAGATCGCAAGCGCTGTCTTGTCACCCCCGGCGTGCATCCCCTCGGCTCACGACGCTACCTAGTCGAGCAAGGCGTGCTCAAGAGCGAGCAAGACCCCACGTTCGAAGAGGTCATTCACGGCCACGTTGAAGGCTGCCAAATGTACGCCTATTTGGGTGCGAATTTTCAGATGCCAGAGCGCACGGTGGACCTGATTAACGCTCTCAGACTCATTGCGACAAAATTGGAGATTGACCACGGCGAACCGGTGCTGTTTGGTGTAAGGTCAGGACGGCCGGGCAAGAGCCATCAAACAACCTCGCGCCGAATGGAGTTCGTCAAATGTCAAATCTGGTGAAGACCGCCAAGATGGTCATCCTATCCGAGGCGCAGGCTGCGTTCGATGCTTTGATGGCCAAGAAATTCCCAAGCATGGGCTATGCCGCGATCTTCACGCTGGATTACGAGAGCAAGAGCATCGCGGGCGGATGCGGCAACATCGCGCCAGAGACCGCAGCCGACGTGTGGGAAGAGATCACGCGGAACGATGACAATGTGCATTTCACCCCGATTTCAGATTGTCCGCCGAGCATCAATTGACCCTCAAAGGCGCTCACACACTAAGGGATCATCGCTTGCATGAGCGGTGCCGCTGCTTGCTGACGCGCATCGTGTCAGGCCGAAACGACGCCGACCACATATTCGAATTCGTGAAGGCGGAGATCAAGGCGGCACTGGAAACGGACAGCCGCAAGGTGAAGTTCAAGGACGACCCGCCTGCCGCCTATAAGGATTGATTAACCACTACAGAGACTTACACTTGCAAGAGACGTGACAGGTGCTATGTTTGAATTATGGCAACCTTCAACATGCTGCAACCCACGAACCGCCTGCCCGGTCTTGGCAGGCCGCACAAGAACAGCGCCGCACTGGCGATAGCTGGAATGCGCGCCTCAGAGCCCCGTGACTTGGTGGCCGAGCGCAGGCGCTGGATGCGCGATCACTTCGCGACCCGCACGACCCCGGCGACCACTACGGACGCCGCCTGCACGGTGCTCCCATGAGTGAGCATGTCGATCAGATCAAGAAATATCTGACGATGGTGTCCGACTTGATGCCCCCTAGGTTCGATATTCTGTCACCACAACATTTCTTGCTTAGACACGGCGTTGCCTACACCGTCACCGATCAGACTTACCTCGGCCCGCGCGGCCAGCCGAAGCAATGCTACATGAACGCCACGCATGACGCGTTCAGGAACAAAGATCGGCGCTACGTGGAAGGCATGATTACGGTTCACGGCATTCCGATCGACCACGCTTGGACAGTGGACGATAACGGTCAGGTGTTCGACCCGACGATAGAGCCGAACGATTACGTCCACGGCTATTTCGGTGTTCCGTTCAGCACCGCCTATCTCCAGAAGGCGACGCTTTCGAACAAGGTCTACGGTTTAATTGGCTACGCCAGCAAGTCGGCCATCAAGCTTTTGCAAGGCCGCGTCACCGATTGGGGTTTCCCATGCCCGACGTGAGCGACAATAGGTTTCGAACGGTGCGTCGTGGCAATCCGGATATCGTGCCGGGCGAAAACGATACGCCATTCCTTGACCCTTACGTGCAGGATTGGGATAGGAAGTGCAGCCATGAAACTTAACAAATGCTTGATCCCGCACGCTCGCGTGTACGAACTTCATTGCGAAGGCGTGCATCACGTCACGATCGCTGAAGTTGCCGGTGTCACGCGCCCGATGGTTGACATGATCGTGGCGAAGGCTCAAGAATATGAAGCCCTGCCCGCCGACAATTGGCGCAAGCGCGGCTTGAGCACTAGAGCGGTCAATGGCCTTCGAGGAATTTTCGGTCCTGACCAAGTGTCCGATGACGAAATTCGAAAGATTGGTTTCAGAGACCTTTTGCGCTGGCCGAACATCGGCAAGACGGGCGCAGCCGAGATCACGGAAATGATCGGGGGATTTTACTAATGCCTGAGTGCCAGAAAGACCTTGCCGCGCAAGGCAAGCCATATCCCCGTACGTGCGCCGTATGCGGCCTCGGCCCGTGCAGCGTGCATCCGCCCAAGTTGGACGTGACATTGGCCCCACTGGCTTACCCCGTCGTGTGGACAGCCCCCGAAGGCGTCAGTATCGATATTCAGCTTTACCTCACGTCGGACAAGACGCACCTGAACACGCGCATCACTATCGAAGGCGCGCTTCAACTGGCAGCCGGCGAGCATGTATCGGAAGAGGCCCAGAAGGTTTTCCAAGAACCGAACCTCGCCAAGCTTGCCGACGATTGGCGCTTGATGACGCGGGCCGAGATTGCCGCTTACCAGAAGGAAATTCACGCCACCCAGCGCACCGAACAGGCCGCGCTTGCCAAGATGCGGGAAGACGCGCGCGGAGTTCCGTCATGAAAGAGAGCGAAGCCGCTTTGCACGCGGATATCGTCAAGCGTCCCTTCGACGCCCTACAGATTTTGAGGGTGATGGATACGTTCGACTTGGCGCGCCACTGGTTCCAAGTCCACGGCATATCCGCGACCGCCGCAGACATAGTAGCGATGGCGACCCTACTGCTCGACCGCGTAAAATGAGAACGCGCAGCGGCTACAGTTTTGCCGGTGTCCCGATCGAAAAGATGACGGTCAAAGAGATCAAAGACGCGTTGGCTTATTACGCCGATTGCGAAGACTTGATCGCGAAAAGTCCCCAAGCAACGATCATCGGGGCCGAAGGCATTTCCGCGCACAAGGCGTTGCTGTTTGCCGAATTGGAAGTCAGGAAGCTGATATGAGCCTAGAAAATCTGACCGACACGCATTTGGGCATTCTGACGCATAGCCTCGGCCTACAAGGCAAGATCAGAACCTCGCATCGCAACTTCTTTTGCGCCTCGCCCGGCCACGATTGCGTCCCATTGATCGAAGAGTTGATCGAAATGGGCCTCATGCGCGCGAGTCACAAAATCAACGATCAGAAGGATACGGTTTACGTCGTGACGCCGGCCGGCATAGACGTTGCAGCCCTGAAATTGAAGGCGATCGACCTTCAAGCGAAGCAATTGGCAGACGAGAAGCGTGCTTTGCGTCGCAGCAAGCGGCTTGACAAATCCCTTGAATAGGCCAGAGTGGTCAATTCGAAGAGGAACACTGACATGCTCCGCTGGATACCGATCGGCCTAATCGCCAACGTTCTTTCAATCGTTCTATGGGCCACGCCCTCCCTAGCCGTCAAAAGCATCGGAGTTTCCGATGGCGGCACCACCATGGACAAGGTGTTCATTCAGGACGCGTCGCAAGACCCGATCATGAAGGCTTGTCTGCCTGTCGCCACGGTCGAGCAGATTTTCAAAGAGGCCGCAGACTACAGCCACGGCGCGCTGCTCATTATCAGCGGCGACAAAGCCAAGAAGTTTATGGCCGTCGTCAACGCCATCCCGCCCAAGACGGACCTTCATGCAGATCAGGTGTTCATCAGCATATCGGAAGACCCGAAGTATCCGAATGCGCTGGTTCGCTTTGTCGTCAAGGGCGTATCGTGCGGAACCGGCGTCGTGCCGGCCAAGACCGTGCTGGCGAACCTCAAGACGGCCTTCCAGAAGTTGGTCAAGGGTCAGCCCTCCGCGCCCGTCGTGCCGCCTGTCACAATGATCCCGCCGACGCCCCCGGACGGCCCTGCCCACTCGCCGCTTGATCCTCGCTTTGACGCGCATCCCGACGTGCCGGGCGAGACAGCGCCAAAATCCGACAGCGAGCATGAAGGGCATGTGAAGCCTTGGGACAACGCAATCTGATTGGACTTCGATATGATGGGCCACCGATGCTTCGTGCAGCATTTCGTTCTTTGTCTTGCGCTCTTGGTGGCCGTTTGCTTTGGTTGGTTCCAAGGCATTTTACAAGAGACGTGGCGCACGGATTTGTCCTACACGACTTCGATTATCGCGGGATACGTGCTCGTTTCGGCCTTCTTATTGGGCTGGCAATCTTGGCGAGTTGCTTCGGATACGCAGCCCTATTGGGCGATTTACGCCATGGGCGTGCTGCCGTTGTGGGGCATCCTCGGGACGACCACGGGATTACGGATAAACATAGTGGCTTTGAGCCTAGGTTCATCCGGTCTTACTCCACTCGGTACATCTATCGTGACGATACAGGCCGGGGCGATTGGGTTGATTATCGTCTCAACCCTCGTATTTAATTTGGATTGGGGCGCGCGCCACGCGGCCCGCGTATGATTGATCGACGCCAGTTCCTTGAGCGCATAGGCTGGATTGCGCTTGTCGATTATCTGCTCGCCCAGCAAGCCGTCCTGATAAATCAGGTCGCGCCAAAGGACCAAGCGGCCGGCCTCAAGATCACCGCCGAATACGTCATCACCGCAGAGTGGTCTATGGACTATGACGCGGACGTGGATTTGCACGTCATTATCCCCGACAGCAGTTCCTTGGACAAGTCGGGTCAGACCGACGTTTGGTACAACGCCCGTGAGTCCCACGGCGTCAGCCTTGACCACGATTGCAAGGGCTGGGTGGACTCGAAGCACTTCGTTGACGACCGCGACGGCGCGGGCAACGGCAAGAGCACAGAGATTGACGACCTTACCCAAAAGGAAATGACCACGATCCGAGGCAAGCTGCCCGGTCGCTTCGACGTGGGCGTTCACATGTTCAAGTTTCACCGCAACGGCCAAGACGTGGCGGACAATGACCGCGACTTGAAATGCCCGGTCCGCGTGGAGGTCATCAAGCTCAACCCCAAGGTGGAGACGATTTTCTCGCAAGAGGTCATTCTTGTTCACCAGAAACAGTGCATCAACGTCGTCAGTTTCGACCTCGATAACCAAGGCAACTGCACCCTTGCCGACCCGCCGCTCATGCTGGTCACGAGCCATGTTTTTGACGCATCGGGAAGCATGAAATGAGCAACTTCGCACCGTTCGTCTCAACCTTTGGTCTGTATGTGGCTGCGGTGGCTCTTGTCGCCGCGTGGCTTTTCCGCACAACGAACGCCCCTGTCCACACGAAGCTGTCGCTGCCTATATTGCTGGTTGGCCTTGCCGGCCTGACTACGTTCCGCGTGCCGCTTATGATGGGCTTGCCGGTAGAGACGACAATCGCGGCCATGCCGGACGAAGTTCAGTTGGTCGCTTTTTGGCCCGATGGGAAGAAGAAGGTTGACTTGTGGGTTTTCCCAAGCGACGGTCGAGTGCGCGCCTACAAGGTGGACTTGACGCCTTCCCTTCAAAAGCTCTTGACAGAAGCCAGAGAGCTTTTGGCTGACGGCATTCCTGTTCACTTGAAACTGGCCGATATACCAAAGGTCACGGGAGGCGACGGCAACGATTACGGCACGCTCCACTTCGGCGGAGAGAACACGGGCGGCGATTATGTGATCCTGCCCAACACGGTGAGGGTAGCGCCAGACAAATGAGGGACGCCATGGGAACGGCTCATGTTGAAATGCACCCGAACCTCTTGGCCGCGATTGCCGAGCCGCCTTTCTCTGACCTAATTCGTGTCCATAGCAAGAGCTTGGTCGAGACGGAGATTTGGCTTGTGCTCGTTTCAAGCCCGCTCTTGGCAAAAGGCTATCAGGGTCAGAAGTCGCTTGTGCTCGGCAACGGCAAGCTGCGCTTCGTGACTTACACCGATGGCGACATAGGCGCTGGCCGCAATCCCTCGATATGATTTGCAACTAGTTGCACAAAAGTTTCGCTTGCAAACTCAAACCAATCGTTCATAGTCGCCTTTCGCAACAGGAGGTTGCCTTGGATGGCAATCGGCAAGTTCATGTGCTCAAAGGGACATTACGTGTCCAGCGCTCACGCGCGCGACGGGACGTGTCCTATGTGCGCTGCGCGAGACGCCGCTATTGCGCGGGCCGACGAAGCCGCGAAGAAGCGTGAGCTTGACCGTAGGTTGAAACTCGCCCGTGAGGAAGACCATGAAGCTATTCAACGCAATCAGTGAATTGGTAATCGCGATCCTCGGCCTAGTGCTCATGACTTTGATGTTCGTGGGCGCGACGCTAACCGCCGTGGCGTTTGTTTGGCCGATCATCATCCTGAGAGACCTATTCGGGTAGAAGAAGCCGTGAGCATCGTTCACATAGACGTTAATATCGACACGGCCGTAAGAGACGAACTTGCGTTCCGCGCGCGCCGCGCCGGCATTCTGCTTGTCCCCTACATCGCGGACTTGCTGACGTGTCATGCGCTCGAAGCACAGAACCCGCTCAGCCGCATGGTTCCGCGCTATGTCGAAGCAACCTATGTCGAAGCAACCTTGATCGACGGCCCGAGCCAGCAAGAGACAGGCCGACCAGCCTTCAACCCATCTGATAAAACCGCAATCGTTACACTCATGGATGGAAACCTCACCGAAGAGCAGCACACGCGTACCCCCGAAGAGATTGCCGCCGATCGCGACGAAATGGAGCGTAGAGCCCGCGAAGAGCCCGGCCGAGACGCAGAAGAAGCGATCGTGACCGAATACGCCCATCGCATCATCGAGGCCGCCATGCCCGCTATAGAGGCCATGGTGATGAAGCTGGCTCGACAACACACCGCCAAAGCTTTCGCCGCGCATATCGACGCGCTCAAAACCTACCTCGGGAGCACCCACGATGCCTGAACTGACTGAAAGCGAGAAACTGGCGTGGGAATGCGGGTTCGATGCTTATCTGTCGGGACGCTCAGAAACGTCAAACCCCTATGACGACCAGTCCGACGAATTCGCGAGTTGGAACGATGGCTGGTTGGAGTGCCAATTGGAGAACGGGTGATGGTCGAAGACAAAGAGTGGATGCTTGATCCCTATACCAAGGGCTACAAGGCGCATAAGCGCGGCAAGACCAAGCGCGACAACCCGTTTCGAGACCGCATCGAAACGTCAGAAGACTCGGCCGAATGGGACGAAGGTTTCGACGCCTCGATAGCCGACGCGAAGCCGCTGGACCCGACCGATGATTAGCTTTCTGCGCCGGCTTTGCTGGCACGACTGGCGCGGTATCCCAATCGGCTTTGGATGCTGGGCCGAGCGGTGTTTCAAGTGCGGTAAAACGCGAAGCGGCAGCAACCGGAACTGAGCAATGGTCAGATATTTCATCGCGGAATACGCGGGCCCCGAGTGGGCGGACGGAACGCGCATGTACCAAAACCGATTTTGGGAAACCTATGTCCTGTTCGCCGGGCAATGGGTGATGGTCTCACGCGAGCCTTACACGGGGCAAGACCTGAAATGACCGTTTTCATTGACGACATGTTCAAATATCCGATGGGGCGGTTCGGCCGCATGAAAATGTCCCACATGGTCGCGACCACGGAAGAAGAGCTTCACGCGATGGCCGACAAGATCGGCGTCCAGCGCAAGTGGTATCAAGGCGACCATTACGATGTTGCTCAGAAGATGCGGAACCGTGCTATCGAAAAAGGCGCTGTTGCCGTGACGATGCGACAACTCGGAACAATGGTTGCATGTCGAAGGCGAACAGGTATACTGCCAGAACCAATTACGGAACACTCTCAACAGCGGTTTGCGCGAGCCGTCATCCGGCCCCCGCCGCTCGAGACTGGACCGAAAGAAGAACCCCCGCCAGAATGAGTTTGGCGGGCGTATAAGGGAGAATTAAAGTGTCCGACGAAACAGTCACGTCTATCCGGTTGTTTTTGAAGCCGGTCAATACCAATCAGGTGTTCGAAGCCCTGCAAACGCTTATTGCGAAAGGCATCGTCACCTACAAGTTCGGGGGATCAGAGAAGAAGGGCGGCTCTGTCAGCGGCAGGCGCAATCGCCCGCTGTCCGAACGCTATGCTTGCAACATTGCGGTCTTCGACTTGTTCGAAGCTGCCGGCGTAGAGGTTATCAGCATCCACGAAGCCAGAAAGTGTCTTGCGCGCAAGGGCTTGGACGCTAAGGGTATCGGCACGAACGCCGCCCAGACCGCGATCGATTTCTGGCTCAAGAAAGGCTGGGTGGTTCGTACCGGAACCAAAGGCATGTACAAGCGCGCGCATGAGGGCAAGTTCGCCTTGGTCGCGGATGGCGAGGCGGTTGCGGCGGTTGAGCAAGTGCCGTCCGAAGACCCCGACGCGTCGCTCAACGGCACCGAACCTTTCATCGCCAAGCTGTCGGACATGCACGCTTGAAGCTGCTACGCAGAAAGGACGCCCCGCAGCCGAGGCCGATTGAAGAGTTGGCCCCGACTGCGGAGATTGCCGTCCCGGTTCACCGCAACCACGCGCGCGAAGGCGTTGACGTTGGGGCGCTGCCAGAGCCTATCCAATGCGCCCATTGCGGCCAGTGGTACTTGAAGCCGACGTGCAACCTAGAGACGCGCGGCGACTGCCAGAATTACAAGCACGTACTCAAGAAACGCAACCTTCCCGCTCCCAAGGTACGAGAAAGTTAGAAAATGCAGACGATCGATTTTTCGACAGTTCCACCGCAGGCTCTCGCGGAGCTGAACCGCCAAGGGGAAGCTTGTCTCCAAGGCACCGTGCAATTGGCGATCGCCAATGACCAGCGCGCCGTTACACTAACCGGAATGTTTGGGGCGGCCGCCGGCGCCCTCGCCGCTCTTGTGGGCGCGCTCGTCGCGGCAACTCACGAGCCTTCTCTTGCACTTTTCTGGGCGATTGGCGCCGCCGCTGCTTTGCTGTTCCTTGCCGCGATCCTCTGCGCAATATCCGCGAAACCTGCAGACTTCTTCGTCAACGGATACGAGCCTCGGCTGCTCGCTCAGGGGTGCGCTGGCGAAGACCTAACCCCAATCCTGCGGGCAGCGCTTGAGGACGTTCAGAATCGCATCGATCGCAATCGCGCGGCCCTTGTGCGATCAGCACGAGTGCTCACGTCCGCGCTTTGGATAGGAGGCGCCGCGCTGCCGATCGCTGTCGTCGCATTCACCGTTTTATCGGTATGTCTCCGCCCTTCTTGAACGGCGTGCTTGGGGGCACGCGCGGCGGCGCTGTCGCGACCCGCCAATATAGAAGGTTTCAAGAGGCCATACGAATGACCAGCTACCGCGCCAAAGACATGATCGTCACCTATGAAATGCTCGAATTGGGCAGGACGCCGGGCGGCGCGCTTAAGTGCCGCATGAACGATAACCAGTTCGGTGTCCATTTTCTGCCACTGTCGCAAATCGACATAGAGCCAGTCAGTGGTTGCGTCGTGCGCGTCACGATGCCCTGTTGGCTTGCGGAAGAGAAAGGTCTAGCGTAAGGTCTCGAAAGGCTTAGCCTTCGAGGTCTACCGTGGCCGACAACTACCTAATCGAGGACGCCAATGGCGTCCAGATTGCCCTTGCGGCCGAGCTTATCGGGGCTGACCCGGCAACCGGCTTGCCTCTGTACGCCCTAAAGATGGTGCTGGACGTCGGCAAGGGTACGAGCCGCGTCGCCACCCTGCAACGCGTAACGAACGCTGCCACGCTGCCCGCTGGGGCCGTCACTACCGCCATTGCTAACGTGGGATCGAATGTTGCCGTGGTAGCGGGCGCAAATCTCAATCCCGGAGAAGCTGTCGAATGGGATGCCCCGGCTGGCGACACGCTGGGCGCAATCGTCTATGACGCTACCGGAAGCGGCGGAACCACTCTTTTGATTGAGGTTTTGACGTGAGCCTGACGATCGTTCCCCCGCTGAGCCGCTTGCCGGACGTGAATATCACCGAAGGGGCGGGGATAGACGGTTATGGCCTAATCTGGAATAATTCGACCAAGAAGTGGATTGCCTCGGCCACTGGCGGTGGCGGCGGAGGCGCAACCACGCTTCAACAGCTTACCGACGTGCAAGTCACCGAAGGCATTTCTATCGACGGCTACGCTTTGACGTGGAACAATACCGCGTCCAGATGGGAAGCCACGCTATTGGCTCCCTCGGCTTTCACGGATACAACCGACGCTTCGAACATCACGTCGGGCACGCTCCCGGCTGCTCAATTGCCGCCCCTAGTGTCCCTACCGTTGCAGGCCGCCCTAGGAGGGGTGTGAAATGTCATTCACCCAGAACTCTATCCCCACCTTCCCGAAGCAGCCGCAAGCCGGCCGCGTCATCATCACCGTTGCTGAGACCACGGCCCCGCAGACGCTTTACACCGCTGGCGCGAATGGCTCAAAGATCATGGGCATGTGGGCGTCGGGCCTCAACTCTTCGATCGGGAACATTCAGGTCTCGATTACGAACTCGGCCGTCCAGTACAACATGTGGGTTGTGGCGATCCCGATCACGTCAGGTCAGGCCGCCGTTACGCCCGCGTCCGTCAACCTCATGAACGCGGTGGACGCTGTTGGCTTGCCAGTGGACAATGACGGCAACCCATTCTTCTACATGATCTCTGGCGACACGCTGACGGTGAACGCAGTTGCCACGCTGGTTGGCGGTAACGTCACGGTTCATTGCATCGCGTCCGACTTCTAAGGACTCTGAGAAATGGCCGATTTCGCTCCAAATCCCGGCTCGCGCACGGGCAAAGGCTACGGAAGCAAGCGTATCGGCACGCTGCAAAACCTTGGCGACGTGGAGTTCAGCGACGCCGCCATATCCAACGGCTACGCGCTGGTTTGGAACAGCACGACGCAGCGCTGGACCACAGGCGCGGTCGCCTCGGCGCTTTCGTCCTTGTCCGACGTGACGGTTTCCGAAGGCGCGGGCATAGACACGTTCCTGCTCTATTGGAACAATGGCGCGAGCAAATGGGAGGCGAAAGCCTTTTCGTTCGGCAATATCTCTGGCTCCGTCGCCGCTGGTCAGATGCCCGCTCTCACGGGCGATATCACGACCCCGGCCGGCGCGGTTGCGACCACGTTGGCGACCGTCAATGGGAGCCCAAGCAGCTATGGTGCGGCCGACCACACCCTTGAGGCGACCGTCAACGCCAAGGGCCTTATCACTTCCCTGTCATCGGTCGCGATTGCCATCGCGGCAGGCGCAGTCTCGGGCTTGGCGATCCAGCTTTCCGTGGCCGGCATAAACGCTCAGACGGCCAGCTACGTGCTTGTCCTTGGCGACGCCGGCAAGCTTGTTCAGATGAACGTGGGCTCGGCCAACAATTTGACCGTCCCCCTCAATGCGACCGTCGCTTTCCCGATCGGAACCGTCATTGACGTTGAAATGATCGGCGCTGGCGTGACCACGATAGTTGCGACCGGTGGCGTGACCATAAATTCAGCGAACGGATTGGTCTTCAAGACTCAGTTCCAGCAAGGCAGATTGACGAAAAGCGCGTCTGACGTTTGGGAATTCACCCTTGAAGTTCCGTTGCTTGCCGCCTCGGCCACGACCGACACGACCAACGCCTCGAATATTTCGTCCGGCACGCTACCGGCCGCCCGCTTGCCCAATCCCGGCTCTTCGTCGCTCGGCGGCGTGGAGAGCATCGCGTTTTCGTCGTACAATTGGATTTCCTATATCGACACGTCCGGCGTGCCACATTTGGCTCAGCCAGCTTTCACCGATATCTCGGGAATTGCCACGTCTGCCCAGCTTCCTAACCCGGTTGTGGCGGCGTCCGATTTGTCCGCATACGCTACTCTGGGCGGCGTGTAAGGACTTCCCCAAATGGCTGACTTCGCGCCAAATCCGGGAAGCCGCAGCGGGCACGGAAAGAACAACCGTCAGAACCCGGCTACCGGCGCAGGCGCGACCACGCTTCACGCGTTGACCGATGTTAACGTGACCGAAGGGTCCGGCATAGACACGCAATTGCTGTCTTGGAACCAAGCGACCTCAAAATGGGTAGCAACGGCCCCAGAAGTAACGATCACGCAACAGACGGGCAGCTATCAGTTCGTCCTTACCGACGCGAACACTTGGGTTAGGGCAAACAAGGCTTCGCCGCTCACTTTTACCATTCCGGCAAACGCCACGGTGGCTTTCGTCATCGGCACCACCATCATCATGGATCAGATGGGCGCTGGCGCTTTGACCGTGGCGGCTGGCGCTGGCGTCACGCTTGAGAACGCGGCAGCATCAGCAACCACCACCACGCAGTACTCGATGGTGTCGATTACGAAGGTAGACACCGATACGTGGGTTTTGGGCGGAACCGAAGGTCTCGCACTGTCCGGTTTGTCCGACGTGAACGTGACCGAAGCTACGGCGATAAATGGCTATTCGCTGGTTTGGAACCAAGCCACGTTGAAGTGGATAGCGGCCGGCGCGTGGGAAAACCTTGCTGACGGCGCTGGAATTGATTGCGGGCGCATTCAAGACGCAGCTTCGATGATTGACGATTGGGGCACGCTAACGGACGGCAAGGTTTTCCCAC